GGTACGTTCACTGGCAAGAGAGCCAAGAAGGCCTCAGAGACGTACAGACCTCGTGTAGAGCTGTTTATACACGATGGCAAAGGCAACGTTCTAGCTAACAGGTCCGACAAAGGCTGGCAGTTCCCCGGCGGCGGCATAGAAGAAGGCCAAGACATCTTCGAGGCAGCCCGAAGGGAGGCTCTAGAAGAGGCCGGATACAAAATAAAGGGCCCCAAGACCCTCGGCAACGAGGCTTCAATGGTTCCTTGGCCCGAATGGTACAAAGAAGTAGCACGGAGCAAGGGCAGAGGGCAGTACGAGGGCCAGAAGACCCACGCCATAGTCGCTCAGGTCGGCAAAAAGGACAACAAGCTCTACGGGTCAGAGGGAGACGCTCTGACCAAGCTCAAGTTTGTGCCCTTGAAGAAGCTTATAAGGGACGGAGAGAAGAGAGTATCTCCTGACCATGACGATATAGTCACTAATACCGGCGAAGTCATACCTGGGTTCGCTGTTTTTAGCCGCGACACCCTAAAGCACCTCAAGAATCTCGAGCAGGAATTAGCGGGCAAAAAAACCGCAGCTGATTTTAGCCTGATTTCGGTGGCTAAAGACCTGCGCAAGACTGCGGGCGTCTACGACCTGTCCGTACGTGGATCCAATACCAAAGAAGCAGGGTTTAACCCCTTTTCTTTCTTAACTAAGAGAATGGCCAGCGGCAAGGCTCTTACTACCAGACGTGAATTTATAGGCGACGCCTTAACTAATGCTGGTATGACTGCCGCAACTACTGGACAGGCTGTTACTGGTGGTCGCAGGCCCAGCGTCTTGGGCAAAGCTTTGTCCATATTCACTGGGGCAGACTCCCCGATGAAGATTACGCGACGAGACGCTATAGGGGACTTAGCTATAAGACTCGGGTTATATCAAAAGTCACGGCAGCTACCTGTGGGCCTAGCAGGACAGAAGCCAGGCAGCGCCCTCGGTCAAGTGGCGTCTGTGGCGGGCAACAAAATGGACGAAGTAGTTTCCAGAAGAGATTTCTTTCGGAATATGGGGGGATCAGCTATGCTAGCAGCCGCTAGCTCCAGAGGACCAGCCATACAGAAGCTTGTGGATAGCCGTCAGATAACCGACAAGATACTTAGCCCAGCCCAGATGGTATCTGGCGTATCGCAGTACGGTGGCCTAGGCACGTTGGCCGAGGGGGCCAAGGCCATGAGCAAGCACCCTGGTGATATTCTAGGAGCCGCTTCGTCTCTAGCACCGTTGGTCACAAAGAATGCCCCTGAGTGGTTCCTGAAGAATCCCAATAACCCAGTTAAGAATATTGTAGCAGGGCTAGCCTAATTGCCCTACGCCTTAAATACCCTTACTATTTCCGTAGCTCTTATCTAGGACTGTCCAATGAACCCAATGCTAAAGATAGCCTACGACTACGGCTGCCAGATGGCTGTAGCAGACTTTGAGAAGACTGCAGGATCTACATTGAACCGCGTGTTCTCAGACCTATCAGGTGCCGCAGGAGCGGGTATAACTGGAGCTCTGTCAGGAGCATCCGGAGGAGCGCTAAGTGCCGCCCTTAATGACCCGTCCCTAGACGGAGATGATCTGCTAAGGAGCATGCTAATCGGAGCAGGCGGCGGAGCTGTTACTGGATCACTTGGTACAGCCTTACAGAAGAGACTGCGAGGGGCCGACATAGACGACAGTCTAGTTGAGTATGATCAAGCTGCGTCCTTGTTAAATAATAGAAGGGCACTAGATAGAGCCCACGCTGCGCACATAGCCTCTACTGTTAGAGATCTGCAGGACGAGCTTGCGCTTCTGCGTAGACAACCCCCTGGCGCAGCAAGAGCGTTCAAAAGAAACGCAATTCTATCTAATATAGATGCCATAAAGAACGAGCCTACTAGCGTGTTTGGGGCTAACAAGTTCAACAATGCTGAGAGCACGCTGTCCAGCGATATCTCAAACAACAAGACTAGAGCCCTAGCCTCGGTCCTACTACCGGGAGGGCTAGGATCTCTTGGTGGGTATGGCTTGAATGAGTTAGTCGAGGAATAAAGGAACGCTGGTATGAACCCAATGCTAAAGATAGCCTACGACTACGGCTGCCATAAAGCCGTAGAAGACTTTGAGAAGAGTGCCGGAACCTCAGGCCTGATTGCGGGAGCTCTCAAAGGAGGAACCATAGGCGCCATTGGCGCGGGATTAACTGCAGAAAGAGAAGACCGTCTAAAAAGACTGCTTATTGGAGCTGCTGGAGGAGCCCTGTTGGGAGGGGCCATTGGAAACAGACCTGAGGATGCTTTAGATTTTATGAATTCTATCCCAGACATACCAATATGGGCCCTATAATGAACCCAATGCTAAAGATAGCCTACGACTACGGTTGCAGGCTGGCTGTCGAAGAGATGACCAAGCAGGCCTCTAGGCTAGAGACCAAGGCCCTGGACTTTTTGACGGACTCCTTAGGCGCCGGCGTGGTAGGCGGAGTTGGCGGAGGAGTTGCCGGCTTATTAAATTCCGATGAAGACAGCAGACTAAGCGGCCTACTGTCAGGCGCGGCCGGAGGAGCGGCTCTTGGGTCTCTATCTAGACTAGGACAAAAGGCCGTTATGGGCCCGGATATGTCCTCAAAACTAGATGATCTAAGGGCGTCCAAAGCATTGCCTGCCGGTACTCTAAAAGACAATGAGATACAGAGCATAATAGATAAGAGGAAGGCCCACCTACGAGACCTGCAAGCGTCTTTGTACGTGGCTAACCAGGCTACTAGCCAACATCATCTTAGAGAAATGGCTAACGCCAGAAGAAACAAAGCTTTAGCTCATAGAGAAGACTGGCACCGCACTCTTCTAGATGACACTAGAAGACGTAACACAGAACTCTCAGATTCTGTAGACGACGCCCTAAACTCTCCTGACCTGGACAATATCCTGAGAGACCCTGACGCCTTTTCTAGGATAGTAAATAAGCCCGTTTTGGAGCACATTAGGACTAGGCCAGGAATAGTCTCGCCGTCGCTATCAAACAGGCTAAGAGACCCTGATGCCGTACTTGGCGACGCCATCCCACTAAGGGATCTTACCGGCATGTCTGACAAGGAGTACTCTAAGTTCCTCCAGGAGCCCAGCAGGTATGAGCTCGCTGAAGCCATGTCTAGAAACCCCCTAAGAGCAGCCGCAGCAGGGTACGCTCCCGTTTTAAGCGGAGTACTTGGCGGACTGGGCGGCTCTGAAGCAGCAGACTATATGGAGAATAACTAAATGAACCCAATGCTAAAGATAGCCTACGACTATGGCTGCCAGATGGCTGTAGAAGACTTTGAGAAGAGCGCCGACTGGAAGAGCAGCCTAGGTAAATTTGTATATAAAAATCCCTTCGCAGTCACCGGGGCCTCGTACGGAGGATTGGGTGGAGGTATTGCTGGGGCCATGAACGCCGAAGAAGGGCATGGTCTTAGGGGCTTTCTAGCCGGAGCAGCTGGAGGATCCTTGCTGGGCGCGGCTGGTGGAAAGCTCTCCCAGAGATTTATGGACCCTAAGTCCCTTTCAAAAATGCGACGAGCCGCTCAGGTGGCCAGGAATGAGATGTCTGGTAAGGGGGGACTCAAAGCGGTACCAGTTAGATCATCTACAGGTGGTCCGCCTGGAGTACGGATGGAAAACTTTGACGACCGTATGAGTAATATTTTCAAAACCAGGCAAGACCAGGTCAATGCGCTTAAAACCTACGGATTAGGGGCTGGAGCCGCTCTGACCGCCGGAGTCGCAGGAGGTCTAGGAGCAGGAGCCCTATCAGGAGCTAACGACAAGCCCTGGTACCAGCGCATGAACCCCTTCGGCTGAGAGTACCTATTATGAACCCAATGCTAAAGATAGCCTACGACTACGGCTGCCAGAGAGCTGTAGAAGACCTTGAGAAGGCCGCTGGGATATCCCCTGCATTGTTCCGTCCGGCGGTCGGTGCCCTGGCAGGAGGGGCTATTGGGTCTGCAGCCTCTGGAGAAGGAAATAGGCTAAAAGGCCTATTGTACGGAGCAGGTGCCGGAGTTGGGGCAGGAGTAATTGCCCATCGAATAAGGAGCGGGGAAAAAGCGCGTGAGATAATAGGCGACGTCATCGACGCCATCCCCGACGTTATATAGCCAGGCTAGCTGAGCATAAAACTACCGACCCCGGCTAATAGTAACTACTATTCTGTAGTACTTTTACCGGGGTCGGGGCTCTGAGTGGACCAGCTAGCTTTACTACATAGTCTCCGTAAGTTCGCAGCTGAGACAGCTACGAAGGCTGACCCAGAGAAGTGGGAGCAGGCCAAGAGAGACGCAGTAGCCTCAATGGGTGGCAAGCACTCAGCTAGGGCTATGCAGCAAGCCGTCAGACTCTACAAAGAGCGTGGCGGTGAGTACAAGGGCAAGAAGCCCTCTAGCTCAGATAACTCTCTAAAGAAGTGGACCAAGCAGGAGTGGCAGACCAGGCCTGGCACCCCTGAAAAAGCGGAGAGAAAAGACGGGTCTACTTCTAGATACCTGCCAAAAGAGAAGTGGGAGTCGCTCTCAAAGAGCGAACAGGTAGCCACTGACAAGAAGAAGCTCAAGTCGGACGAGCAGTACGTATCTAATACTAGAGCCGCTAAGGTCAAGTCTGATGCGGACTACTATGACAAGAAGGCCAGCCTAGACAGGCTTAGAGCAGCTCTTCTAAACCATGGCCCCGCCAAGTCAGCGAGTTACGACGAGGATAGCCTTAACCGACTTAAGATAGCCCTCTATAACAGGCACGGCACTAAGACCTCCGACTTTTTTTCTACGGCCTTTAACACTGCCAAAAAATTTGTTCAAAACCCTATAGTTAGAGACTTTGGGAAAGGCGCCCTGAAAGGCGGAGTGGTAGCCGGGCCCGCTGGAGCTCTGACTTCTGGGGCTACTAATGCGGCCTTAGGCGTCACCGCTAGAGCAGCTCGAGGAAGAATGGCGGCAATTGAGGCTAGAAACGCCGCAAATACAGCGGCGTATAATACAGCGCAGAGAACTGCCAGGCCCGTCACAAAGACAGTTACAAGGGTAAATACTACACAGGCAGTACCCGGGTTCAGACCAGGCAATGCTCCTAGTAACGTCGCTGCTAGATACCCCAATTCCCCAACTGTAGTTAGTACGTCTAGAGTACGAGTCCCATCTACAGGGGTTGCGCCCCCAAGAATAGAGCAGCCAAGCTGGGTGACGCGAAATTTAGCCAAGCTAGATTCAAAGGGCGTTACTAGAACATCAGATTTAACTGACCTTGCTGGAGCAATATTATAATGAAGCACGAAAGACTAAGAAGAGCCCTGTACAACCATGGACAGCTTAAGATGGCCATGGACAAAGAGGCCTTTTCAGTTATGCAAGGCCTTGGTATGTTATCCCAGTCTCCCCTTCTCCAGAGGTTTGGAATAAAGGGTATTGGAGCCGCCCGCAGGGGAGCCTCGGTAACAGCAGACGCCGCCCGCAGAGGAGCCTCGGTAACAGCAGACGCCGCCCGCAGGGGAGCCTCGGTAACAGCAGACGCCGCTAGAAAAGGCGGCAGGCTGGCCAAGGACGTTTACACTGGAGCTGTTATAAGAGCCCCTGAGATGGCTGCCCACTACTCCAACCCTGCTGTATATAACGCACTAGGGGGTACCCCGCTGTCGGCCGCTGGAGCCGTAGCTGGAAAGGCGGGGCTATCCTCACTGTCAGATGCTCTTAGAGCTAGAGGATTAAAGGGCCCTAGCGATGCCGCACTAAAAGCGTACAAAGGCGTGAAGGGCTTAACCAGCGATACATACACTGTAGCTAGTCCAGTAATAAAGTCACTATTTAATTAATCAGGAACAAAAATGGCCATCATATACGACGGGCTTATAGGCGGTTTTAGGGAAGTAGCCTCAATAGGAGGACTGCTGCCTATAAACTTTGTTAGACTGGCCAGCACTATAAATCTGGGGGCTACTTACAGCTCACTGGACCATAGCCTTACGGGAACTGCAAATGGCCTGCTAGCCTTGGACGGGATAGAAGTAGCCGTAAGCAACAGAGTCCTGATTAAGAACCAGGACAACAGAGCCTACAACGGCATTTACGTAGTATCCGACACAGGGTCCCCCTCCACGCCGTTTATTCTTGTTAGGGCTCCGGACATGGACACCTCTAACGAGCTAACCAGCCGGGAGGCCATAGTAGTAACAGAGGGAGTAGTTAACAGCTCTGCTGGACTGCAGCTAACCGTAGAGGGTGAAATACAAATAGGCGTAACCGGGCTTAGGTTTACGCCTTTTGTAGGCAGCACTGTAGATATTAGTAATGACGCTCTAAACGCAATTGAGTTTTCTAACGCTCCTACCCAGTTAAACCCCTTCGCCACTCTCGCAGACCTCACAGGGGGCGGAGGTGTATGGAACTTCACGGGAGCGTACAGCGCGTCTACGTCTTACGCTGTTGGTGACGTAGCCACGTACCTAGGCGAGTCCTGGTACCGCACGGATGATCACGGTGGGGCACTAGGAGACACACCTACTACTGGATCTGCCTACTGGGAGCTGGTAGCTCAGAAGGGTGAGCAGGGTATACAGGGCGTCCAAGGCATTCAAGGCATTCAAGGCGAGCAAGGTCTGCAAGGTATCCAAGGTATCCAAGGCGAGCAGGGTTCGCAAGGTATCCAAGGCGAGCAGGGCATACAGGGCACACAAGGCCCTGCCGGCAACTCTTTCGACCTCAAGGGAACCAAGGCGCTCATCTCCGACCTTCCGACGTCCGGCCAAGAGATTGGTGACGCTTGGGTTGTGACGGAGAACGGCGGGCACCTCTGGGTCTACTCTGAGGCGTTGGAGTGGGTCGACGCCGGCCAGATCGTCGGGCCGCAGGGCATACAAGGAGAGCAGGGTATACAGGGCATACAAGGAGAGCAGGGTATACAGGGCCTGCAGGGTATCCAAGGCAACCAAGGCAACCAAGGCAACCAAGGCAACCAAGGCAACCAAGGCATACCCTCTCCGGATTATGCCTATTCAGTCGGACCCCTTGGTTCAGGAGCTCGATTCACTTCGATTCAGACGGCGATAAATCAGGCTGTGACGGATGGGGTGAGTGCCACCGTTTACATCATGCCTGGCAGTTACACCGAAAATGTAACGCTTGCTCAGGGCATTACGTTGTTCGGCAATTCTGGCGTTGATCGTGGGATTACGATCAACGGTTCGGTGACGTGCAATATCGGCTCTGTCGGTGTGTCCCGCCCCCAAAGAATCTCGGCTCTCGTCAATCTTTATATTGACGCGACGGGCGGCACTTACGCGGTTGATTTCACGGGTTCTAACCCGCAAGAACTTCGTATCACGAACTGTTATTTGGCTGGCGGTGCGACGGGCTCGGCGGGCGCGCTTCGTATGAACAATACGGGCGTAGACGGTTCGGGTTTAGTTTCAATCGTTTTGGCAGATAGCGTTCTGTTGCTAAACACGGGCACGAATACCGCGACCCCTTTCGTGCAATCATCGGGCAACTTAGCCGTTCGCGGTCGATTTGAAGTCAGTGCCGCGACGGGCAACACGGTCGCTATCGCTTGGTCGGGTAGTGCCATCGCGTACATGGCTTCGCCAAACTTCTTCGTGACGGGTTTAATCACGGCGAGTTCGACGGGCCTCATCGCCCTTCTCTTGGCTACGATTTCAACGGGTGGTGGGGCAGCGATTACGCAAAACGGTTCGGGCGTGATGACGCTCGGCACAGTCGGTATTTCCGCTTCCGCTGCATCCGTGACGACCATGATACAGGGCGCAGGTGCTTTTCTTTATGCGCCTGCGTCTTTGTCCGCGATTAATTACAACGGTGTTTTGCTCGCGGCTACTTTGAATGCTGGTGCAGGGCCATTAGCCGTTCGTCCGGGCTTCGACTATGGGACGTCCGGCCAATACTTAGTCTCGCAAGGCGCGGGCCTTACCCCGACTTGGACTTCGGTCTCTCCTGGCGCTGACGGGGCCGATGGGGCATCGGCTTACGAGGTTGCTGTTGCCAACGGTTTCGTTGGAGACGAGGCAGCGTGGCTTGCTTCACTCGTTGGCGCACCCGGCGCTCCAGGAGCAGACGGAGCAGACGGCGCTGACGCCCTCTGGAACTTCCGTGGCGCTTATGGAGGCGGAGACCCCTACGCTATTGGCGATGTTGCCACCTACGATGGCGAGACCTGGTACCGGACGGATGCGCATGGCGGCAATGTTGGCGACACGCCTTCGGCCGTCAGCCCTTACTGGACGTTGCTGGCTCAGAAGGGTGCAGACGGAGCCCCCGGAGCTGACGGCGCCGATGGTGCCGACGGAGCCCCCGGAGCTGACGGCGCTGATGGTGCCGACGGAGCCCCCGGAGCTGACGGCGCTGATGGTGCAGACGGAGCCCCCGGAGCTGACGGCGCCGATGGTGCTTCAGCCTACGAGGTGGCTGTCGCCAACGGGTTCGTTGGTACCGAGGCCGCGTGGCTTGCCACGTTGGTTGGTCCAGCGGGGGCTGACGGTGCTGATGGCGCTCCCGGTGCCGACGGCGCTGACGGCGCGGATGCCCTTCCGTATAGCGTCGGTCCTTCCGGCTCAGGCGCAGCTTACACACTCATACAGGATGCTATCGACGCAGCATTTGCCGATGGTGGTGGTGTAGTAAGTATTCTTCCTGGCGGCTACGCAGAAAGCATATCTCTAAAGAGTGGCGTATGGGTACAGGGTGCTGGCAGGTTTGACCGAGGTACTACGATTGTAGGAACGGTCACTGTTAATATAGGAACTTCTGGAGGAACACGCACCCAGGCACTTACAGGTCTAGCCGATGTACTTGTTTCTGTGAGCAGCGGTACGGGTATTGCGGTATCCGGCTCAAACCCGCAAGAACTACGCTTGCGGGATGTATTTGTTTATGCAAGTAGTTCCGCTACTGCCATGACAATATCGAACGGAGCCGTAGACGGATCCGGCTTACTATCTATAGTCACAGTCGCTGGAGTAAAGCTACAGACCGTAGGCACCACCACTCCATTACAGCACTCTGCGGGCCTACTAGAGATTAGAGATGGAATGGAGGTCAGTGCTGCCAGTGGTAATGCTACTGCTATTTCATGGACAGGAAGCGCGGTTACGTACACATCATCAGGATTGCTGTATGTGACGGGATTAATCACAGCAGCTAGCTCTGGCTTACTGTCAATAGTCTCACTAGTTCAAAATACCGCTGGTGGAGCAGCCATCACTCATAATGGCTCTGGGAACTTCATACTAGGTCAGTACGGAGTTAGTTCTTCTACTCCAAGCACTACTACAGTAGTACAAGGTGCGGGTTTATTTATTTGCTCGCCTCCCGCAATTGGCGTTACACCGAATGGTTACTCTGGGACCATACTAGCGTCTACTTTGACTGGCGGGGCTGGCCCCGTAAGAGCGCGAAATGGCGCATCGACAATTACGGCATTGCAGCCACTGGCCCCAACGTCAAATAAGTTGGCCTATTTCACGGATGTAGAATCTGCCAGTCTTACAGACATTACTGCGGCAGGCAGAGAAATTCTAGCTACAAGTACGAGCGGGACCAGCGGGCAGGTGCTGACCAGCTCGGGGGGTGGCGCTCCAACGTGGACGACGGTGTCTGGTGGGTCAGCATATTCAGCCGACTCTTGGGGCGACTCGTTCTCTGACCCGAGCGGGGCGGTGCCCACTGGCTGGACGGCTGAGACGTCTCCAGTAATAACTTACCCGGTGGTAGGCAGCGGCACGGCCATCCAGTTAGTTAGCACTACGAACCCAGCTAGACTGACCAAGACTTACTCTGAGTTCAGCACAAACACGGTCTGGGAGGCTCGCGTCGAGATTCGAGCGTCGCAGGTCGGCACGGTCAACGAGAGCTCTCTCGTAATCCGTGACGGTACCAAGCGCATCAGTATCTATCCGTCTACGTCTGGCCTAATCCTTGAGGCGGGACTAATGGAACTGCTGATGCCACACACGGTAAACGACTGGTGTATCTGGACAATCAGGCGCAGTGGCACCCGGGTCTACTTCTGGAGCGGACCGCGCATGCTGTACTCGTACAGTTACGCCGGCTTAACTGCCGACACCTCGCTCTCCGGCAACGTCCGTATCGGCACGTCTACCAGCGCTACTCGCACAACTCAGATTCGCGGGTGGTGGGTCAAGTTCGGCTCGGTTAATGACGCTCCGCCTGACTATACGTTCCGTACGACCTACTTCGGGAGGCCCTGATGCTCTACTTAGTCATCGCTATTATCGACGGCGTGCAGCATATCCGGCTCTTTGCTGGGTGGTCCGTCGAGGACGTAGACGCCCGAGCTCGCTACTTCTGGCGCGACAGCAATCTAACCTCCGTAGAGGTCCATCCGACTATTGATGTTACTATACCGGAGTAGGGTTACTTATGAGCCTAAGAGCAGGCCTAAAAGGCTACAGAACCCTAATAGCTGGAGTAGTTGGTATAGTAGCCATAACCATCCTAGCGCTAAACGGCGAAGGGTCCACGGACGGAGCCATTGCACAGATAGCGGGCATAATAGGAGTTCTAGCGGGCAGGTCCATGGCCGAGAGAGACCAAGACAGGCCGGCTGACAAGAACTCTGACAGCTAAAAAAACTACTCGCTTAGGACAGCGTGAAGCTTGCCAAAGAGAGTCTGGTGAATGCCTGGGTACACGTCTAGCAACGACGGCATTATAGCCCGGATCTTAGCTCTATCATTGTAGTTACCTACATTTGTAGGATCGTCTAGAAACGGCACCCCCTTTTGTTTTGCCCACTCCCTAAAAGCCTCTTTTCTCGAGGCCAAAAAGGGATGATGGACATTGCCTGATACCCAAGGGATAAGCCGGGGCTGCCCTCTCAGTGAGGTCATTATCCACCACTCGGCAACGTCGTCCAGGTGGTGGGCAGTTATAACCGAGCTGTATTTTCCGTAGATCCAGCGCCTCTGGAATCTCCATTTGGCCTCGGAGTCTAAGGCTATCTTGTGCTTGTCTAGCTTTATAGACTTCTTAGCGCAGAACTCTTCTACGAGCTTCTCAGCTTCGTTAGAGAACTCCGTCCCATGGTTTATGTAGATAGCGCCATCTATTCTGGACTTACCATTGGTCAGAAAGTCCAAGACAGCCATGGAGTCAACTCCCCCGCTGACTGCCACCCAAGCATTTAAGGGCAGATTGTGTACTCTGATCATTGGACCTCTAAGTTAAAAAAATAAACGCCCGCCAGGCTTTTACACCTGACGGGCGTTACTGTGGGCCCCCTCGGGCTTGAACCGAGAACCGGACGATTATGCTTACCACTATAGTTTTCACTACCAGGAGTTCGGTCCTGTTTGTGGTCTGGACTATCTCTTAACCTTGCCTTTCGGTTTAGGTTCTCCGTGTCTAGTCTCTACACCTTCCCTTTACAGGGCTTGGCTCGGGATTGACCTAGCTTATGATTCTCATCATAACCCTTAGTTTTCCCCGAGTTTACGGAGTTAGTACATGGGAGTTTCCAACCATGCCACCCAATGCATTTGTGGCGAATTTTTAACAGGTCGTAAGAAGAAGTGGTGCTCTAAAAGGTGTAAGGGCCGAAATAATTCAAGTTATCCAGCACAACACAGTCGGGGCCTAGCACGTAGATCTGAGTTGATTACGTTACTTGGCGGAAAATGCTGTGTATGTGGTTACTCAAAGTACCTAGGGTCCCTACACTTCCATCACACCGATCCACAGACCAAACTATTTCAGCTTGATATGCGGAGTTGCTCTAATCGTTCACCTGCCCTCTTACTGGCAGAATCTCGAAAGTGCATTCTTCTCTGTGCAAACTGTCATTCCGAACATCACCACCTGCCTTAAGTCGTCTGCTCTAACCGATTGAGCTAGAGGCCCACATAATTACTCGACTTCGATGAAGGCTGGCCGGATCAGCGCCCGGATTTTGTCATCCCTTTTCTCCAGACCCAGTCCGACTCCAGTGACTTTGCCCTCAGAGGCAGCTCTAAACTGCTCGTCAGGCATTGTGACCAAATACCACCCGAAGTACTTACTCTCCAGGTGGGTTACCACGCCTTCATAGCCGCACGGGATCTTAGTCCCGTTGACCAACACGTACATACCATACCCCCGGAAGATGTCAAAGAAAAAAATACCCCGTTTTCTACTCGATAGACGGGATCACTCTATCAGTGCCCAGCGCGGAGTATAAGGGCCTATCACCCTCAAGGCACAAAGCTCTCCCACGCCCAGCGGTAAGCCAGGCTGGTATTCAATTCGGTGGCATAGAGCCATGGCCACTATATCCGTGTAAACTGAGCAATACCCTCATCACGGAATGAGGCTCAGCGTCCTTTATTGTAAAGCGGATAGGACGAGTCACCGCTAATGGTCGGGGTGAGAGGATTTGAACCTCCGACTGCCAGTACCCAAAACTGGTGCGCTACCAGGCTGCGCTACACCCCGATACCTCCTAAGACCACTCCCCTGGAAGAATTACCAGAGCAAGCAGGCTTTTCTTGAACCGCGCTCAAACGTTTCATACTGCGTTAGGAGGAGTCACGCATTGTGGGCCGCCTGGGACTCGAACCCAGAACCAACGGATTAAAAGTCCGCTGCGCTACCATTGCGCTAGCAGCCCTTTATTGTAGCAGCAGAGGGACTCGAACCCCCGGCATTCGCTATGTAAAAGCGACGCTCTACCAACTGAGCTATGCTGCCATATTGTGGATCCTAGCGGGATCGAACCGCTAACCTCCTGCGTGCAAAGCAGGCGCTCTCCCAGTTGAGCTAAGGACCCTAATTGCGCGTCCGGCAGGACTCGAACCTGCGACCCCCGACTTAGAAGGACGGTGCTCTATCCGGCTGAGCTACGGACGCTAGTAGTGCGAAGTGAGGGGGTCGAACCCTCATGGCCTCTCGGCCGCAGGAACCTAAATCCTGTGTGTCTGCCAGTTCCACCAACTTCGCATTTGAGCGGGAGACGGGGTTCGAACCCGCGACAATCAGCTTGGAAGGCTGACACTCTACCAACTGAGTTACTCCCGCAAACGTCCCCGGCAGGATTTGAACCTGCGACCCCAGCTTTAGGAAAGCTGTGCTCTATCCAACTGAGCTACGAAGACATAAACCCATGAGGTGCGACCCTCTAGTATTAGTTGAGCGTCCTCAACTCCTACTCCCTGCTGGGCAACAGGAACCCAATAACGTAGGGCTGCGTCAGGAATACGTATCCTGCGACGTGCAGTTGGGTTATCCAACAACTGCAAAATGGCCTGTCCTTGTCGTAGACAGGTCACGCCGCATTATCGCTGCTGGATTCGCTGATGTGAATCGCACACCAGAACGTATCGACGGTCGCACGCCGATGGCGGAGGGGGTGAGATTCGAACTCACGGTGGGTCTCCCCACGACGGTTTTCAAGACCGGTGCCTTAAACCACTCGGCCACCCCTCCAGAGACGCTATTCATTTTCAATGAAGTACCCGGAGCGGGACTCGAACCCGCACGCTTACTAGGCGAGGGATTTTAAGTCCCCTGTGTCTACCGTTCCACCATCCGGGCAGCTACACGGTCTAGATAATATCTTTTAACAGATATGTCCAGACTTTTGCGCTAGAGAAGACGATCTTCTTTTAGGTATTCAAGCATCATCTTCTCCGCCTTGTCGACTCGGTGAAAGTCTGGCGGATATACTCGGCTGCCGTCTTCCATGATCAAGACATAACCGAGAGGCTTCTCTCCCTCTTCTACTTCTATCTGGACAGGGTCGTAACTTACCACCCTTCCGTAGAGGTCTAAGTTATCAAGAGCCATAATCAGGTAGTGGGTCAGGGTTTCGACTTCTAACCCAGTCTTATCGTCGCGCCTCATTCACCAGCCTTCTTACTAATATCATTGGATCAGAGGACGGCATTACTCTGATCACTTTGCTGCAGGAGGGTTTACCTGGTCTAAGTTTTAGTAAAACCACTTTGTTGTCAACTACTAATTTTAGATCAGCGTTGCATTCAGTGGTCCTACTTACTTCACTAACACCAGGCACCTCTCCAATCTCTTTTATGACCTTGGACAGGTCAATAGGAGGTTGCCTCCTGCAGCCGCAGCTCACGGGATGATCGTAGTGGACTTGCCTGGAGCCCACTCAAACCCCTTGGTGCTGCCCGTCTTGCCGATGTGACGGGGCACGTTTGCCTTGGTGTAGTCGATCTGCCGGATGGGCAGGCCAGACACGCACGCCCGGCTGGCCGCGCTCTTCATCTTCTCCCGCCAGTAGGCCAGGTCGACCCTGGCAACCCCGCCGTCCTTGAGGGTCTTGCAAATTTCCTCCGCCATCATATAACTACCGACGACGTGGTAGTTGTTGCTCCTGCCCTGCATTGTCAGCTCCTTGACGGACCAGGCCGCCAAGAGCTGCAAGGGGCTGTGGCCAGTGTCCAGGCAGGCCAGACTCCCTTTGGCCACCATGTTGGCCATTCGTACCACCCATTCCGTCGCCGTCTCTGACTGGGGCTTCTCGACGTATCTCCGCATTCTCGGGGGCTGGACCACGGGGGCTGGGGCTGGCGGCGCCTCCACGACGATAACGGGGGGAGCCGGCTCTACCTTCTCCTCCTCCTTGGCCTTTACGGTGCCTTCCGTCAGCAGGCCGGAGAGGCGGTCCAAGCGCTCACACACCCCCTCGGGGTCGGACAGGCCCAGGACGTCTAGACCGCTCACTACGATTGTCTCGAAGAACCGCACCTTCTTCAGGTGCTCAGCACCAGCGCCAGAAAGAACCTTGAGCGACTCCTTCGCCCGACTGACCTTGGCCTTTTGCTCCTCGACGATCTCTAGCATACTGGCCAGCTCGTTCTCCTGGAAGGCCAGTTCCTTGCGGAGAGGCTCCAGGCGTTGAGCAGTAGCCTCAACAGCCTTCTCGAGTTCTGCGATCTCAATCTCTAACGCGTTCTTGATCGACATAACGACCTTTAATTAATGACCCCGCCAATTGGGGCCTTGTTGTAAGAAAGGCCAAAGAGAGACTCAAACACTCTCAGGCCACCACACGCCCTAACAATCTTCACAGCTCTCTTCACAGCGATGTATGGGTCTTGCTCCTCCTTTGAAAGGACCGACATTGCATGAGCAAAAGCCCTCAGGCTCTCGGATTCGATCAAGTCCAAGGAACTCTCGCCATCCTTGGACAACATGGCTTTCCAGTAGGGGAATACCGTGGCCGCCTTTACTGACTCAGGCATACCGTGAAACAAAGCTGGGATGGGCAGCACTACTGCTTCGTAGGCAGCTTTAGGCAGCTTCTCTTCCCACGTTTCCTTACAGAAACAGCCAGGATCTTCACCGGCTGATACTATGCCGCAGGGCGACACCTTTACGTCTAAAAGATCTTCCCCTGGGAAGTCCTTACGTATAGTGCGACAAAGGCTAGCTGCTTGGCTCTTAGTTATCATTTAGACTCCGAAGCTTAAATCTTATACCATAAATGAAAGGTTTTCTGCGGCACAAAACTGAGGCTATACTTACGCACGATGGAAGAGCTACCAGAAGTACACCTACTGCCAGAAGAACTAGAGGAGTACTCTAAGTTCTCTCGCCTGATGAAGCTACTAAAAAAGATGCGCTTGAGACGCCAGGCTGAACTTGAGGAGGAGATAGCCATGAAGAAGTTAGAACAGACCGTGGCTCCTCAGACAGTGGCGCCCAGCACTTCAGGGCTAGCTGCAGCCCCCGTGGCGCCCCAGCCTGAGCCGCTGAATCAAGTAGCCATGCCAAAACCAATAAACGCTAAGTTAGAGCCCCTTAATATGGAGAACAAAGACATGTCAGTACGAGTAGCCGCCGCGCAGCCTAATAATCCGTTTGAGAGAATGCTAATGAGGAAGTTCGCTTCCTTGGCTGACGATGGTAGGCCCTCTCTAGAGGAGGCGGCTGCTATAGGTTTGTCCGGCCTTGCCGGAACTGCGGCAGGGCACAGGCTGGCTCCCATGGGGTCCAGGTGGATGGCCCAAGAGGCCCTGGGGCCGATGATAGGGAAAGATGGGGATGACCTTCTGAAGATTATGAGGGAGTCAGGAGGAGGCTACGCCCAGAAAGGCAGAGCTCTTGAGGCCCTAAGAGATGCTGCTAGGGAGCATGGCCTAAGAGATCCCGGTGGCATGCTCCTCCGCACAGAAGGCAGGATACTAAACAGAGCCAAAAACTTAGAGCAGGAGCTGGCCTCTAAGCTAACCAAGGCTAAGGGCATGCCCTTTAAGATCCTAGGAGGCCTAGGAGCCGCCCTTGGCGCAGCAGCCCTACTTAAGAACAGGGGTGGTGGCGGCATAGGCTCTTACCTAGGGGCGACTCCCGCAGACGCTTCTGTTGGCCTGTACCCAGAGCAGATGCCTGTTGACATGGGTGGACAGTACTAATCATGGCAAAGAGAACTATAGTCCAAAGGCTCGATACTAATACAGGCGTAATAGGCCCGGCGGAGTCTCTTAGCGCTTGTATAGAAGAGTTTAACTCCACTGGATCAGCCGTTTCAGTGGGGAGCTTTGTCTCCGTAAACACTCTCACAAGAAGAGTACAGAAGGCACAGGCCAACAACTCTACTACCCTGGCATATGGCATAGTAACTAAGCTTCTGTCTAACACTAGATGTGAAGTAATGACCAGCGGTATTACAACCCTGACAAAGTCAGGAGTGTCTGCTGGAGCAATACTTTACTTAAGCTCGGGTACGGCGGGGGAATCCACTACTGAGCTGACAGACGTAGATGGCAACTTTTTACAGCCTGTAGCCAAGGTCCTGTCGGTAAACTCCGGTGTATGTACCATAGAGCTACTTCTTACAGGGGTTCCTGCTCCGGACCTTAGCAATCTGCTAAAGCTGGATAGGTTCGTATACGCATCTAATGACAGCTCTCCGGGAGCTGCTAGCGGGGCTTTAGTAATCGGGGATAATGAAGAGACTCTATCTGCGTCTTCATCTACCACAGGAGTTCCCTATAAGCTAGAGGTCCAGGGTCTTACAAAGACGTCAGGCCTGGAGTCTTATGGAGACATAATTAGCAGCGGTGAAATAAGCGGTGAGGAACTAACCTCTATTGATGCTACTGGTGGCCTAGTATCCTTAACTAGGTTTGACTCGGGAATTAATGACGAAGACGTATTAGGGGAAGTCAGGTTCTCTGGGAAGAGGGGAGTTTCTGCCATACAGACCGCCGCCTCTATAGTAGCTTACTCAGACCAATCCTCGTGGGGCGTGGCTAGCAGGGACACTAGGCTTGATATAAACGTAGCCTCGGACCTTGCCTCAGACCCAGTCACAGTACTTTCTTTATACGCCAGCACTGTTAGCATACCCGTACCATTAGTAGCTACTGGGGGTAGTTACTTAACAGCTCCAGTTGAACTTGAGGGTTCCCCTTACCCATTTACCGGATCCCACGTATACAAAGTTGCAACTGGCATACCTTCGGGTTCGGCCGTGGTCCTAAACAATGGAGTTGCAGAGGTATCCTCTAGCCCTAGGGCAAAGAATTGCGTAGGGGTAGCTATACAGTGCAAGTCTTTAAACGTCGACAGTCTCGGCTCTAGTGATAATGGCCTAAAAGTACAAGTAGCCGCAGTCGGTGATAACAGAACCTCTGGACTGGCCGGCTTCCTAGTCTGCAACGAGAACGGCCCAGTAGAGGTCGGAGACTTGCTATGCACGTCTAGCACTCCAGGCTACCTGATGAAGCAAGACGACGACCTCATACGGTCTTACACTGTAGGCAAGGCTCTAGAGACCCCCGTATTCGACGCAGATGGCAAGGCCTCTGGCGTATACGGATTCCTCTACTGCGGGTGATACATGCTGGATAGAGCCTACAGAATAGGAGCTTCTTTAGCTATAAAGCAGGCCGAAGAAGAAGAGAGTAACCTAGCTAGAAACTCAGCCATGGCGGCAGCTGCCGCATACCCTATGGCTGTAGGCCTTATAAACAGAGACGCGGTCCTACCAGATGCGGGACTTCGCACTGGGGACTTCTCTGATGTAACTAAGTCACTGAAGCCGGGTGACATTGTTATATCCGGTGGATCAGAGCCTGGGTCGCTAAAAGCCCAGATCGCGTCTGTTACGGGCGAGCCCGACTTTCATCACGTATCAGCCTACCTCGGCAAAAATAGAGACGACAGTATAAACACAGCTGATACTGCTGCGGGAAAGATGTTCGGCACAGGGTCAGCTGGAGGCATAGAGAAAGATAGGAACCTAAGGGTTTTGAGGCTCAAAAACCCTAATGACATAGAGGCCTTGAGCCAGCAAATGGTGCATGTCTTAGATGCCAATGTGGACTACTCTAAGACACGAGGGCTAAAGGCAGGGCTAAAAGAGCTCTTAGTACCCAAATTTTTGAGGTCGGGACCTGCTAGGGACCCCGGCGACCTGGTGAGTAAGCAAGAGTCCTATAGAAGACTCGCTGAGAGGCTTAGATGCGAGGGAGGTACCTGCTCCAACACCATAGGAGCCGCATTCCCAGAGAAGTTTAACAAGAACGTAGAGGACATACTACCTAACGATATTCTTAGGTCAGATATGTTCGACACGGTTCTGGAGTATCGCCCAACTGACGAAGTCAGAGTGGGTAAGATATTCCGGGAGCTTGCAGATAAGCACCCTGACCTACCACAGCAAAAACTGATAGAGATGGCCAACGTGCAATTGGCCAAAAATAACAGACTAAACAAGCTAATAGGCAATTCTAGAAACATAGCCAGGCTTGGTCTAGGGGCAGCAGGCGCTGGCCTAATATACGGGGCAAGCAAGGTACCTGGGTCGGACTTATCCGCAGGTGAGGCCGCCCTGGGACTAGGCGCCGTTGGCCTAGGAGCTTCTCCGTTTATGAGCGGATCAATATCAGATTGGGCCAGAGGCAAGTACCTACGAACTGCTAATGAGGACCTGAGAAACTCTGTTAAGGAACTAATGGACACCGGTCTTACGGAGCCACAAGCCAGAGAGACATTGAAGACCAGAGTCCTGGACGCCGCCAAGAAATACATAAATGAAAACCCTACCAATATTAAATTGGAGGATATATCTGTAACTACAGATCCGTCGCACGCATTTTATCGTGGCACTGAGTCGCCGTCTTTTGATTTCGGCCCAAGACACCGAAGAATATCCAGCACCGCCGATAAAAACATGCTACTGCATGAGCTAGGACACGCTGAGGATTTCTTGGATAGCGTGGATCGCACAAGAGCGCCTGGCATACGTTCCTCCCTTGGAATTCTAAGAGACGAGACGGTAGCCAATAGAAACGCTTTTAGGCACCTGCTAAAGAGCGAAGGCCTGGGGTCTGCAATGTCACTAGCCAAGAGGAACGTTGTCCCATACACTACTTACGTAGCTGACGTCCTAAAGCACCTTAAAGTTCCTGGGGCTATTCTAGGGACTGCTGGTCTGGCAGGTCTTGGTTACGAGCTGTCCAAGGAAGATGAATCAAAAAAGGACTCGGGTCTACTTAGCTACCTAGGTCTAGGCGAGTAAAAAGGGGAGCAAGAACAATGCCTTTTGGATTTTTTGAAGACGAGCCCACTGGCATGGAGAGGCTAACTAACGCCGCTACGGCGGCAGCCCTAGGCCTGGTTTCCCAAGGAACGCTGACTGCTCCCGTAGCCGTGAAGCTAAGGGATGACTACGGTAACCTATCCAATGAGAGCCTAGTTAAAATTAATCGGGGTGATATTCGGCCCAAAGAGGAATACTACAACCCACGTCACATTGCGACAGCGCTTTTGCAGGTGGCTCCTTTTAACGATCTTGATCTCGCTGACAACGTAGAGCTGAAAGACCTGCAAAAAATCATGGGGACGGACGTAAAAGTTCGTGTTAGCCCCGATATTCTCACAGACCACTCAGGTCCCACGTTGTATGGCCCCCTACAAGGAAGGGACTACGATCCCCGGGGCTATGTCAATCTCAGCACCTCGGCTGGCAGTGACAGGCCAGGATTCTCTGATCGAGCTGTAAGTAAAGCCGTGGCCCTGCATGAGCTGGGTCACGCTACTGCTAATCTTCCTACTGCCTCTCTTGGCAGAAGGTTTCTTAAGAAGACAATGCTGCCCTCGAAAATTCTTTCTGGGTTTTCGCCGCTAGGCGCAGCATTTGTAGACCCTAACGACAAGTCAGAAATAGCTGCGGCGTTAGGTGTGCAGAGCTTGTTACATGCGCCAGTACTTGCTGAGGAATTCATAGCCTCTAGAAAAGCCTTTGATGCCCTAGACAATCTAAAAGCACTTGGCCGTATGTCTAGTAGTGCGGTGGACGAGAGCAAGGACCTGCTTAGGACTGCTTACAAGACCTACGCTGGTGGAGCGGCCGGGAGCGTCCTTGGCACCGCCCTGGCTCTTGGTCTGGCTAACGACGAAATACGAAGCAAGCTCAACCCTTTTGATTGATGTGAACAGCTTGCAGTAGTGCAGTATTATTAAGTCCTACAACCCACAGTAGGACTTAACAATGCCCATATGCGACTGGCTACCTAGCGTGCCCGCAGGAAGAATAGTAAAGGAGTCTAAGGACTTCTCGACTAGGACCATACCTGCCAGCTTTATAGTTGTACATACCACTGGGTCAGGCGTCATCGCCCAGGCCCAGAATGCCGGCAAGACCAAGCCGGAAGACATAGCCCGCTTTGCCTGCGAGTTCTACGCCCGAAGCGGCAACAATGTAAGCACCCACCTTCTCGTAGACTGGGAAGGCAAAGTCTGGCAGATACTGCCTTTGACAGTAGACGGATGGCACTCAGGCTGGGACCCAAAGCTGCGCGAGCTGTACAAGTCCAGCGAGTGGCAAAAGTGGTCCCGCCCTGTTAACGGCGTGCTTGAGCAGAAGGCCCCAGAGGGTAACTACTCTCTATGGAAGTCCCTGTTTCCGGGCACAAAATCACCTGCCGCACTTTTGCCCGCAGGAGCTTCGTCCCCAAACAAGGGCAGTATCAGCATAGACCTTCTGGCTCGTCCCTACAAGCAGACGTGGACTACTGAGCAGTTGTCAGCCCTACACAAGACTATCAAGGAAGTGTCTGATATGATTGGCAGTAAGGCTGTGTACCCACACAGCTACTTGGATCCAGTCACTAGAATGACTCAGAAGGTAGGGTCCAAGATAATAGAAAAGGCCTGGGATCCCTCAGACTGGGAGTCCATAAAGCCAGTTCTCTGATACCTAAAAAAAGGGCGCTAGTGGTACGGACGTCCCGACAGTTGTCCGGCTAGAAGTTCTGACGGCGTAGACGGCAGAATATCGAGACGGACTACGGGTAGGAGCGGTCTGGCGTGCTCCGGTTCTTGCACTATGGCGAAGTATCTCCGCCATTTTTCTTTTAGCTACCACTAGCGCCCTAAGCGAGCCGGTAGATATTACTTTCTAGATAGCTGATGCAATAGGGACTCTTTTAGGTCGTCTTGCGATAAGACACCAGAGTCCAAGGCCTCTTCTACTTCTTTAAGAGCATCTCTGAACGAGATGCTTCTCCTGTAGCACTCTGCCACCACGTTGGCGGTGCCTATCTTAGATCCAGATTCCTTTATCTTTACTAGCACGTCCTTCAATTTAGATCCCTCAGTGGAACGTCGTCTAGAGGAGCCCACTCACCGCGCTCTTCGCAGTCATCCCCGTCCATGCAACGGAGAATGGCGTGGCAGTCCTCACAAACCGCTGTGTCACCACCAGTATCAAAATCTAAGTTCTCGTGTCTACAGTCTTTTACCATGACGGCTCCTTTTTTCTTAGGAATACTAGGAGGCATGTAGTAATGTAAACACCGGTCGTGCATTTTCTTATACCAAAGTAACCTGTCTTTTTGTGAGGAGTACAAGTGGACCTTTCAGATCTCGAGCCCAAGTCACGTCTCTCTAAAATCGGTGAGGAGGAGACGCCTCCTGAGGAGGCCAATACTACGGCTGCCGAGGTTAAGCCAGAGGAAGTGGCGGTACCGACTCTAGCCAAGACTCCGCACGAGGAGTGGCTTGAGGAGATAGAGGAGATTAAGCTAACCAAGGCTGAGGCTGCTCGTATAGTAGATTCCATTCTAAGCAAGGGGCACTACGAGGAGGCTTACAAGGTCAACAAGACCATGTTCGCGCTACGCACCCGCTCGACCGCTGATGCCGACAGAGCCATGGAGATTCTGCACGAGCAGAAGCCTTCTTCGACGGCGCACTACTCTCATCTGGTGTCCCGAATCAACCTTGCTTCTAGCTTGGTTAAGTTTGGTAGCAGCACGTTCCCACACACTGCCCCGGCTTCAAACAACCGAGACATTCTGGACAAGGAGTGGCGTGAGAGATACCGTTTTATCACCTCTTTGCCGGCGCCTATCTTCTACCTACTCTCCCAGGTGCTACAAAAGTTCGATCAAAAGGTAGCACTGGCTGGAGACGCCAGGAGTATTGAAAATTTCTAAGAACTCCATGGGGCAGCGCTAGGGCAGAGCTATATGCTAGGGGCATAGCCCTGCCTCCCCGTGGCAGTATCCAGAGCGCTCTTTTGGAAGAGATGATCCACAGAGAAAGACTACGTCTGTGGAAGACTCAAGAGATCAAGTTGCTAGAGGAGGCCTTCTCAGCCAACCCAAGCCAAAAAACTCTGGATGATATAACTAATCTTCGGTCAACCTTCATGCGCATGGCCCTACACTTAGAGGGAGCTTATGACCTGAAGGAGAGGGAATCTTTACAGAGCGAGGAACCAGCCCCTAAGACGGATAGGGAGATTCTCGAACTCTTAGATAAGATCCCGGAGTTCAATGGCGGAAGATAGCTTAGTAGGCCAAACATTTAGCAGCATAGCCGAGGGCTACGGCGGCGCTCAGCAGACGCTAGCTAGATTCGGATTTGTACCCGGATCTTTCCTGCCTTCGGACAAGGGCGGTGCAGCTCCACAGTTGCCAACGATGCCTCCCCCGAGGTTCGCAACTGTAGCGTCCACTACGCTTCCTTTCCCTTCTTCGGTGCCACAGTTTGCTGGAGCGGCCCCTGTGCCTCCCCCCGCACCGATGCCGCCAATGTTTCAGGCAGGCCAGCCCTCGTTTGTGCCAGGTATGACTCCGGCGTTTGCTCCTACGCCGCCTCAGATGCCTACGTTTGCTGCCTCCCCCATGTTTGCCGGGTACCCTGGAGGCATGCCAATAGCCCCTCCGGCATTCACAAGGGCTTTTACTCAGCCCACCTCAGGAGTACCTCAGCAAGGCGGCTTTCTATCAGGAAACACTCTCAGCTCTGATTTAGTTCTGGCTGGTTATGTACCTAGAGGTATGCAGCTAGACGCACCTGGTACCGGCATTAATATAATGAGGCAGAGGTACGAGGCCGGTTCTAGGTTGGTAGATAGAGCCTCTGGGTACGCAGGCACGGCGCTTAATGTAGCATCTATGGGAGCTGGCCTTATAGGGGGCGCCGCCGCCCTTGGAATAGGCGGACTCGCTATGGCCCCGATAGCGGCGGCTGCAGGAGCTGTGACGCTGCCTTTATTAGCCGCCTCTGCCGTAGCTAACTCCTATAATGAGAAGAGGGATCAAGTAAGGCAAGTTCAGCAGATAATGTCTGGCCTGTCCTCTGGACCCCTAGCCGGGCCTCTGGGCACGGGCGTAGATCAATCTGTTGCAAGGCAAATACAGAGAGGTCTGACTAGCAAGCCAGGATACGACACTTTTACCTCGGAAGATTACATAGGAACTCTGTCTCAGGCTCAAGACATAGGTCTAATGCGTGGCAGGACTAACTCTGTAAATGACATAGTTGGGAGAGTAAAAGAGCTAGCTAAGATCAGTAAGGTAATAATGGATCTTGGAGAAGGCATCACCCAGAAAGATGCCCTGGACATGCAGATGCTAGCCCAGAACATGGGTATATCTACAGGTAAATTCTCTTCCCAAGGTATAGCTAACAAGATATTGGCTAGCGCCCGCCTATCTGGACAGACTATGGGCGGCATAATGTCTGGAGCCGGCTCTGAAGGAGCCAGCCTGTTTGCCCAGCTCGGTATGAATGCTGGGGCAGGCATGATGACGGGCATAACTTCGTCAGCCATAGCCGCCGGAATGATAAATTCAGGTAGGCTATCTGAACGAGAGATATCAATGTTTGGCGGGGAGTCTGGGCTAGGCAATATTCTAACTAAGAACGTCGCTAACTTCCAAGCCCGCAACTCTACCAATATGCTGCTCGGGTCTCTTCTAGGACCTAACTCTCTGCAGTCCATGGTAACTGGCGCTACTGGCATAGGATCTGCAGCCCAGCAGATGCAGAAGCTGCTGTCTGGCAGGGGAGTTACTAATCAGCAGAGGGACGTATTTTACCAGCTGTTTGAGGAGATGGCTCCTGAGGCCTTGTCTGAAATGCAGGAGAACATGTCTCCTGAGAGAATGCAGCTGATGATGATCAATCAGGCTAAGTCACTAATGGGCTCCTCCAAGAAGCCAATGACCGCCTTTACCGCTTTTAAGCAGGTAACAGGTAGCGAAGAGGGGGCCAGGGCCCTACTCAAGCTGTCCCAGGACCCCTCCTCCCTCAAAGCGGCGTTTAAGCAGATAGATACGGTAGACCGAGAGGCCAGGCTGCGCTCTATATCTGAGCTAGAAGAGTACAAGGGAATATTCTCCAGAGGCACTAGGTTTGTAGCGGGCGTAACCCAATCAGCAGAAGGAGCTGCGGGAGTAAACGCGGCTGTAGACTACGCCTCGCAAGAGGACGCTGATCAGGCTGCTCGTGCGGCGGGTTACGATGTAGAAGGAAGAAAGAGGAGATTTATAGGCCTAGACTCAGCCAGGGAGAGGATAATAGAGCGGTTACGTAAGGGAGAGTCCGCGTCCGACATACTTAAAGCGTCTAATGCCTACGCTATGGGATTCGGTTCTCGAGACGTAGCCATGTCTAAGCTGACTGGGCCCACTGCGGCAACGCTTAGATACGGAGCCCTGAGCGCCGGCAGCACGTTCTCTCCCTCTGTTAGGGACGAAGACGTCACCATGTTCGGCAATCTTAAGAATGCCAGCGGGTTGATAGACACATTCGAGAGGCTAGGCTTCGACCTAGACGAGTTTGGAGGCACCTCAAGAAGTATGATGATAGGTGGAGGCATGGGCCGGGCCAAGGCCCAGCTTGCCCAGTTTATGGACTTGAGAAACAGCCTGTCTACAGCTTCCTCGGGCTTTACTGAGATGGGAAGATTCAACAGCAGGCAGGGATCCGCTAGGCAGTACCTAGACAATGTAACTACCGATGACGCTTCCAGAGCTGTATATAGAGCCGTAAAGGGCGCTGTGGATAAGACTCTAGCTGAGTCAGGAGACGCAACCGGTTTAACTAACTCGGCCATACAGGACGCTATCAGGAAAGAAATGGGCAATATAAGCCCAGACAGCGCTGAGTTTAAAAATGCGCTTACTTTAGCCCCTAGGATGCTAGGGGCTGTGTTGGCAGAGTCTAATAACAATTCAGCCAAAGACATAATGATAAAGGGTATAGGCGGAAACCTAGCCCAGCTTTCGGGCTTTAGCTTGGGATCCAGTCCAGCACAGGCCGCTCTGGCTAGGTTTGGTAGCGATGTATCTGTTACAGGAAAACGCAATGACAGCGCCTTCGGCCTGACTCTTAAGCGAATGACGGATTTCACCGTGTTTGAGAACACGGAGGAAAACCGTGGGGCGATGAGCGACGTCCAAGAGACGGCTATGTCCCTAGGGCTGACTAGCCAGGACCACTTCGACATACTTCTTGAAACAGGGGGAGACGAGGAGCAGCTTAAGAACATGGCTAGGGGCGGATCAGGCCCTAGGCAAAAAGCAGCGCGAGAAGTGCTTAGTAAGATAGAGGGTAACAGGGACAAGGGAGCTAAGCTTGTCGGGGCTGTCAAGGGCCTTAGGGGAAAGATATCTGCTGACGCTTCTCCAGCTGAGCTAAGCCGCATAACCAGTAGGCTGTCAGACTCAGAGTCTCTAAAAACACTCGAGGCCCTACAGAACTCGGACGTTATAGCTGAAGGCTTGTCAAAGCTAGGGCTAATAACCACCACCTCTGTGGACACCTCCATAGGGGGCAAGACCGCCCTGGCTCAGCAGTTCATAGAAGGCCTTGGAAAGACTGCTGAGAGCCTAGGCCCCGTTACGTCTTCTGAGGACCTGATACAAAAGCTGGTTCAGGGGGCAGGTGGAGATGCTACTGCCCTGCTCTCATCCCCCAGCTTCTCACAAGGCCTAGATGCCACTGCAGAGGAGCTGCGGTACTACATGGCCGGGGGGGCTGGAGCAGGGGACAAGGACGCTAAGAAAAAGCGGGAGGAGCTTGTCAGTAAGCTACAGTCTCAGATACTAGAGGCTGGTCTTACAGAGTCTGAAGGCAAGGGGGCCGGCCCTAGCTCTGACGCCAAGGATGCCATAGAGGCTCAGATCAACTCCCTGGAGGAGATAGCAGACATGAACAAGAAGACGGCTGACACCCTAGCTAAATTGGTAGGGGACAACGGCACTGTCCAGAACTTGACAGCGGCAGTCCAGAAGCTGCAGGACAATAGCAGAGGCTCGTGGCCCTGGTCATGAAACAAACTAAGATAGTCCTGCCCAAGGGGTCAGAGCTGCTAGCAGCCAACGTAGACCGAATAAACAAAACTCTTACTTCTGGGTCCGACAAGGTAAGGCTAAACATGCCTGACTGGTACCTAGTGGCCTACTCTGTAGCCCTGCAAAAAGGCTTCATAGTTCACCAGGGGGACTGACATGTCTAGGAACTACACAAAAAGATTGCCGTCCGTCACGGATGGAGACATGGCAGGGGCCTACTCAGACAGGCCCTCTGCCACCCCAAAGTACCGCCCGGATGAAGGCCGGAGCGGTCGTGTCCAAGGCCTCACTGTTGCCCGCCTGTATATAACCGGAGATAGGGACTTTGATCTACTGCCAGGTCCCGCCAAGAATTTCTCTATAGGAAGTTTCATAGGCTTCTTTCTGCAGGAAGTAACAGAAAGAAACTCAGAGAAGTCGCAGATAAGCCCCCTCAATGGAGACGGCTACGCCGCTTACTTCTCTGGTAAAGAGCCGTCAGTCTACTCATTCTCTGGTATATTGCTAAATACGAGGCAGGACCAATGGAGGTCCACTTTTACGTATCTGTACGACAATCTTTTAAGAGGTTCTAAGATAACGGGCCTTAGTAGGATGGTTCAGGTAGCCTATGACGACAAAGTCGTAACAGGCTCTATGATGAACCTAAACCAGGTACTGTCCACATCTCCTGACGAGACTTCTACTAGGTTTACTTTTGATCTTTTAGTCGCCTCTGTATACGACACCTGGATGAAGGACGAGAGGCAGTTTGACGAGACCTGGTCTGCGTTCTTAGGGGATACCACTATATTCCCTAATGTGCCCATGGCCCCTAAGAAGAGCTCCCTAAAGTCGTACACTAACACGGCTTTTTGCGCCCTACCGCCTAAGACTAGAAAAGGAGGAGGAGGAGGTAAAAAGAAGGTTTCTTGTGACGCTGGGGTTGTAACCCGCGGACTCTCTGGGGAGGCTGTAGCAGGAAATAAGCCCGGCATTCCGGAGAGCTGCTACACGAGTGAGACTCTTTCTAGTATCAAGAACGAGATTTCTGTAGTAGATAAGAAAATAGCAGAAGCTAAGGATGACCAGAAAAAGAAAACGCTTCAAGAAGAGAGAGCCAGGCTAATTAGAAGTTCGAACACTATAAGTACTGGGATAGAGACTAGAAATAAGGCCATAGAGGAAGCAAGGAAGGCCGCAGAGGCGCAAATCAGCCAGATAAAGGAAGAGCAGACCACGTCTTCAGAAGCAACAACCGGCCCCGGGTCGTTCGTGGATGACAACGCTTCCCTTCCTTAACTTATTGTGCGAGCAACAAACTCTAGGTGGGTACGCCAATGGGAGCTATTGTAATTTCTACAGACGCCATTCCTCCTTACATAAAGACGGTGTCGCCCCCTAACGGATACGATAAAGTAGGGGTGCGCTCTGCATTCGTCATTAGGGCTGAGGATAGGGGCGGGTCTTTTATCGACCTTGATACAGTAGAGGTCAGTATTAATGGCTCCCCCGTAATATCTTCCGGAGAGGTAGTACCAGATACTGAGTGGGACTCCTCAAAGATCACCCCCTGGAGCGATGGGGAGACGTCTCTGTTGGACATATTTCTGTCTCGCAATATAGCTCACTCCTACGAGGAGGAGATCACTGTTACTGTAGTTCTGTCTGACAACTCGGATAACTCAAGCTCCCGCACTTTGGTATACACAGTAGAGAAATCAAAAGAGTATGACGGCACTTCTATCTCAGATCTGTCTGAGCTAGAGGCGTCTTTTCTATCCCCTTTTAGCGACCCAAGTGCCGAAAAATTCAGGTCCAGAATCCTATATGGGATACTGCCAGGAGCTACAGTAGGTACCTCCGAAGAGGTAGCTTCCTGCAGAAGAGCGGTTCAGTTGTTAGCTAGGTACGGCCAGGCACCGTTTGTAGCCCAGTACTGGTCTTCTGAGGCAGGCTATAGTGATGTAAAGATAGTAGGCTCCCGTAGTCTATCGTCTCTTGAGGGCATAGCTGGTCAATTCAGCGAGGCCTCCCGGCAGGCTCTGTCTTTCTTAGGTAGGAAGATAGACTCTGGCCTAAGATCATACGTTGAGGGCCTGCTCCCTACCCAGCCAGTAGCCGCCAGTCTTTGCCTGTTGGCTATATTATGTAAGCAGCGCGACATAGGATCGGATATTAAGTGAGCCAGTCACTCCACCAATCTCAAAAGCCCAACAAGTTTTTAGTATATATTAACGGCGTTAGGGTGCCCGCTTATAGCTGCTCAGTGAGTAGCGGAATATTCTCCCCAGTAAGCGCTACTATAGAAGTTCCTCCACACCGCTTACTGTCAAGAATAGGGGCTGACGACCGGCTACAAGTTGCCGTGTTCTACCTAGACTGTTGGTATTACGCTGACAACCCGCAGTGGGCCCTACTGTTTGAGGGAGAGGTTGTAGGGTTTTCCTACACCAACCAGGGAACCTCAAGGTCGCTAAGCCTAAGCGTAGCTAGCCACCTTACACTTCTATCGCAGCTATTTTTCTTCTTTTTGTCCGGTAAGGCTTCGAGCACTGGGTCAATGTCTAGGCCTGACAGGGAATTCCCCAACCAGCTCAATATCAAATCTAAATTCCCAGGATCTTTCTTTACGCAGGGAGTTCACAAGAAGCAGCCTATTGCACGCCCATTCGACATTGTCGAAAACATAGTAGCTGCAGTGACCGGAGAATACCAGGAGTCTGTACCCTCTGTTAAGGTATCTGAGAAAGCCATAAAAGAGGAGGTAGACAGGCTTAAGTCTCTTTGGGATCTGAAGGTGTCCGCTGACACTGAAAGACTAATAGAGGCGGAGGCCAGGAAAGCACTGGAGGGAGAGGCTATAACAACCGAGTCCCTTTCTAAGAAGAAGGAAGAGCTGCAGCAGGCCATTACTGACTCGGTAGATAAGAGAAGTAGAGAAGCCTTAGTGGGTATAGTTCAGACCTACGCCGTTAAGGCCAGCGATAAAAATATATCCGACAAGACATCCGTTGAGCTCCAAACTTACGCCTTTAGACTGCAAGCAATGCAGACTCTGAAGTACAGGTCTGCTACATCAAAGAGCGTTACCCACACCGGCTTCTACGCCCGGCATATGCGCCTTACAAGGTTCCTGGAGCACTGGGTAGCCTCTCCGTACGTGGAGGGTCGCCCTGGAGAGGAAGACCCTGTCAACGGTAAGCTTGGCGGTGGAGTGTTCCCCCTATTAAAAGCTGTCAACGCAAAGAGACTCATAAAGGCTTTAGTTAATCAGTCCGGCGCAAGATTTGGTGAAAACTCCAGCCTGTGGGGGTTCCTCACAACTCTCTTCAGTAATCTTTACTATGAGATCGTTGAGGTGATGGCTCCTCCTAGCTACACTCTAGACAAATATGGTCTACCCTATGGACCGTTCCGAGAAGTTGGTGTCGCTTCGGAGCTCCCCGCTGTCTGGGCTTCTAATCTGGCGGCGGTTAAGAGACGGCTTGGGATAGGGTCGTTCTTAACAAAGCCTCAGACTACCTTCTCTTTGCCCCCCGCCTGCAACGCCATCTTCCCTTCCATGTGGAGCAGCCTTCAGCTATCAGAGGACTACTCCAGAACTCCTACTAGAGCTTATTTCAGCAAGTCCTCCGCTATAAACAAGCTCACCTCAGGTGCTAAGCTAACGGGCTACTCAGCCAGCGCTACTAGAATAGGGTTCCCTGCTACTGTAGACGGCCATATGGATAGGGCGACTAGCACTGGAACCTCCGACACTGAGTTCCTGATATTCCCAGAGGAGTACTACATCGGCCCTAAGCCTATGATAAGGCAGCTCCCTGACATGTTTACGGAGCTAAACAAGGTAGCCAACAGCCGCCGGTTCGGGCTTGAGAAAGAAGACCTGGAGATTCAAAGGAAGGCCGGAGAGCTGTATAGAGACGCTCCCATACAGTCTGATTTAATAAGTAAGGACATAAGAGCTTCTGAGAATAGAAAAGCCCAAGGGCACTCTACTCACGCCCTTCTTTACATGCTTGCAGAGCATGAGTTCTACAAGCAGAAGTACACTGCCCGCCAGGGCCAGGTAAGCGGCTCTTTTAATCCGTACATAGTTACTGGCTTCCCGATGGCCGTCTTCGACAACAACTCTTCCGGCATGCACTTACTAGCAGTGGCGCAACAGGTTAGACATACCCTAACTGACAAGGGGTTCTACACCTCTGTAGACTTCACCTTTACACGCACCTTTGAAGACATGATGGCCACGATGAAGGCGGACGGTGGCTATCTTGACGCCGGCCCTCACGACCCAATTGGTGAGCTGCAGGACCTGTTTCAGTACATACCAGCGGCCAATATGTACTACTCAATCCTGTTTAGGAGGTCAGAGGTACCCGCTAAGGCAGAAGCAGGCAAGGGAGATAAGAAAGTAGGTCTAGTGCCTTTGGACTCCCTTATGGCTGCTAACGTGCAAGGCTCCGGGGTAATGGACTACAGGACTCTTATGCAGTGGGATAGGCCCTCAGCAGAGTCTCAGTTGATAGTTACCCGACCCCTAACCGAAGAAGAGAGAGCCCTTCCGGCCTTTGAGGATGTCCCAGATGGAGTTAAGCCTGCTATATACACAAATACTCCTTTGAAGCCCAAGAATGAGGTCAAGGACCTATTCGACAACAACGATCTGGCCATGGATTATGTATCCAGACCAGTTTGTACTCTAGAAGACTATATAGACTTCTACGCTGTAGCAGGTAGGGGCAAGACCAACCTAGATCCAGTAGGAAGAGGCAGGGGAGTTCGAGTAGGCCCTTCTGACCAGGGTAGGACAGTGCCCACTTACTACTCTGTAATCAGGCAGTTTATAGGAGGACCTGGAGTGGAGCCAGGGGCTAAAATCTCCACCACTACTGACACAGGGTCGACTCAAGAGACTCTTAGGATTAAGGTGATAGGGGCGGACGGAGAGCTGCAGGACGCCGTCATCCTTCCAGTCGGAGACGTGGCCACTTTTGCCGATCTTCCTGATAGCATCAAGGACTGGCAGGCTCTACTCTTAGACTACACAGCAGAGATAGAGTCCCTTAGCCCCCAGGGTAGCCACTCATCAAACCCTGACGTCCTTATCAGGAGAGCCGGATCTTGAACGAAGACAAAAAGTCAAAAGACGTGGAGCTCTGGTCTGCCTGGAGCAACAATCCAAACAAGGCCACTCTCACGCCACTTCTCAAACAGGTGGACCCCGTCATAAACAAAGAGGTCTCTCGTTGGATGGGAGGCCCCGTGGCCTTACCAGCTTTAAGGGCCCAAGCGAGGCAGTTGGCTGTTAAGTCGTTTGAGACCTTTGACCCTAGCAAAGCAGCGCTTAACACTCACCTTACTAATCAGCTGAAGTCTTTGTCTCGAGATATCTATACGTATTCTGGCCCTGCCAGAATGCCTGAGCATCGCAAGATAAAGATGAAGACGTTCAACGACTCCATAGAGAGGCTAAGAGACGACCTAGCACGAGAGCCTAGCGTTGAAGAGCTGGCGGACGACCTGTCCTGGAGCCCTGCCGAGGTAGCTAGGTTTAGAAAAGAGCAGCGCAGGGAATTGTCAGACTCTCTTCCAATATCCCATGGGTTTAGCTTGGACGACGATGACGACAGCATAGTGTCTTTCGTCTACCACGACTTAAATCCGTCAGACAAAGTAGTATTTGAGCACACCACCGGCTATGGCGGAGCTCCCCTCTTGAGTACTAAGGAGCTGATGAATAAGTCAGGACTTACTTCAGGGCAGATATCTCACGCCAAGAGAAGGTTGAAATCCATAATCTCTGGAGTGGTGCAGTAATGGCCGAGAGCTTCTCCTATGAGTCCCAGAACATCTACGTGGCCATGGCTTCTTATGCCAAGAAGAAGTACTTGGAGTACTTAGATGGAGGGTACTCGTTCAGTGAGTCCGACATGGACATCCTAAAGGCGTGCTCAAAGAACTCCAGCTTTCAAGGGGAGCATGTAGTAAACGCTTCCTCGGTGGCAGAGAGCGCCACAGCCTCTAGGGCCTACTCCAGGACTCAAGCGGTAAACAGATCACTGGAAATGAGGTCCAGGAGCCGCCTAGATTACTGGGACAGCGCTTTGAAGGCGGCCGAAAAAGATGAAGTTTTTTATGCCGGCAGAGCTGCTACGGACCTATCTCTACACAGAGATATAACAAATGCACCGGACGAAGTAAGCATTGCTGAAAGCTTCTCTATCAACCCAGAGACCGGAGAAGCAAGTCCCTCTACCGTAGTAGTATAACCTTGGCTTTATACGACATCTTTGCTAGATCAACAGGCCCTGACGGTCCCCGCTGGCTTGACGACGGCCAGGGCATACTGGCAAGCAGCACTGGGTCGTACACACTATCAAATATGGTAATGCGCATCTTGTTTACGACCAAGGGCAGCATTCCAACCGCTAGGTCAGAGGGTACCTACCTACCTAATCTAGTGGGTAACGTCACAGACGTAGAGCACGCTAAGGCTACGGCCATATCGGCTATCGCAGATGCCGAGTCGTACATAAAGAAGATGCAGCTTAGGTCCCCCGTCTCTAGGGACGAGACCCTTTCTAGGCTAGTTATAAACAACATCCTAGTCAGGCAGGGCCCTGGTTTAGTGGTGAGGATATTGGTATACAGCGCCTCTGACGCTGTAATACCCTTGGAGGTCACTGTATAATGGCTCTGTCTATCGACATAAACACAGAAGACCTGGCCAGGGTAGAGAGGCTAATCAGAAGCGCTCTATCTCAGTATGTGCCATCAGGCAACTTCCGCGAGGGAACCCTCCTAAACGACGTGGTCGTCAGGGCCATGGCCGTAATACCGGCTCTTGTAGAAAAAGAAGCCGCTCAGATAAGGGCTAGGCAGAGCCTTAACTCAATATCTTCTCTGTCCCCCGAAGATGTAGACGGGGCCCTAGAGGATCTAGTATCCAACTGGTTTGTTACTCGCAAAGAGGGAACTAGGTCTACTGGCATTGCTACCTTGCACTTTTCTTCTTCTGTAGGCGAGATTGTTGAGATACCTACAGACGCGCAGTTTACGTACTCTACCGGAGTAGAGTTCGTACTTGACTCGCAGAACGCGCTGGTCATTAACAGGGATGATCAGATGCGCCCTGTATTGGCCTCTGACGGCAGCGTTTCTGAGTACCTATTGTATGTACCTATAATCTCTACCTCAATAGGCGGGGCTGGTAACGTACCCGCTGGTATATTCCAGACGTTCAGCACCTTCTCTCCGTATCTAAATTACGTCGAGTTAGAGACTGGAATCACCACTGCAGTAGCTAATGAGATTAATTCCGATCTTATAGAGAGAGCTAAGTCTTCTCTATCGGAGAGGGGTCTCATAACTCAGAGGTCTCTCAGCGCTGTTCTAAGAGAAGAGGTGGTCGACGTACAGGACGTCTATGTAGTTGGCGCCGGCGCTGAAGAGATGCAGCGAGACCTAATAAAGGACGTCGCTTACAATCTAAACATCCATGTCTTAGGACATGTTAACGTTTACTGTCTATTGCCCGTAGTCAGGAACGCCAGATACCCGTACGACGGTACGTACGTTTCTTTTGCTGACGGAGAGTCTACTAAGACAATAGACACTACGGCTGTCACTAATTTTCCTTTCTTAAGGGTAAAATCCGTAGCGTTATCTAACGGCGGCCCCTTCACTAACCTAGTCAGAGCTAGCATACATAGCTTTGATGACAATGGCGCTACTAAGTACAAAGTTTACAGGTCAGATACAGATGCGTATGCCGTAAGAGCTACCAGCGCTCTGCAGGCGGACGAATATTCTCTGTCTGTGTCAGACACCTCTTTGTTTAGCTCAATGCAGCAAGGTTTGTCTGTCAAAGTAGGCAGCACTGCCGGGGCGCGCAATCTGTACTTAGAGTATGACGGTACTAGAAGCCTGTCTTCTGTGGACCTTATCGTACAGGACAGGAACAGAAGAGTAGCCGCCGCCAACGCTCTAGGGTACTCCTTCATACCCGCAGTAGTTAAGATGTCCATCTCTTACTACAGGAAGTCTAGCGCTCCAGGAGCTCTACCTGAGCAGGAGGCCAAGGCTGCTATATGCTCGTACCTGAATAACAATCTGTTCCCAGAAGGCCTCAAGGTATCTGACATTGTAGTGTTCCTGATGGGCAACTTTGATCTGTATGTCCAGGGAGTCGCCCTGCCTATAACAGTAAGCATGTACCTGCAGTCTCCTTCTGGGAGGGAGATAAAGTACGTTACTCAGAACAAGATCACAGTTGAGGACATGACGCTACTGGCAGACTCCACTGCCTATGACGGTACCACTAGACTCAATGAGCAGGTCAGCGATAACACCGTCAGATTCGTTTCGTTTGAGGACCTGATCACTCTTACGGAGCTTGTGTGAACGGCAAGATCCTACTAGAAGGCATTAGCGACTTCTGGCTTAGATTCTTCAAGGACTCGGACGTAATAGTCAGGGCCCATGAGGCTTCATTAGAGGCCGCCGGAAAAGCCTACCAAGACATGCTGCTGTCATTGACAAGGCTGTCTCTGAGGGACGTACCACTGGAGGAGAGCTTCCCTTGGTACAATCTAGTAATGTACGAGGATCGAGTACTAGAGATACCTACTGGGGAGCCTGGGGTATCGTACTTTCTGTACGCACTTCCTGACGATGTTAGGGATGTAGACCTACTGCACAACGTAGTTCTTTCTCCTACTAGGGTGCTGGAGAAGAGCTACGATTTTGATGTCATACAGAATGACTCTAGAAGGCTGCGGGAGTTGGCGCAGTTAAATCCCTCCGTGCCCACGACAGGGTGGTTCTTACTGTTCTATTCCGATCCATTTAACTGGGACGGGCTTGGTAACCCAATACCTGGGTTCGCCCTCACGACCGCCGTGTTTGACTCCACGGTCAGGCTAAAGTCTGTGCGAGTCCCTGATTGGACGGCTACGTCTGTAGCTGTTGGGGATACTGTTCGCTCAGTAACCAGCAGCGGCAGGATTTACTACTCTGAGGTATCAGGCATATCTCCAGGGTACATAACCGTAAAAAACAGGACGCCTCTACCACCTGAGGGCACAATAACCTGCAATATAGGAGCCGATTCACCGAACTTCTTCGATAAGTTCGAGGCTCTGACATGTCTGTCTACTTCTTTTGCTACTAGAGTCAGAGTCCTTTCTTTATGGTCTCCAGATGTAAAGAAGGACTACTACACTCTATATGAGATGTATGGCACTGCAATTTCTTCTAACAAAGAGCCCTCTACAGAAGAGTATCGGGCTTTCATTAGGGGAATATGGAATCTGTACCTTGGTGGTCCCTCTCTATCCAGGATAGAGTCCGCCCTAAACGTAGTGTCCGGACTGCCAGTAGTGAGGAACACCTACGAAACTATAGAAGACATAAGTTTCAACGGTGCCGGCGACGTAACTATAACCACCTCGGTATCAAACGCTGACTTTACCGAGGAGTACCTGTTCAACTCAGGCACGCCACTACTGCCAGAGGTAATAGCGGCAGCAAAGGTGTACGACTCCGTTGAGAGAGATGGATCGTATACCATCTTCTCCGACCTGGCCTCTCTGGAAGACATAGGGTCTTTCCTAGACCTAGACGGGCTCGAGGCTGGGGTAACAGAGCTTGTTATTGGGGCCACTAGAAAGTCCATACAGTTCGTATTCAACACTCATATACAGGTAGAGCTAGCTGACGCGGAGGAAGGCTCAGGCCTGGCCTGGTCTTTGGAGAACTCGCCTGGAGTCCCGTTGCTATCTGGAACTGCCGGGTTCTTTGCCCAGAATCTGCCCAGCGGACAGCAGTTTGAGTCCTTCGATACGCTGACGTCGGTGTTCAGAGTTACTGATTACGTAGAAGACCCCCTATGGTGGGAGGATTCCGTAGTTCCATATGCCCTTGCTCCTGGACTACCCCCTCACCGAAGGACTGTAAGCTCTGCGGTGCTTGGCAACTTCTTAAATGCTGGAGGAGACATATCCAGAGTAGGAGACCTAGGCCACTTTGTTGGAGCCGATGAAGACGGAGATGTGTCCACCGCTGGGTACCAATACCTGCACTACTCTTACGCCCCCGAAGGGTTCTATTCGCTCGGGGCCGCAGTTGGAGACGACCTGCTTATAACAGGCACCTCTCCTATACTGTGCAGTATAGAAGAAGTAGGCAAGTACTGGATAAAGCTGGATACCGTAATACCAGCTGCTGATATAGCAGATCCTACCTATGTAGATTTTGCAATCCAAGGTAAGACAGGTACTCTGCCACTGGGAACCCTGTCAGAGTACCCAGGGGACTATCATCAGCCTGCTTGGCTATTAATGAACAGGTTCCTTAAGTGGAACATGTTCGCTGTGACATTTGACACTGCCACGGCTACCTTCCCTCGCTCGCAGTCCTTTGTCCTGGACTTGATACTGCAATCCAAGCCCGCTCACTGCTATCCATATGTTAGGTCCGGGTCAGAGCTTCGTGATAACTACGAAGTTTTTGACGATGAGGATCTTGGTATAAAGGTAATCCTGCCCCTGGAAGACTTCTCCATAGGCATTGAGAACGCCGTATACGTAGGAGCTCGCGACTTCAATGACTTTGAAGACGCAACAAGCGGGGACTCTTGGGAAGCTCTAGGAGTTCAGGACGGTGACACTCTCCACGTTCTTGACTGCGAGTTTGAGATAGAGAAGTTCTCTGTAATAGCCGAGGGGTCTTATGACCTAACCGGCACCCTCTTCCTGTTCAACGGCTCTAACTTTGTAGTCGGGGTAGGGACTAGGTTTATTGATGAGCTTAGAGTAGGACAGCAAGTAGTTATAGCAGGTGAGACGTTCCGGGTTCTCGACCCCGCTCTTGGCTACGACATCACCCAGACCTCTTTCTACATAGACTCTAACTGGCTATTGCCTACTCAGTCAGGGATTACTGGGTCTACCACGGCTGGGTATTCTAACAGAGCTCGTATCAGTCTACTTTCTGGCACTCCCTACTACGGGCATGGGTTCAGCTACCAGCTCTCAAACGGAGGAATTGTCTACTACACTTCAGTAGCGAGCGTTGGTGACCTGCTAGGTGGAGTCGGGTCCTACAGGAATGCCTTTGTTGGTGGAATGGACCCCCTAATTGACAGGCACGAGCTAGACACTACCAGAGTAACTACTCCCCCATCTTCTATGGGCATGCCGTTGGCTCTTGAGGAGCTAGCCGTACGTAAGCACTTTGTAAATGGAATTTCAGTGACTAACACGGCTTACAGCGGTACCATTGAGGTAGATTCTACGCCTTTCTACATATCAGACACTCCCTGTTCAGTGAGGGCTATCAATGTTGCTTAAAGATTCCATGGTCCCCCTTAGGGGAGAAGTTCTTCTTAGGGTTTTGGACAAGAATGGGAGGTGCTTGTACAGGCACCATGACAAAAACTCCATAACCTACCTTGCCCCTCTAGTTCTCATGGATCTAATGGTGCAATCGGACTTTGATGATGATGGCACGGCCATAAACATAGAAGGTTCACATCCTGCTGATACAGACAGGGGCTTTGCTGTAGCTCAGACTGTAGTGTCTGATCCTCAGAAGAACGTGGTCAGGTACATGAGGGTAGGCACCGGGGACTCTCCGGCAGCTAGGGCCGATACTGACTTAGTGGCTCCTCTTGATGATCAGGAGAGCGCCACAGCCCTTATATCCTCTATAACCTTCCCCACTAACTCTTCTATAAAGTTCGTGGCTACGTTCGCTGCCGACAAGGCTAACGCCGACGACCCTATAGCCGAAGTTTCTTTGTGGACCCGTGGCAGTGCCTTATCTTTAGACCCAGTTGGTACTTCTGATTCTAGGATGTTTGCTCGACAGGCCCATCCTCCAGTCACGAAGACTGAAGCCATTATGCTAGAGTACAGCTGGACTATCTTCCTTACTTGAGGTGAGCCGTGCCGGTAGATTTTAAACAGGGTGGGGACACGGGCGAGGATAACGTAAATTCTATCCAGCCCATAAGCAATGGCGAGCCTGTAAATCAGGTCACTCTTAGAAGGCCTGACGAGAATCTTAGGAATAGAACTGAGGTTCTTAAGACCTCCGTTCTGGATCTAGACCAGAAGTACCGCGAAGAGACCGGCTCTTACATAACTTCTCTTGGCGGAGTTTGCTACGTCACCGAGCAGTCTCACGTAGCCATAGGAGCTATACCCGCCACGGTCTCGGCATGGAAGTTCAGCCCTTACGCTGCTACGCCGCTAGTCCTGGCCAGCTCGGCTATTGCCGGAGGCAAGGTTGTTATCCGCGAGTCGGATTTCAATACCTTCTACACCAACTCCGACAAGAACGACAACCACATGATCAAGAAGGGCGACACTATCGCCCTTAAGGTGCCCCATCTGGGCGTTGACTCCAGGACGGAGTTTTCTTGGGGCAATGACTACCAATTTCCAAATGTAGCCATAGGAAACTTGTCTCCAGAGGCTCAGCTGGTGAAGCTGCCCCTGAGGACTGTAATAAAAGACGAGGCTGTCACTCTGCTGACTGACCTAGGCCCTGACGGGCTGGAATTGGTCGACGCTGACGGGGTGCCTGTATCAGACAACACTCTTTACGTAGCCATTACTAGCGTGTTTTCTGAGGCTGCGGATAGTTGGTTCGCAAAGGGAGGACGAGGAGGCACCCTTGGGGCGGATGTCGACTATCTAGAGGTGTCCAATGTGGGGGAGACCTTCATAGAGGTAGTAGGCACTACGCCCTTTAGAATACTCTGGGAGAGCACCGACCTTCCCCTAAGCTGGGCTTTGTACACCAAGTCTGGGGCTGACTACACGTCAGTAAAGACCGGGACCGGCGGGTACATAACCGAGAAGGACTATTCTGGGTACAACATAGTACCAATAGTGACCTACGACGGTGACGGCTTTATATTCCATCACGGCGCAGGGTACATCCCAAACATACCTGCGCGCATACTGTCGTTCAGCTTGCCGGTGTCTCCATATGCTGAACTGGCCTCTACGGAGGAGAGCAGCGAGGGAGCAGCTGCTATAGGGTCTATTCTACGGAGCTCTTCCGGCAACGTGGATAGCAACTCTGAGATAGACAGCTATGGCGGAGTTAACCTAGCGTCGGGAACTCTATCTTCCCAGCTAGACAGGCTGGTGAAGCAGGCTGCCCGCAGAACTAGGTGCCTTAGCAAGAGAGTGTCCGCCTCCGACCTAACGAGCGGCACCTCTATCACCTTCGACCTCAATTATGATGGTCACGCTAGACTGTCCACTAAGGACAGGATTACGAAGGTCTGGTTCGTAATTGACGAGCAATTCTCTCTAAACGCCGTTGATAAGTCATTGACCTTTGAGGTGGTGGTAGGAGAAACAGACATTCTACCCCTGTTTGAACTGTTCGGTGAATTCAACGCTCCATTAGAAGGCAAGTACGAAGTTCCTGTCTCGGAGACTCTGTACTCTCTTTCACCGCCTGATCTTGGGTCGACTGGCACCAAGATAACCACCACGTTTGTTTGTACCCCAACTATGACGGGAGGCACCGTAGTAGCTGGGGGCATACAGATATACGTAGAGGTACGAGAGATACCGTGACCGATCTTCTTCTAGAGAAGCTAGGCAAGGCTAAGTCACCCTGGTGGGTCTACCTGCTGGTCATAGCGGTCACTATTCTAGTGGCCGTTCTGAAGCTTAAGTCCAACGCCCTTCAGCTCGAGAAGAAGGTACAGGACAGAAACAAAGAGACTAGCGAGATGGAGTTCAGAAACGCCCAAGGCGACAAAGAGGCGGCTAAAGCCCTTGAGAGGGTCAGGCAGGCTTCTGTGAAGATAAACTCCATCGACGACAAGATCTCTGAGGTAGACAACAATGTTAAGAGGGCTATTAGTAGGATTAATGCTGCTCGTTCCTTTAAGGATCTGCAGAGCTGATACTTTCACTCTTCCTAGGTGGACTGAGACTAACCTAGGGGCCTGCTACGATTTAGACGGAGCCAAGAAGCTAAAGGTCTTCGAGGCTCAGTGCTTAGGTGACAGGGACAAGAGCCTCCTGCTACAGGAGAAGTCCGAGTATCAAGAGCAGAGGATAAACGATCTGCTAGCAGCTATTGATATTGTAAATGGCCAGAGCTGGGCTTTAAAAGACCGCGTGGCCAAGGATTCTATCCTAATAAACGACCTAAACGCCTCTCTGAAAGAAGAGAGGGGGTGGTCTCTAAGGGACGGCGCCAAGTGGCCGGTTGTTATAGTCTCCAGCCTTCTTGTAGCTGGAGCGTTCGCTGCTGGCTGGGCTTTATAATAGGGGCGTAGTCGGGCCCGTGCCTGGGGTTCCGTACATTATGGTCCTGGTCCAGGCGTCTATAGCTTGGGCTATAGGCAGCATAGCAGAAGGCCGGTCCAAGCAGCCAGAGGCGCGCGCCATGGCCACCCTAAGAGGTCCTACCAAGGTAGGCGTAGCCGCTACGACTGTCATGCCCGGAACGCCTATGGGTATGAACGTAGTCCAGAAGCCTATGAGCGCCGTTTGCAAGGTATTAGGGAAAGTACCCGGCGGCAGTGACGCCATGGCGGAGCCTAGGGTAGAGTAGAGATTACTCTCTACAAGACCTGGGCTTGCTGCCCCTGGAACCGAGGCTTGTATGTATGGAGTAAAGGCCCTTACCCACTCAGGGCCGCACTCTGGCTGAAGCCTGCTCGGACTTACCTGACTAAGCCCCAAGTGGAGCACAGAGCTGCTAAGCGGCATAGGACACTAGAGTAGTGAGGCTTTGCTGCACTACTTCCTCTCTTGCCCTAGTTCTTACCTCAGCTTTGCCATGATAGCAATCTTTAGCTACTAGGGCCAGAGCGAAGGCGTCAGCTATGTCCTCTTGCTTGCTATCTAGCCCAAGGCTGTTGGCGTACAGAACCATTGTTTCTTTGCTAGCGGCCCCGTTGCCGGTCATGTACTTCTTCAAGCTCTTTGGAGGGACTGTTACGAACGGTATCTTGTTCTTAGCCATTAGGACTTTGAACACCCCGTAGGCAGCGCCCATGTCGAAAGGCCGGTTCAAAGAATTAAACGAGGGGCCTTCTATAGCCGCCATGTCGACTTTACCTAGAAGTTTTATGGTCGCCTCGAAGTTATCGTAGATATAGGCAAAGCTCTTCTCGCCAAGGGACGCAGGAGGGGCTATCCTTACCTGCAGCGGAGCGAATCCGCTCCTGAGCACAACAACCCCCGAGGACCTGACGCTGGCGTCAATGCCCAGAAATGCTTTGGGTGCCTCGCTCATAGAGTGTATTATCTCCGCATGGCTTCAGTTACACTAAGAACGACGTGCTCCATTTTAGAAAACGGCGGCGCGTCCATCCTTGCAGAAATCATAGACTCTACGGACATACCCAGCGAGATATTGGTCTTCAAAAAGACCAAGGTGCTGGTCGAGGACTACTACGTCGGAGTGGCCACCCCTTGGGAGATATCTACGTATCCTACTTCTAGGAATGAGGCTACGTCTTTCTACAGGAAATCTTCCGGCACCCTTACTTTTGACAGCGTCAGCAGCGCTAAAATAGCCAAGGACGAGCTGTCGTCAATAATGCTAGAGAGAGTGCAGGCTTACGCTGATATAGCAGGCTTTGAGGGAGTTACGGTAACTGAGCTGGAGTCAGTCTAATGTCGGGAAGACTGGTCCTCACAGCCGGTATAAACTACCGTGCCCCAGGTGACCCCGAGCCAGTCTCCGGGTATTGGGAGCTGACCATGAGCGTTGCTCAGGCGGTCAACTTGGCTAAGAAGGTCTTCTTAGTAGAGAAGAAGTACTTCGGCTCTTCATGGGGAGAACCTTCGTACCTAAGAGTGGCGAGCAGGTCGGAGCTAAAAAAATACAGCTTTAACGACCCGGAGACAACTGGCATTACCTACTCAAGCGGCTACCACCTCTATCTGACTAGCAGTGTAGTGTCTCCCTACTCTTCTTGGGACGACGCTCACTACGCATACCGCCATGCTAGGGCCAGAATAAAGTCCTTGATAGGATTCGACGCCGAGACCACCCTGACTTCGCCTCTTAGCATAGGAATAGTTGGGCCAGTTCCCTACCGTCAGACAGGGACGGCGTATACTATGTACCCACTGGACTCGCATAAGTTTGCCGGTTCTGGAGGTTCCCCTCCTTACTCCTACTCAATAGGAGAGGACTACACAGGGAGCATAATAGAAGGTTCAACAGGGCTGTTTGTAGCCAACAACTCTGGCAACTGTGAGATAGTGGTCCAGGACTCTGCCAACGGTAGGGCCACTATAAATGTGACCATAGTGGAGCCGTCGTCTCCCACGTCTTTAGAGGTTTTCAATGTCTGACCTAGAGCTTGTCTTAGCACAGAGAAGGTACTCGCTGATCGTCTCAGGAGTTCCTAAGTACAAGATAGAGCTTTCAGTATCCCCTGGAATAGGTTCCACGGGGATGCCCAATCACGTATTCGTAATGACTATAGGAGCAAATGAGTCAAGCGACACTTTTGCTCGCATAGCTACCTTGGCGGACTTGGATCTTATCCACACGCTAAGAAGCGTAGCTGTAGAGAGAGGCCATTCTGAGTATCGAACCAGTAAGTCTACTCTTAGTTTCGATGATATTGACACTGCTATTGCTGCGGTACCTGTAATCAAGGACAGAATAAATTCTCTTGTCGGAGTGTGGCAAAGAGCACGCCTGGACTTCATCACTGACAGCGAGGTCACTGACCTGCCACTAGGTAGCGGGTCTTTGTCAGTACAGGACACGTACAAAAAAGCTTACACGGACGCAGTAGACGCAAGAAAGGTAGCCGAGACCGCGCAGGATGCGGCTCAGGCTGAGTACGAGACTGCCATAGATGAGGCAGCTAAAAATAAGGATATCAGGGACATACACTGTTACTACAGTGACAAGCTCGCTAACCTGTACGGGCTTACTTCGGACGAGACTACTCCCGCTAGCCCTTCCTACGCCCTGGGCATAGCAGTAAATGCTCTAAACCAAGCATCTGATCAGCTAAGCAGGTGTACTAGAGTAGCCAATGGTAAGAAGGGGTCCCTGGAGGCCGGGTCTACAGCTAGCCAGGCTTATACGCCTAGCGGGTCTTTTCCAGCTGGCTCAAGCGCTACCTATTCTGGCCATTTGTTAGTGGTAACCTTTTCTGACGGCCACAAGGAAGTCAGAACTATCGGGAGCATAACCGGAACCACGACTCTTAACCTACTACAGCCCTTCACAGAATCTCCGGCTGAAGGGGACAAGTGGGAGGTTAGGTTCCTATCTGACTACCTGCCTGTGGACGACTTTGGGGCTGCGGCTAGCGCTGCAACTAAGGTGCAGGCCGCTCTTGATTCATTGGTGGGCTCTGGTGGGTATGTTACGGCTCTTGCTTCGCTAAAATCTGAGGCAGAATCTAACTGCGTTAACTATGGCTCGCTGTACGACACTGACCTGGCTTCTGAGGCATCTAAGTTGTCGTCGCTAGAAACTGCCAAAGCTAAAAAAGACGCGGCACAAGCTGTTGCCAACAGGGCCGCGTCAGAGCTCTTGGAAGTCTGCCCAGATGCAGACCTAGAGGCTCTCGCTCAGTAGTAGACGTGTAACCTTCTTGAGGGTACCTATGTTGGGTACATACAGAGGATTCGGTTCCCCAGAGATGTTGGCTTCTGCTATGGCCTCGAGTTTCTCTCTGAGGATCACCCTATGCGCAGGGCCTATGTGTTCTAGATTAGCCAAGACATCCTTGAGGGTGGCCGCTCTAGCATAGTAGTCGCTTCGGCTGGTGTCCCCAAGAGACTTGATGGCCTCTGCAAGAGACTCCTTGCTGCGCTCCTTTAGATACAGAATCGCCCTGTCCTTGGATCTGCTAGACAGGATCAATTCCCGGGGTATCTCCCCTACGTACTTAGAGCCCCGGATAATGTCCTCTAGAACTTCCTCGGCGTAGTTGTCAGGCAAGTCAGTGTCTGACAGCCACACAAGGGAGGCTGCAACCGCTCTTGCGGTCGGCCTTACTTTGCCAAGGTATGTCTTTAGTGGAGTCTCTAGTATGGCATTTATGTGGTAGTGGTAGTCCTTCTCGTATTTTTTCCTGGCCTTAGCGTACTTGGTCTTGTGAGGCTCCGCGAACTTCTTGATCACTGAGAAGATGCGGTCAAATGGAATCTCGTACAGCTCCAGGGCGCCTTCTCTTAACTTGTCCTTGTCCAGGATTCGCATGCGCTCCGGGTTCTCCAGAGTTGAGGCAATTACCTGGTAGGTGCTGGTGGCTGTCGCTACTGCGCTCTTGTCTAGGAAGGAATTTGTGGATACGCAGTCGCTTAGGACCTCTTTGACCGCCCTACCCAGTAGGTACTCTTCCATAGGAATCAGGTCTATGGCCTCGTCCGACGCCCCCCTGCCAGTGCTTAGCCCTATCAGGCCTCTAATGTACAACTGCTGGTCAAGCTGCACAGCCTCAGCGGGCAGGTCGTCGTCCTCCGTCAGTCCTCTTATGTACCCTGTCGCTGATGGGTCAGATACGTACGCATGAGGAGGAGGCTGTATTCCTAGGCGGTGAGTTATACGATGCAGGTGATCGTGTATGACATCGAGCATAGTCAAGCTGGCGAAACCAAGCCTCTTGTTGACTAGGTAGCTCGACTTTACCCAACCGTCATACTCTTCCCGCCATGGGCCAGCGTACACCAGGAAGTTAGTGCTGTTGCTAGTTCTTCCCCCGTATAGGCGAGGAGCCAGGCCAAGTAGCACTAATTCGTGATCGAAGGTAACCGAGCCTCCAGAGATATCCGCCTGGATTGATACCTCCTTGGTCAGGTCCTTCCTCGACGGAAGCGCTATGGCCCTTGTTACGACCATGTCGTTTGGCACCCATGCCGTCATTCCCATAGGGGCCACACCAGCTCGCCCGTGTCCGGGTGCTTGACGCGCCGCTCTGCGTTGGCCGGCTTCTCTCGGATGCTGCCGGTCGCCGTGAAGCCCTTGAGCGTCTCGGTCTTGCCGTCCTTCTTGCGGGTCATGCCGATGCGCCGGCCACCGTCGTCGGATGCCGCAGCCTGAGCAGGGGCCTCTTCTTCCGACCTAGCCGGAGCGTCCTCGACGACCGGCTTAACGGGCTCTGCCGCCGGAGTCGGGACCTTCATGAGCAGCTTGCCTACAGCCTTCTTGTAGACAACCACAGACATGCTGCCTTCAGAGCACTCTAGGTTAAGGACCGCCAGGCTCTGGTCCCTAGAGTGCAGGCCGATACCGCCTACCTCAAACACGATCCCGTCAGGGATCAGGTCCTTAAGGTCTTTTCCGCTGATCTTCACGTCACTACTCCTTCCCCCATGTGGTTTTGTTAGTACGGAACTGCCGGACTCCAGGAATGTTGCAGTCCTCCCAGTTCTCTATTTCGTAGTGCCGATAATGGTGGGTGCGCATAATCACCTTGCCATCCTTGACCCAGAACCTCCACGGCTCGTCCCAGGATCCATAGGGTCTACGCCATCCGCTAAGGGACATTAGGTACGCCAGCCAGACTGCCTGGTCGTCCGTGATCTCCTTGTGAGGCAGATCCAAGATCTTCTGGAGCTCCTCAGGCTTCCACGTTGACCAGTCTTTCTTGAGGTCTACGTGGATGAACTGATGGAGCGCATAGCGCTTCCTCCTCAGCCTGACAACCAGGTCCCCTGGACCCCCCATAGCCAGAGTCGGGAACACGCCGCAGATTGTATACGTGGTTGCCCTGCCTTTCCGTGTACCGATTCGGCCCTCTATGTAATGCCCGGACGCCGCCAGAGTCGCCTTTATCCAGGGCGTATCCTTTGTGGGAACCTCCCCGAAAGTTTTCTTTACCCTGTCTTTGACCCTGTCCTGTAGGTCTTCTAGGGTCAGAGCTCCGGAGCATTTTGTGGGTTGGTACTTATTGCAGGTACCCGAGATGACGCATTGGGAGCACACATCCTTGCGGACCTTTCTCGTGGCCGCTGCCCTACTGCTGTTAGCACTGAGCTCAGCCTTGCGCTTCTTCAGGTCACTTTCCTCGAGCGAGATATCCTGGATTGGGTAGATCTTATTCTCCGACACCCCAACCTTGTCCGACAGCGCCCACTTGTTTGGGACGAGGCTTAGGCCTTCCGTACCCTGGATGGCTTCCTTCAACTTGCTAACCATCTGGGCGCTGGCCTCCTCGCTAACAGCCAGCTGCATCGGGCTTCTCGGTACCGGTACGTGAGCTGTTCTAGCTGTTGCGCCTGCTACCCAGGTGTTGTACGAGTCGTAGGGACCGAACTCGTACTTAGAGTTGTCCCCCCACCCTAGCGTCAATGACATACCCATGTCCTTGACTACCAGTGGGCTGCCTGATTCTTGTAGGCAGGTGTCCCACTTACAGGACAGACACGGAGGGCTAGCGAACTTCTCGAACTGCATGCAGTTGCGATACACATCTGCTAGAGGCTCTGTTACCAAGCCTTCTCCAGTAACCACGTAGTCGTAGCTGTGCTTCAGCCACGCCCCTGGGCCTGGGATGGCAAAGGGGGTCATGAAGACCTTAGCCCAACGGTGGATTACAAAAAGGTCCGCTTCGATCTTGTTCCTCAGGGAGACAAAGACCTGCTCGTGATTCTTGATGTTCTCGTCCGGCATCTGAATCAGGATACCGGGAAGCAGGGTTGAGCTGTTCCCCCTCCACCTAGGAAAGTGGGACCAGATACCGCCCATTGCCTGTGCTAATACCGCCCTCATCAAAGGGAGTCCTCCTTGTCCTGCTCTTCCCATTTCTGTCTAAGGGAGAGCCTTTCAGTTTCCAAGGCTGTCTCAAACTCCTGGGACAGCCTTTCTTGACGGCTAGCCTCCAGCACTTGACCGAAGTAGCTGAGCTTGCCACGGATGTGCGCTATCAAGTCTTCAGCGCAATTTATACTCGGGTTGATCTTGGCTTTAGACATCTCCACCTGAGACTCAAAGCCCTCCACCATGCAGTTGTGTATCAGCGCCCGAAGCGCTGCGTACTGCTCCCTCTGAACGTTGGGCTTGTCGTTCACAGTCAGGCCCAGGACCTTTTGCCTGCGCCACTTGGGCAACACTAGGATCTTGTGTGTCGCCCAGCCGCCCCTCCTGAACGCTGCCGCAACCTTATCCTTGAACTCGTTAGTCTTGTCGACTGGTACGACCTCAGGGTGGCTGAAGTAGACGTTGTCGGAATAGCGGACGTAAGACCATCCATACTCCTTGCAGATGTCCAGTACAGCCCCGTCGACTCTGTCTTGGGCAATGCGATTAGCAAGCCCGGGGCTTACAGGAGTACCCTGCGGGAGGAAGTTAACTCCCTCATCTCGGCAACAGCAAAGGCGAGCCAAGAGGCTCGCTACTTGCCTGTTGTATCCCTTGGACATGAAGAAGGACCTGACCCAGCTCATTCGTATGGACCCGAAGAAGTTCTTCAGGTCCATGGAGATGAGCACGCCCCCTCCAGACATGTCCTGTGCGGTTCCCACAACGGACGAGCCCGGCTCGTACGCCTTGACCTGTGGTCCCACCGGCAGTGGCTGAACGAACGCGGCGCACAGAGCTCTTTGCACCGCCTTTAGACGGTCAGAGGGTATGTGTAGCTTACGCTTTTCGCCCCTCTGCCCAGCCCTGCCTCTTTTGGGTATTTCACCCAAACGGTAGGCCGACCCTTTCTGGCCTGCCTGCAACCCCGAGCCCATAACCATAAGCCACAGGGTCCGGGTCTTGATGCCGATATGGAACGCCAGCGTGTTGTCGTCAAACGCCAGTGGCATTCCGTCCGGTACCTGGCCGACCTCCATTACGCTAAGGGTTGTCTTCTTGAATCCCGGCACCGGCAACCTCCTTCCCGTACTTCTCCAAGTTCTTCACGAACTGGCTCTTATGGACGATGCCGATGGACGTGAGGCACGAAGTCATGCCTAGAGTGCATCCCCCAGCTACGTGCCTGTCGAGGTGAGGACACGCCAAGCACGGGGGAGAGATCTGATCTCCGGCCACATGCAGAATAGCCGTGTCCGGGATGTCCGGCTTGCCCAGAGACTTTCTTCGCATCTCAGATGTACGGACTCGATCCCAGCTCTTGTTTCTCAAGTACATCAGCCGGGACCTAGTCTTCAGCTCGTCCTCCTCTCCTTCTTCGTCGGGGGACGACGCTACACTCCTGAGGAGGATCGGTACTACGCACCACCAGTCGTTCATGTTCCTGTCCGTGAGATCTTTCTTGAACTCTTGGACAAGGGGCAGTGACTCGGGGGCCTGATCCCTCGTCACTTTGAACTCTTGCGCTACTACCTCTCCCCTCTCATTGAGAATCTCGTTGACCATCATCGCCCTAAGAGAGTCCATGTTCGGCCCAGAGATTCTCATCTGCAGGCATGTACTGAACATCCTAGGGATGACTTCCTCGTCTCCTTTCTTAACAAAGTACATCTTGTCGAAGATGTAGCCACGGGTGAACGAGAACGCCGCCTTTAGGCTGAGTACCTTCACTGGTCCTTGCCCTTGATCAGCAGGGTACGGCCATATTGGTCGGTGTCGGTGCAGGGGCTACGACCACGGCTCGTGATTGCCCAGATGACCGGAATGTTGAGCCGGAGGGAGAGATCAGGCATCGGGGCGTAGCCGTCCGTAGCGTAGATCAAGGCGTCAGCCTTCAGACCGTCCTTCAGCCTGCGGAACACGCAGTTGAAGTCCGTGCCGCCTCGACCGTGGATGTCGAAGCTGGGCTTGTCGGAGAACCCAACCTCGTACTCGTGGTGGATCTCCGTGTCCGCCTCCAGGACGTGGATCTTGATCCCGCGCTGCGCCTTCTGCAGGTTCTGGAGCTCCGACATGACCTCCGCCAACTCCTCTCCTCCCATGGAGCCCGAGGTGTCGATGGCGTAGACCAGAGTGTACTGGTCGTGGCCGATCTTACCTGGGTAGGCAGACATCCGAGCGTCGTCCATGGAGCGGCGCTTCGGACGCCTCTTGCTTCGCTCTCGATCCTTGCGAAGAGCGTTGCTGATCCAGGCCGACAACAGGCGCTGCCAGGGGATCTCCTTGTCCTTGAGGAGCTCGTCGACGGACTGCTGCAGATTGCCTGGGACGGTACCACGGCTCTTCCTGGCAGCCTCAACAGCCTTGCCAACAGCCTTCTTTGCCTCTCGCTCCACCTGGTTAGCCAGGTCGGAGATCTGGTCGGCAGTCATCTCCTTGAGGGCCTCTTCGAGGTCGTCAAGGTTTGACGTGGGGCTGTTCCTCTTGATGTAGTCTTCAAGGGCCCTGAGGGTCTTGTCTCCGCTGCCCTCACCATTCTCTCCCTCATTCTCTCCGCACCCGCCGCCTCCGGACCCTTCTCCTTCCCCCTTTCCCACAACACCGATCACCTTCACGAACTGGGGAAGATTCTCCATGATGCGCAGGAAGTACCACTCGAACGTCTGGAAAGGAGGCAAGTCGGCATCCGTGGGGTAGACGCCAGCGTACTTGTGCTTACCGTCTCCCATGTCAGGACCAAGGGTCTTGAAGTCCTGAACCGTGGCCTCTTTGGCCTGGACCATGAGAGAATTCACGGCGTAGTCCATGGCGATGTTAGCCACGCGCATGATGCGCTTGAGCTCCAGTCCCTCATGACCCTCGATCAGTCGCATCAGTCGGGGGATGTGGTTCAGAGCGAGGTGGTAAACCTCGTGAATCATCACCAACTGGAGCTCACGGAACTCCAGGTCCTCGACCAGCTGCGGGTCGTACCGCAGCACCATCTTTCCCTCGGGCGTAACCGAAACGCCAGCCGTCCCCATCCCCGGCGTCTCAATCTTCTTGAGCGCGTTGATGATGGTGGGGAAGAACGGGTTACCCCCTCCGCGCCCAGTCTGCAGGAACGCCAGAATTTCTGGCAATGTGGACTTCATCTTACTATCCTTTCCCCGTAGGAGAACCCATGCGAGACCAGAACACTGATCCCACTTTTTCTGTACTCAAGTCCATCGTGGACGAGAGACCAGGCTTCTCATTCCTAGTTAAGACAGCCTCTGTAGGAGAGGACGTGAGGGGCTCTCTTCCTCAGTCATCTTTCGCAGACCCCTACAACAGACTGTTCCCAATACACACCCCTGAGCATGCCCTCCTTTCAAAGGCCTACTTCTCAAAGCAGGCAGGTGTCGATCCCGAGATCGGTGGGCGTATTGACAACGCCCTAAGCATCTATGACATCTCAATGCCTCCGCCAGTCAGGCAGAAGGTTGCCGCAGCTGAAGTTACTTACTTGCTGCCGGCCACTAAGCAGTTCCCTCTGCCTCCCCTAGACTCCATCGACGCTGACACTATTAAGCAGGCTGAGCTGGCCATCATTAAGAACGCCAGAAAGCTAAGCCCCACTAGCCTTGCCACGGCAGCTACGACTCTTGTTAAGGTAGCTGCCGACAAGGGGCTGTCAGTTGAGACAGAGACTCTAGCCTACGCTGGGCTGGCCCAGTGCGACCTAGAAAAGGCCGCTGAGTGGGTAGAGGCTCGTGGACATGCCTGCCCTAAGGCAGAGAAAATATTCTGCAAGCTAGCAGAGGGAATCAGAACACTTTCTTATAACACAGAAAGGTCCGAATTAATCAAGGTTGCTAACGCTATAGCTAAGCTTGACGAAGAGTTCGGCCTTGCACGTCTCTACGGTAAGAAGCTGCCCAACCCCCAGGAGACGGTCTTCAATACCAAGACTGCTATGCAGGAGACTATGACCCTAGCAGGCAGAAGCGTGCCTATGTCCACCCTCATGGCCAGAGACGTAAATTTCTATGGCGATGTTCTCGGACCTGATATAGTAACCGAGATAAGTGAGGGCGGAGATATCGACGAGCAGAAGCTCTCAGAGGTACTGCCCACCCTACCTCTAGACATGCAGAAGGCGCTGGTAAATCAGCTGGGGGTCTAAGTGCTGCGTGACAAAGCCATAGCGATACTAAAAGACCCAGAGTCTTTTGGAATCTCTTTGTCCCTAGCGTGTGATGCGCTCACCAACGGAGCGCACGCAGCCTGGGAGTTTGACACTCTTCTTACGTATCTGGATGAGATAGGATGTCTACCAGACGAAGAAGCTAGAGACAGACTGCTAGCAGTCACGGCTATACGCTTGTGCCCCAGCCACCTGTGGGACTACAAGGTTTACAACAACCTAATGGAGTCCCTCAACGGGCGCATAGCTCTACCAGAGAGTGTCAATGAGTGCTCTGTTGGCGAGCTTGTGTGGGGTACGACTGAGGCTAGGTACGTAGCTAATCACTACGACGGTCGCCCAGGCCCAGAGGAATACGGAGACGACACGGCTATGTACGTTGCTTGCGTTCTAGCGCACAACGGACTGGTCATGGTGCCACCAGAGCTGACCTTTGCGTCAAAGCACTTGGACATGATAACGTCCAAGACGCATGACTTTACCAAGCTCAAGGAAGACTTGGTCAAGGTCCTTACGTCTACTAAGGTAGACTACTACGACGAAGACGACGCAGCGTCTGTGCAGGCCCGCATACTTAGGGAGGCCGCGCTCTACCTTAAGACACGTAAGGACCTTCTCAAGTCCCAGCTTGAGGGATCTAACGTGTCGCTGGACTATTGACGTATCTACCGTCCTGTAGAGTCCAGTTACTTGGCTGCGATATATTCCAGGCGTCCATAAACCACTTAGGTATTACGCCTGCCGCGCTAGCTACGGCCTTGGACACCTCAGAGTCCAGGACGTACATGACGCTATAGTCGTTAGCGTGACGTGTACCTCTACCGTACGCCTGCACTAGGCTGTTGGCCGCTTGTGCTAGGTACCACTCATGGCCGTCCTTGAGGTTTCTTCTGGCACTGACCTGAGCGCTACCTATGTTGGGGTAGGGCGCCTTTATAAGAGCCTGAACTCTTACTCTGTCATCTTTGCCATCTAAGCCCTCAACGATAGACGGGCTGGCTAGCCAGCTGTCCTTTGACTTGAAGAACTTCTCCGTTAGGTCTTCTATACGAACGTTGTCGCTTGTTAAGTGCCAGATGATCTTGCTTCGGGCCTTGTAACTAAGAAGCTTGTACAGGTCATGACCGTTCTTGAAGCTGTGGAGATGGATAACTCCCTTCTCACCTGGGTGCTTGTTTAGTATCAAGTCCTCTAGCTGACGAGCTATCTTTACGATAGTCTCATCTCTGTTAGACCTAGCCATACTGCCAACTGGTATGTTTATTATCGGTCTAGTTGACAGAGGAAACACAGAAGGCAGGTCTATGAATGCCTTTATGTCATCCGACTCAATGCCTAGATCAGATAGGAAAGGTCCCGTGTTCATAGTCGCTGACATGAGGACTACCTCGTCAGCGTACTTGAACAGGTAGGTCTCAGCCATCTTTCCTACCTTAACAGGCTTATACTCCAGTACTTTTTCTACCCCTACGCCCGGAACGTTCTTGTCTACGATGTCTACTACCCAGTAATTTGGGTTAAGGGTGGCTGATTCCAGCAGCTTCTCTATCTTTTTGTAGAGCTGGTACAGCTTTACAAAGTCTACCTCTTCTGAGTCTTTGCCATTGGGTACTGATGCAGCTATCTCTGCATACATGGGGTTGTTATCTACTAAGGAGTTAAACATGTCATCCATGTGTATGGATATGCCATGATTAATAGCCTTAGCCATTCCTTCAACAGTAGCCAGTAGCTGGTTCTTAACTACAGTGTTAAGCCAGGCCAAGTGATCCTTGGGGTTCTTGGAGTTGCTGTGTCCCTCCACCCACTCGTCCAGCAGGGGTACCTCTGTGGTAAGGAAGCCTGCTAAACGGTCTGCCAGAAGATGGGCCTCGTCTACTATCAGCAGGTCTCTCTTACCGAGCGTCTCCGTGTAGAAGGTGTGGGCCAGAAAGCTGTTGTAATTAGTTAGGGCTATCCTGGAGGTAGACGCAGACATCCGAGCCTTGGTGTAGTGGCACAGATCCCCCGGCTCTTTTGAAGAGCAGTGCGAGGCTATGAAGTCCTTGCCGGAGAGCTTAGATATCTTTCTGGACAGATCTCTCCTGTAGGCCATGCACTCGCCGCAGTCAGGAGTCCTTCCGTTTAGGGTTACTCCGTGTACCTCGGCTAGCCTGCAGTTATAGTTCCTCTTACCCCACAGATTCCTCAGCCCAAACTGCTCAAAGTCATTCAGGTATTGTGACTGCAGGAACCTATGAGACGCTAGTACGTGAGTTGACTTGCCCTGAGAGGCTGCCTCTAGAGCAAGGGTAATGGCGATGGCAGACTTGCCGCACCCCGTTGGGCCTCGCAGGAGGACGAACTTCTTTCCTAGCCCAGTCCTCCTACACTCCTCTATGGCACTAAACACCTTTAGCTGATGCTTGTACGGAGGAGAGCTAAATGGAAAGTGATCTTTTAACAATTGGTCCTCTAGCTAGGATTTAAAAAAACGGGATTTGGATAGGGTCCCGTAGCCCTTTAGCTATCAGCTGATCTCGTCCTCGACAGCCTCGATGGACTTCGACAGGCCCTTGATGGCCTTCTGGTAGCTGCCGTTGAGACCGCAGTACTTGTTGACACGGGCCAAGTACGGCGCGTCCTCGGGCGTCTTGCTCGAGGACATCTCGCTGAAGAATGCTGCCGTAAGCTCCTTCGGCAAGTCGAGAAGGAACTCGCCAATGTTGGCGGCCAGCTCCTTGCACGCCTCCGGCTTGCCACGGACAAGCTCCTGCACAACGCTGGACGCCAGGGCGCTGACCCTGTCGAGTGCGCCTTCGCTGATCTTCCCCTTGACCCTCCGACGAATGTCGGAGTTCTTGTCCGCGTAGTAGGACAGGACCTCCTGCGGGGACATCACGCTGTCGCTGTTCTTGACGTACTCGATGAAGCCGTCCGCAGCAACCTCGCCAATGTCGCCGCTGAGCTTGGCCCGAGCCAGCTCAAGGTCGTTGATCCCCAGGGACTTCATAGCCGTGAGGGTCTTCGACACCTTCTCCCACGCCGCCGGATTGGCGTAGGTCTTTCCGGAGGTGCGTGTGGTGGCGTCGAGCAGCATGGCCGGGTGGGCCTTGACGTACTCGATCACACGGCTATCGAAGCCCGTTTTCTCGCCGTACTCGATCCAGCCACGGGCGTCCTCACGCACCGCAACCCAGGTCACACGCCGCCTGAAGGCGTGATCGGAGTTGAGGTCGTTGACCGCATATTCGCCACCGGCAGGGTTCTGCGCGATGGCGATGTGCCAGGTGTCCGGCAGGCGCCACGAGCCGGCTCCACGGTTGTCCATGAAGGCGAAGACGGCGCTGGCCGTGTCACGGGAGGCGCGGTTCACCTCCTCGAAGACCAGGATGCCGCCCTGCGGGTTGGCCTCGACCTTCTCCCGCAGTCTCTTGTCGATGAGGCAGTCGTACGACTTGCCGTCCTCCGCTCGGAAGGGCAGGCCCGCGATGTCCTCGGGCATGGACAACTGGGCGTAGAGCGCCACGTAGCCCCAGCCCCGGTCGCGGGCGATCTGCTTGTAGGTCTCGGTCTTGCCGATGCCGGCGTGGCCGACCAAGCAGGGGACCGTGCCGCTGGCGAACGCCAGCTCCACGATCTTCCGGGCCTGGCCGATGCTGCTCAAGGGCACGCCGATCTCTTCCCAAAACTTCTCAGACATTATCTACCCCAAAAGGCGCATGACGGTGTACCATGCGCCGGCAAGAATCACAGCCGTAACTTTTGGAAAAGCCACGCCTATGATTATGAAAAGAATACTCAGCCACAAACATCCGGATCTCATATGACCCTGATCTCTACAGACAGACGCTCGCTCGCTGAGAGCGTCCTATTTCTTGACGGAAACCAGTTCTCCCTACACGACTACCCTATGTACGATGCTTACTACAGGGGCATGTGGAAGAACACCTTACTGAAGTGCGGTCGTCAGGTCGGAAAGTCTATATCTGCTGCGGCCTTTACCCTAGCAGATGTTGTTTCAACTCCTTTCTTCAAGACCATGTACATATCTCCGACCCTGAAGCAGACCAGCGCTTTCTCCAATACGAGAATAGCTAAGATGATTCAGCACAGTCCGTTGATCAGAGACAACTTCTTGTCTCCGTCAGCCCCGGACAACGTATTCTTGAAGATCCTGAAGAATGGCTCTGAGCTTATCTTCAGCTACGCCTCTGACAATCCTGACAGAGCTCGCGGCTATACGGCAGACAGGATTAACTTCGACGAGATACAGGACATTCTATACGACGAAGTCATTCCTGTCATTGCCGAATGCTCAGCTAACTCTCCTTACGGATTTATGTCCTACACTGGCACCCCAAAGACCATGGAGAACACCATAGAGTTTCTTTGGAGACAGTCTACTCAGGGAGAGTGGTGCATCAAATGCTCTGGATGTAACTCCTATTCTTTTTACATTTCTGATGCAGGCATAGGCAACACTGGACCTGTATGCCTGAAGTGTAAAAAGAATGTGGATCCACGTAACGGAGTATGGGTGGACATGAACCCTATACCCGAGAACCTTGACCCCGCTGACCCAGCAAATCAGCGTATCAAGTCATTCCATATCCCACAGATTATCTTACCCCAGAACAATGACAATCCAGAGCGCTGGGGAAGAATAAGAACCAAGCTAGAGAAGTACGGAGACTCGCAGTTTAAGAACGAGGTTCTCGGCATCTCTGACTCTGTAGGCGCTAGGTTTATAGCACTAGACGAGCTGTTGTCATCCTGCGCTGACTACTCCTTTGACGAGAAGCCTTCTGGGGCCATTAAGCACTCCTCTGTTCATGTTGTTGGAGGAGTTGACTGGTCAGGAGGTGGTACGTCAGGGCACAGCAGAACAGCCGCTTGGATCTGGGGTGTCAATGCTGGGGGTAGGTATAGATGCTTGTGGTACCGAATATTCCAGCAAGAGAACCCAATCGTAACGGTCAAGGAGATAGCCCGAGTGATGGCCTTGCACTCAGTATCTCTCATAGTCTGCGATGCTGGAGAGGGTCACATGGCAAACGCTCAGCTACGCCAGCTTTACGGCGACAACCGAGTGTGGGCCGTGCAGTACGGGTCTTCCGAGGGAGACGCTCCTCCGTTTAGATGGAATGGTCGGGACCGTTATTTAGTTGACAGAACCACCATGATAGACAACTTCCTCATGGAGGTTAAGCATGGCCAGATGGAGTATCCAACCCAGAAGATATCCATGCCTGCCTTCGACGACGTTATGAACGTCTACGAAGAAGTAACTGCCATGGGAAAGAGAGTGTGGAGGCATGAACCCTCTTGCCCAGACGATGCCCTACATGCCCAAGTCTTTGCTTGGATAGCTGGTAGGATAAAGTCTAACAACCTGACGTTCTACGGTAAGTGACAGCACGAATTTTATTCCACATTAGCTGATGATTGGTGAGCGCCTAATTCTACTCAGCCGAGGGCCGAAGGCCCGAGGGCCTGCTGAGTAGTTAAGTACGTAGAGCAAGTAGCTTGCCCTTTAACTTTTATCTGCTGTCTTCACTAACTACTAGCTACGAATTTATATTTGACCGGATGTCCTGGTCATCTCGAGGCTGAACGGGCGCAGCCCGGTCAGTCAATAACGTTGCTGGCGTATCGCCAGCCTAAACTTATATGCTAGCTAGTCACGTATTTTCCCATGTCCGAGCTCCTCCGGCGGACGGGCTTGTTGCTACGGCGCGTAGCGCCGAAAGTACCACTGCGGAGTTTCTCCGCATTCGACTCTTGTTTGCTGACTAGCACGAATTTCTCTGCCTGGCGGTCTCGTGGAAGAAGTTGCTCACCTCCTAGGCGTCCGAAGGACGGCTAGGGGTGTTCGTTACTCTGAAGCAGTAACTGCTTCTGAACTAATTAGTTCATCTGCTAAATGTCAGCGTGCTTACTCATACCATATTTTGGACGAACTTTTTAATGTCCTTTGTCTCTCCGTAGGAGAACCCGACAGTAACGTCGTAAGGCATGGTTACAGGCATATCAGGGAACACTGTTTTGATGTGCCCTTCTACTGCCTTGCTCAAGTAATCCGGCAAGTCCTTAACAAGCCTTAGTGGCATCTCGAAGCAGATCGAGTCATGCACCGTCAGCAGTAGTCTTAGGCTTACCTCTTTGCGGGTAGCTGCTATGTTCTTTAGGCAGCTCATCACAATGTCACTGCAGTAGGACTGGATTAGGAAGTTTACACCCTGACGGTGGTTCCTACCCTCCATCCACCTGCCGACCTTTGCCATGGGGAATCGCCTGAACCTCCCGTATGGAGTAACTACAAATCCCTTGGCGCTGATTTCTCTCTTGGTGTTCTCGATGTAGGTTTGGATATCAGGAAAGCGCTGCATCAGCTTATCAATGATTTCCTGAGCTCTCTCCTCAGTGAACCCCATGCGAGCATTTAGGCCGTGCGCAGTGATTCCGTACAGAGTGCCGAACACTACCTTCTTAGTGTCCGACCTAAGAGACTCCATAGTGGAGCCTTTTACGGCCCTCTCTGTGTTTACCTTGGCATAGTCCAAGCCGTGGATCTCTGAAGTCATCCACGAGTGAACATCCAGGCCTTCTACTAGGGCCTCTATCAAGCTTTGGTCAGGGGCATACCTGGTAAGAACTCGGACCTCAGCCCCAGAGAAGTCTAGGTCAGCCCATACTAGGCGGTCTCCCTTTATCCAGCCGAACTCCTCCGCCTGAGCTCTGTTGCTCTCCGACTCCCACCAAGAATCCTCATGAATGGGAGTAGGTATGAACGACTTCTTGATGTTGGTGTCGCCCAGCGTGTGAGGAGTGTTCTGCAGGTTTGGATTAGAGGAGCTGCAGCGTCCGGTGGACGTGCCATTGATGTGGATGTTGCCGTGTATCTTTCCGTCCTCAGAGCTTAGCTCCAAGAAGCTATCCACGTATGTCGACTTAGCCTTTCCTAGCTTTCTCCATACGAGAACCTTCTTGGCTATATCGTTGCCCATATCGGCATAGGCCTGTAGAGTGTCCTCATCTACTGACGAGAAACCCTTGTCTGTCTTCTTGATGACAGGCAGGCCATAGTAGGCCACAAAGATATTAGCCAGCGTCTTTGGATTGTTGAGTACCAAGGACTCCTTGGAGGAGTCTATGCCAAGGTCTAGGGCAAGAGTCTCTCTTATCTCCTGCTCTATCTTGTCTGAGCTTTCCTTGATACTTACGTGAAGGCCTTCCAGGTACTGCTTGTCTACCCACACGCCCTCGGACTGCATGTTAGACAGTGCCTCGGTTAGCGGCAGGTAGTGTCTGCCCATGAGGGTTAGCAGCTTCTGGACGCCAAGGTCTGAGGTCTTCTTGTCCTCTTTGTTGGCGTTGATTCTCTGTCTGCGGCAGATCTGGAAGGTTACGTCTGCGTCGATTGCAGCGTACTGCTGAAGGACGTTGGGGTCCAAGTCCTCGTAGGTAACAACGTCTTCCTTGTCGGAGCTCTCCTCATAGCTGAGCCGACCGTCAGAGACGTAGTCCTGCAGGAACCTCTCGTAGTGCTTGACCTCCGCCTTCTCCCTCTTTATCCACTCGGCTAGCCTATTCTCTTTGGTCTTTAGGATAAGCTTCTTGGCGGCTATCTCAGCCGAGGTAAGGTTAGGGTAGTTCTTCTTTACCTGTGCCTTCCTCAGCTCAGCTATCTTCTCGACCTTGTCCTCTGCGTAAGCAAGCAACTCCGAGCAGGTCTTGGGCGCTGCCGGCATCTTGAAGGGAAGTTCCTCTTCATCTATGCCAAACACTGGCACGACAACGGGGTCTTTGAACTCCGTGACCGAGCTAAGGAGCTTGTTCTCCTGCGCCTTCTTGAACTCTTCTTTTAGCTTGTCCTCATAGCCAGAGAACTCTGGGACGTAGTCGGACACCACAGTCTTCAAGCTGTAGTAGCCCTTCTTGTCCTCGTCTAGCATGTGCTCACCTAGGAGTCCGTCCCACTTGGTATTGTTGATGCCGCTGACTTTGAGTATGTCCTCTAGGCTCTTGCCTACTATCCTCTCCAAGTCTGTCTTGTACTTCTGGCTGCTGCACAGCTGACTTAGCTTGGGCATGAGACAGAACTTGAACATCTGATAGTCAAACTTGTAGTTCCACCATGCCTTCGGGTTGTCTGACATGGTGATCTTGAGAGCGTAGGGCAGAGCTTTGCGCCAATCATAAGGCGCCTTTACGTGCTCTAGGAATATGGCCGTGGATTTACCTGGGGCCACAGCAGCGGACAGCATGATCACTCGAGCGGTGGAAGACCAAGGCTTTAGTGTATTGGTCTCCGTGTCGAGCGACATCATTGAGTTTTCAGGAGGCTGCCCATTGAATGAGTAGTTAGCGTACTCATCTGCAAGCTTAGCCAGCTCCGGGATAGTGTTAGGGTACGAGTATCCCTTTGTCAGCTCTGGGATATCGGTCTCTCTGTACCCAGTCTCGAAGGCTACCTTAGCCGCTCTAGCTATGTCATTCTTCATAATGGAGTATAGACCTGCGTCGTCTCCAAGAAGATTGAGAGGGCTAATCGTAGGCACTACGGTGAACTCTTCGCCGCAGATCTTAGCCTTGACCACGCACCCACGCAGGTTCTTTATGCCTCCGTGCAGCCCAAGGCTCTTAAGAGCCACTGAGCCCATGGCCACTATCACAGAGGGCTTTCTGGTGTAGATAGTGTGATGGGTGAACTTCTCGGCGCAAGTCTCGATTATCTTGTTAGTGTTGTCGCACCCAAGGCACTGCACAGCATACAAGAAGCTCATGCTTCTCCTCAGCTCTGCCATAGGATGCACGAGTGACAAAGGAAGCGACGCCTGCTCCTCAGTAGCCAGGTCTCTTACGGCCCTCTTGATAATGTCGCTGGCCCTGTCAGAGAACGTCAAGGACGCTCTATTGGTACCCATCGACTCATACGGAGACCCAAGGAGAAACAAGACAGACACGTTAGCTGAGCTAACTGTGGCAGCCATCGCATTGCCATACAGCGGACAGGTCGCGCACGCGGCTGGTTTCATACTAGTTCCGTTTTTGGATTATCCCACTGTGCGATGTAGCTGGTGAGGTCATAGACCGTCACGTCGTTTAGATTTACGCCTATCCTCAGGTAATTCTTTATGCCTCCAGGTATTAGATTCAGCGCTCTGTTAGGCACAGTCATGGAAGAGTCTGAGTCTGACATCTGCTTAAGTCTCAACGGAGTCTCGTACCTGTAGCTGCCTACTCCCTTGAGCAGGTTCAGCATTGCGTCAGACCACACGATTATAAGCCACCGGCAAGGCTCTCCAGTGACGGGAGACATGAACTCAGCGTACCTAGCCCCAGTGTTAGTGTTGTTTATCAAGGGCCTGTCGGTAGACGAGCTCAGCAAGTTTCTCAGGTTGGTGTACCTGACATCCGCGTCAGAAGTAGGCTTAAACTCAAACTGTGCCGACATGAGGTGGTCGAACAGAGAGTGAGTGTGGGTTGACTGAACAACTCTCTTAAGGCCTTCCGACTTAGCGACTACAAACCTGTTAATGAACTCTACTGGGTCACGCCCACAGAGAGACATGAGGGCAGCGGGTATGATTACGCCGTCCAGGTATCTAGAGGGCACCTCGGTCCCCGCCAGCTTGGCCAGCTCCTGCATCACTGCAGGGTTCGAGTACTTGTCACGCAGGCTCTTAACCTCGTCTAGCAGGGCGGGGACGTGCCTGAACAGCCCAAGTGTTATTGTGCGGCGAGCCCTGGTAAAGTCTTCTTCCGTGTACCTCTGCCCAAGCGTGATGCGCGGCGGCGGGTGCCCCTCTGCCAGGACAGTATGCACCTGAACGAAGCGGCTTATGTCAGCCTCATCTCTCAGGTACTGGATGGCTGCTGCCCATATCTGGCACTTCAGAGTATACGACGTGGACTCCTTGTTGTCCGCGTTGCCACGGAGGATTCGGCACTCCGGGTTAGACGTAAGGCCTCTAATGTCCTTGAGGATCTCCCGCACGTTCCTGCTGTGGGAGTCTCCGCCAGTGTCCTCAAACTCGTCCAGTACCGCGCCGAGAGAGCAGTTGTTCATCTCCTTACGGAAACCTGCCTCGGTGTAGCTGTCCATACCGAAGGACGCCTCAAGCACTCTCATCTCGTAGTTAGTGCTAGTCAGCAGGGACAAGAAGCTCGACTTACCTGAGCCTCGAGTGCCGTTAATAATAGTGTATAGCTGCCGGGGCAGAGCGGCGCACACCGAGTTGAGCATCATGGCGGCGGACAGGTACTGGCAGTCCTCGATCTGGTTCTGGAACTTCCAGCCTCGATTAAGGATGTCCTCAAGGAAGTTGTAGGCATCCTTGATATCCATGGAGTTACCGTCAATCAGGTCCTTGGCCTCGTTTATTTCGTTAGACCATCTGGGCCGAGAAAGATTGATGAAGTAGTCTCCAAACTTCGGGCCATCAAGCCTGCGCCACTCCACTAGACCCTGGCCAGGTATACCTAGGTAGACGTCGTTGCCGTTAACTACAACCCAGCGCCTGTGGCTCTTTCCATTTACTCGGTGCTCCAAGTAGTGGCTGCCAGCCTTTAGCTCTGTCAGGTTGTCGAGTGTAGGAAGCTCTTTAAGCAGCGCGGTGACAGCAAACTCAACGTACTTCTTTAGAAGCGCCTCCTGCTCAATGAGGCTCATCGGGATGGTGGCCTTACCAATCCGCTTGTACTGAGCCCAGTCAGGCGTACCTACGTTGTCCCTAACCCAGTCAATGAAGTTGCCCAGGTCTACGTTGAACGTGCTGAACATATCCGAAGGCTTGGCTACGTTGCAGCTACGTATCATGCGCTTCTCTTTGTGCCAGAACTGCACCCGAGTGCCGCCCATCTTCGACGGCTCGCTGCCTATGAACGAGTACTCCTGCTTGAGCGCGAAGATTATCTTCTGGACAAACCCCTGCTCTGTAGAGTCCCTGCCAATAATCATGGACAGGATGTCTGACGGCATGAGGCCTGTAGCTAGAGTAGCAGCGCTTATGTAAGCTCTCTGCTCCGTGGCCTCTCTTAGGGCCAGGCCAACCTCTCCGCACTCCTGCTTGATGCGACGAACGTCGTCAGGGTCCACCTTGGATAGACGGTCTTTGAGGGCAGCTATGGCCCAGATGTGCGGGAAGCAAAAGTGCTTCCTGTCGCCTGACTGCGGGTCAATCTCGTTAAGGTGCTGGCTCCATACATCGAACCCATACGTCTTGATGGCGTCGTCTGGGTCCTTGGCCTTTACGGTTTCGGGCCAAGTAAAGAGCTTCATCGGAAGGGTGTTGGACGTAAGCCACCCTTTGGCAATGGTGTCTCCACCATGCTCAGGCGCGTCGGGAACAAGCAGAGCCCTGCTGATACCGAAGTCCTGAAGAGGGTCAAGGTACTGCTCTGACGAACCGCCAGTAGCCAATACCACGTCGTAGGACCCGCCGCTCTTTACCTGGTTAGCCATGTTGGAGAGAGCGTCAAACTCGCCCTCAACAATGACCACGTCGGAGCCGCTACCACCAGAAGGTCTAAGCAGAGCCTTGTAGTGACCAAGCCCGAAGAGCCCGATGGGGGATTCGTCTAGGTTCTTGACGTAGATAATGTCCCTGCGCCCTTCGCTACGCAGGAAGTCTGCCCTTATCTTGAAACCGCCGACCGAGAAAGGCGTGTTGTGGTAGACGAAGACCAAGCTGCCTATATAGTCAGCAGTTATGTACTTCTCTATGGCAGGCATGCACATAGAGTACTTGCTGCCCAGCATCGCCTTCATAATGGTCAACGGAGGCAGGATGCCGATAGGCAGAGCCTTTATGACCGTCAAGTCCATGGGGATCTTGCGGGCCTCCAAGTACTTGACGCACGCAGTGGCGTACTGGAAGGCAGGGTCGTTAGGGTCACTCTCTAAGGCCTGGATAGAGAACTCCAGCGCCCGGGCGAACATGTCGGCCAGAGAGGACTTGATAATCAGGTGACGCTCTTGTTCCTGAAGCTCGTCAGTCATCTTAGCACTGAGAGACTTAAGGTTGAACTTCCTCCTTAGATACAGGAGCGCGTCTGACCAGCTCGTTCCCCGCATGTCGGCAACGAAGTGGACCGGATTTGTGCTGCCCTTCTGGCAGCCGTAGCACTTGGCTATACCCTTAGCCGGCCTCATGTTGAATGAGGGGCTAGAGTCCTGGTGATTTGGGAAGGGGCAACGCCCCTCTATGCTATCTCCCTTGATCTTCCAACCGCCGTCAGGGCGCGCTTCAGAAACAACCACCAGCCAGTCAGCAAGGCTGATGTCTCTCCATACCTCTTTGAACTGCTTTCCCGTGAAAGAGCGCGTCTTTGCCGAGGTCGACATAACCCTCCAAATCTACTAGCTCCTCGGACATATCAGGCGGTAAGAGCACCAACTACAGTGCTTGCCTTCTCTGTACTCCTCTAACGCAGCCTCTTCAGCGGCCTTGTTGAGGAGGGCTACGGTAGGGTTATCCCCACCTAAGCTATAGTCCTTACGCCATACCTTGTCGTCCCATAGGAGCTGCCTGTCAGGTACAAAGTATAGAGCACATTGGACCATCTCAACTTTAGGCCAGTAGGCCAAGGCGCCAAAGATGTATGCGTTAAGCTGATCTCTGGACCACTTGAGCGAAGCTGACTTGCCGGTTTTGATATCTAAAATTATGGCGTACCTGCCGTCTTTAGATATGAGGGCCCTGTCTACGACCCACCGTAGCAGGGCCCCCTTGTCCCAGTAGTCCACTGGCGCTAAGTCAGGGCTAATAGCTAGCTTCTTTTCAATTAAGTCCTGATCAAAGCCCTTCGCCTGCTTGAACGTAACAACCCTGGACTGGAAGTCCTCGACCCCGTTCTTGAGGAGGTCAAATTCTTCCTGCTCAGTGCTGAGCATCGAGTGCTTTTCTAGCACCCTTCTCTCTGCGTCTGCAGGCTTTAGGTTTCGCGCCAGAAGCTCGGCATAGTAGTGAACAGCACTACCGATCTTTAAGCTGGAGTCGCTTAACTCCGGCTGCTTGTCCTTTGGGACCTCGGTCTTGCTGATGTACTGGTGCCTAAACTTTAACGGGCACTTCACGGCAGTCTCGGCTTTAGAGACTGACCATGGAGCTAAGTTAAGGACTGACTGGGCAAAGATAGTCATGTACGCCACCCGCCTCACATGTCGGAGAAGTCAGGCTCCTCGTTGTCGATAGTGACGACCTTGACCTGCGAACCGTCCTTGTTCAGGATGGTCACGGGCTGAACGTCACCCGAGGGAGCACCGCCTCCGTTTACCCGAGAATAGAAGTTCTCGAGCATGCCCTTGCGGGACTCGGCCAGCTGTCGGCACACGAACTCACCGACCTTCTGCACGTCAGCCGATGGGGCGTCCTGGACCGCCTTGACCTCGAAGACCTGGAACTCGCCCTTCTGGTTCTTGCGGCTCGAGGTCTCGAGCTTGAAGTAGCGGGACCACAGGTTTGGCATGGCGCGAGCAAACCTGATAAGGTTCTTGCCCGCAGGGTAGCTCATGCTGGCGAAGCGGACGTGGAAGAGCGCCAGGCTATCGGTCATGATGATAGCGTTGAGCGTCCGGTCACACTCCGTCTTGTTGCCGCCCTTCCAGGGCTCGTAGGGGCACGCCGAGCACTTACCAAACGTGCTGCCCTGCTTGGAGTCAGGGCTGTAGCACTCGACATTGCGACCACCACCGCTCTCGAACTTCGTGTGGGAAGTCCAGATGGCGAGAGGCATGAACTTGACTGGACGGGGGATAAGGTCGCCCGCCGTGGTGTAAAGGTCGCCGTCGCGGGCCGTGTCAGGGCAGCCGGGGTCCGTGGTCATGCGCTGACGGATCTTGAGGACTGGCAAGCGTAGGGGCTGGCCCTCTCCCTCACCAACGTCAATGCCGATGGGACCCGAGGAAGCCCCGGAGAATCGAGCCAGGATGTTGGCCAGCATGTCCTGCTGGTCGTCGGTCAGCGTGGCCAGCGCCGTTAAGTCTTGGGCCAAAACGATGTCAGACATTGCTTCTCCTTGATTATCTCTTGCCATGGCAAGTAGAGGGGGTGTAAAGATACACCCACAGTTGGGCACATTCAACCGAAAGTGGGGATACCATGTCCAAGGAAGACACTAATTCGCCTGTGGAGAGAAAAAGAAAAAAGAATCCCCTGTCGGCATCTGATGAATCCTTGGACGCCTACTACAACGATCTCTCCAGGGTCAGGACTCTGGGTGCTGACGAGGAGAAAGACCTCTTTATAAAGTACAGGGATAACAAAGACAAGGACATTAGGAGGGTCCTTGTCGAATCTTGCCTCAAGCTCGTCTTCTCTCTTGCTAGACGATATTGGATGGACAAGGACCTGTCTACATTAAAGAGGTTGATATCCTCAGGTAACGTGGGCCTTCTTGAAGCCGTTGAACGCTTTGATCCTGAACGTGGCACTAAGTTCTCTTCATACGCCTCCTTCTGGATACTTCTGCACATACGTAATGAGCTTACAATGCAGAACGACATTGTAGCCCCCACCTCCAGAGAGAAGAGGACTAGAATGCAGTCCTCCTACTCTCGTGAGAAGGTGCCAGAAGAACTGCGGTCCCGTAACACGCCTGTGTACATAGACTTATCTGATGTCCCTGAGTCCGAGCTGCTATCGTCAGGAACTGTCTTAGTACCCAACGACGACATGGATCGCAGCGTGGGTGAGGCCTCAGAGCTGTTCTCTAGGTGGTTTAGGTTTCTTACCGTCAGAGAGCAGTTCATACTCAGGGCGTACTACGGGATGATGAACGACGAAGACGGCTTAAAGCTAAAACAAATCTCCACCCACCTAGGTCTTAGCTCGGAAAGAGTCAGGCAGATTAAGTTTGATGCCCTGGCCAAGCTCAAGAGGTGGATGGAGCATGACGGAGTTACGTCTTACTCCGACGTCTTTTGATTTAAGCCGAGCCTGACCTTCTCGGCGTAAGACTCGGGGATCTTGTGGTCTGCGTTCTCCGAGCATGACATCTCAATTCCCTGGACATCCTCGAACTCCATCTGACCCTCAAAGATCTTGATGGTGCCGTTGGACACGAGCACTTGCAGGCTGGCAAGGCATTCTGGGCAGCTGAGGTCGGCGTCCGAGGATCCTAGAAACTCAGACTCCGTCCTAACAACCTTGCCAATCTGGTCGATCAGCTTCCAAATCTCAGCCGGCTCGATCTCCTCCAAGGGGATGTCAATGTCGGGCAGGAGCGCAGTAACTACCTTGTGAATAGTTACTTGCTTAGGCATTCAGGACCCACTTGAGAGCCGAGACGTAGCCGGCCAGCTCTGCGGTGGTGATCGGGTCGCTGCAGTCCTCGAGGTCCTTCTCGAACTTGACCAGCTCTGCCCGGATCTCAGCCTCCGACTTGAAAGCCCAGCCGCTCTTGGGAGCCGGGGTCGCTGGGGTCGGAGCGGCCTTGGCCTCCTTGGCGGCCTTCTTGCGGCGCGGGTCCTTTGCGCCCTTCTCTACGGCCTCGTCGATGGCCTCGTCCACCAGCTCCTCAAGATCCTGAACACCGATCTTCGAGGCGCTGACCTCCTCGACAAGACGCTCCTGCAGGCCCTCGTCGGGAACCCGAAGGATGGCCCGAGCATGAGTGGCGCTGATCTTGTCCTCCTTGAGGGCGTCCTGGATAGCCTGGGGAGCACTGAGCAACGCCAAGCGCTGCGTGACCGCCAGGCTCTTCAGGCCCAAGCGCTTCTCGATCTCCGCCTGGGTGACGCCGTTGTCCAAGAGGATGCGGATCTGCTGGGCCTGCTCATAGGGGGTCCAGCTCTTACCGCTGGTGTTGATGGCCAGCAGCAACTCCGCCTTGCGGAGCTCGCTCATCTCAGCCGGGATCTCCTCGGCCGGGATAAGGGTCAAGTCCGCGCCGTCGTCGGTCATGTTGATGCCCTCCTCGAGGAGCATCTTCACAGCCGTCAGGCGGCGGAACCCGTTCTCCAGGTTCCATGGCTTGCCGTCAGGGTTGTCGCTCTTGGAGACCTGAACGGAGCCCCAGAGTCCGAAGGCCCGGATTCGGGTCTTGAACTCGTCAAGATCCCCGTAGTCGGAACGGGCGTTCTTGGTCTCGTCGATGTTGATGTCGTCTAGATTAATTAGCATCGGTCTTTCCACCTTCCATAAGGATCAAGCCTGGGACCCCGGAATCTTCCAGAGCCTTGCGCAACACGTCAACGGCAGCAGCCAAGGCTGCAATCGTGATTGCCGTCTTTGGGTTCTTGAACGGGACTCTTTTCATCATCTTGAGTCCCTCATCCATGTACTTCACGTAGTTCTTGAGGGTGGTTCTGTCCATGCCTTTGATACTCAACGTCTAACTCCTCCCATACCTTGCCGAAATGGCAAGGGCCTGACCTTGCCACACTCAGGTACGGGACTTGCCTCGACAGTCTTTCCAAAAGGAACAGAACTCCTTGCTGCACTTCCAGCTGTCTGGGGCAGCATGGGGGAATACCCCGGCGCTGATCGCCTTAGCAGTGCTCAATACAACCTCTGCGGGCCACTGCATCTCTTCCGGTGAGTACGCTCCTCTTACTATCTCTACGCTAGGCACCTCCTTGTTAACGATAGAATCGAATCCTACGTAGGGGGTCTTCTTCACGTAGGAATAAAGGGAGAGCTGCAGGCTGTTGCGCAGATCCCTCTCGGTCTTCTTTCTGCCGGTGACCTTTAGGTCAACCACGGTCTTCTTGCCGTGGGCTCCGTCTACTAGGTCAATGATGCCCTTCACAGGCACCCCATTGACCATGACGTTGAACTCCTCCTCGACCCCCAAGGGTACGATGGAAGAAGCTCTAACCTCCATCCAGGTCTTGAACAGCCTTCGTACTTTGTCCACGTTTGCTGCTGGATCCGGGGAGTCGGAATCTCCTGGGTTTACTTCTACTCCGACAAACTCGTTGGCCACTACCTCGGAGGCCTCGTCCAGGCTCTGCTCTAGGCTTGGCATGGATCCAAGCATCTTTCCCTTGAGGGCCCTCTCAACCAGAGCATGTACGCTCTTGCCTACGGCCATCTTAGGGTTGGAAGGGCTTCTTACACCGTCAACGTAGGTCCTACGGAAGGCCTCAGGGCAAGCCTGGTACATCTGGATCCGACTGTTGCTCAAATAGCCCCCCGGCAGCTCCAGATTCGTCGTCTGGCTCTGTGCCTGGGTCTGCTTCTCTTCTCGCTCCGTCAGCTCTAGGCCTATCATTTATACTCCTTAGAATCTCGAAGGCCTTTCGACCACCTTCGGCTAGCGTGTCTACCAGGGGCTGCTTGCCCTCGGTTCTTGCAATCCATCGGAACCGAGCAACCTCGAAGGCCTTGGCCTCTTCGAGTACTTTCTCGTGCAGCTCTCGGAGCTGACCTGACACCGAGTAGATTCCGTTCAGCTGTCTCTCGCACAACTGGGAGTCCGTGTAAAGCGTGACCTTGGTAGCCCCCAGCTTTTTAGATTCCTGAAGAGCTCTTAAGATCGCCTTGTACTCGGCCGTGTTGGATGTGCCAATCCCAGTGCTGTCCGAGATGGCCATCAGAGGCTCGCCATTGGAGTCTTCTATCAGAACTCCGATTCTAGTAGGTCCGGGGTTAGGGCTAGCACTGCCGTCAGTGTGGCACACTACTCTCATATCGAGGAGGACCTTATCGTTGTTTTGGCCGCAGTAGAGGTGTACTTGCAGCCCGGTGTAAACGGGGCAATGCCGCTACCGAAGCAGTTAAAGGACATGTCGCAGCCGCCACAGTCAGGGCGTCTCTGAAATAAATCAGCGACATTATATTTAGCTTCTAACAGTTTCATGGTGAAATCTGCGAGGCTATTTTTTATGGCCACTGTCTGCACCAGAAGCTTGGTGAAGCCCTTGGCTCGTATGCCGAAGTTACGGTCCAGGCTCTGCAGCCAGGAGTCCAGTCTCCAGTCTACCTCGGCGTACACCATTACCGGTGCTTTGAAGGTAACCCCGATACCCATCGAGATCTGGGCCAGGATGATTCTAGCCTTCTCGTTCTCGTTGAACTGGCGCTCAGCTTCTGAAGGGTTCTCCGTAGTGCTGTCGTACCTGACCACAAAGTCATCAGGGTCGCACAAAGACGATAGCTCTCTGTACAGCCTGTCCAGAACTTCTACGTGCTTGGCCCAGACTATTACCTTCTTGCCCTCGGATAAATGGTCCTGCACCAGCTCTTTCACGGCGTCGATAACCGGACTGGAGTCTCCTATCCAGTAGACATCGTTGCCTGGATCTTTGGATACTACCTTACAGTCCTTGGTGTAGGGCTGTACTTCGTTCTGGGTGCAGAACGTCAGCAAGCTGCAGTTGTCGCAGACATTCGGGTTCTTCCTAGACAGGTAAAAGAAACCCGTAGATAGCTGGGCCAACTTTCCTAGCTCAACTATTCTATCCTGGATATTTACTGAGACGTCCTTGTAGGCCAGCTCTTTGTCTTTGACCAGATTGTTGTAGACCTCTTTTAACTCTGGGTTTGGGTCTACGTTTATTCTCTGGAATACTCTGTCCGGCAAGTCTAAGCACTCCTCAGCTTCTCTCTGTATGGACAGATTGCTGACGAGCTTGTTGAGTTTGTCGATGTTCTGGTACCCAGTTATTATGTGGGAGTTCCATGGAGAGGTAACAACGTGCCTCTTCTTGAAAGACCAGAAGTCTGGAACAACAAACTTACCCAAGAACCTGAGCTGACCCCAGAGATGCAAAGGGTCGCCAAGGTTGGCGGTGCCGGTCACAAGAACACGTCGTTCTGCTCGGTCAGCAAGAGCTATTGCCGTCTTGGTTATCTTGCTGTTGTGGCCCCTAAGCTTGTGCGACTCGTCAGCAATGATGATGTCGTAGTCGTACTCGAGTAGAGCGTCCAGCGACACTGAGGCGGTTTCGTAAGTAACTACCACCGCCGCTGGGTTTATTTCTTCTAGCTGCTTCTTAAACCGGTCTTGTCTAGACAGGCCGGCTGCAGTCGGCAGGTTCTTCTTGGCTCTCTTGAAGGCTTTATCGAAGGCCAGCTCCCTAGCCCTCTTCATTCCTTCAGTAGCATTAGGCCCAAGAGTGCCGTACTTCCTCTGTATCTCTTTGGCTACTCGCTCCTCTAAGTCTTTCTTGGCCTGGTCCATAGTGTTCTTATGGACTGAACTCACTGACCCAGTGGACTTGAGGGGCAGACATACCAGAGAGCCGTTGGTGAACTTGGCAAACTCGTCAACCCAAGTGTAGACGTTTACCCTAAGAGCTAGAATAAGCGCCCGTGCGTTAGGGTTCTTAGTCCTTAGGTAGGACAGCAGGTCGATTATAATCTTGGTCTTGCCAAGGCCACGACCTAAAAACAGCCCGTATCTAGGGTTCCAGATCAGTGAGCTGAGAGCCTCGTTCTGATGCTGGTAGTTCTTGAACACGGGCTCGAAGCCATCGAGGCTGCAATCCTGCATGTACGTGGACGCGGCATCCTGCTCGTCTAGTACTTCTTGTGCCTCTGGGCTTATAGTAAGCCCCGGAAGAAGCTGTTTTAGATCCCTTAATACACGCGTATGGAAGGGTCTGGCACCCGGAAACATCCAAAATCCGGTTTTACCATCTAAAACAGCCCCGTAGACCTTTCTAAGGTCTAGCCCAGCTTGTTTGACATATAGGACAGGAAATCCTCCGGCCCGTCTTCTGGCGCTGAGTTGCATACTTTCTCTTCTTCTCCCTCTGCAACGATGGCGTACCCACCGAGCTCGATCTCCGTGGAGTCTCTCTCTAGGTACTTGCGGCACTCGCCGCACTGGATCCGGAGAGTGTGCCTCAGGGACGAACCCTTTTCTAGGTCGAAATCTATCTTTCTCACCCCGAACATCACCAGACCATCCTTGCCACACAAGGGGCAAAGCGGCTTTTCTTCTGGCACGTTGCAAAGAATATCTGCCAGGTCAATACTCTCTTCCATCTAGACCTCCGCAAGTGTATATTCTTCTAACACAATTTCCCCAGGACTTGCTTCATGTTGATGGGCATCGACGACAATATATGGCCGAGCGACAATGTCTACGCAGACCCGATGCGGCTATGGGCACATGCCCACACTCCTAGGGATCTAAAGAACCTATTCAAGTGGGTAGAGTACCTGTACTACAACTCCGCGCAGATATTCGCGGGGGTTAAGAAGTTCGCTGAGTACCCAATCACTGAGATTAATTACAAGACTGACAATCAGAAGTTAAAAGAGAAGTACCAGATGGTGCTTGAAAAGGTTCTCGGAGCCAAGAGAGCCTGCATCAAAGTGTCTCTTGACCTTCAGGTATACGGTAACTCGTTCAGCTCTGTTCAGTTGCCGTTCAAACGTACTCTAGTATGTGAGCACTGCTCGTCCGCTCACGACATTAAGTACGTTGATTTCAAGTACGACCCTGACAAAGTCAAGTTCAATGGGAAATGTCCTAACTGTGAGAAGTCATCTGTCTTTGAGGTAAAAGACAAGAAGATAGTAGATCCCAAGAGGATACACATCATCAGATGGGATCCTAAGAAGATGGACATCTCTTACAATCCTATCACCAATGAGTACGAGTATTTCTTAGAGTTGCCTGAGGATCTAGCTGATAGGATAAAGAACGGGGATAGGCATATCTGTATGACTACCCCAATGAGCGTTCTAGAGACTGTGGCCTCTGATGAGAGGTTTAAGTTCGCCCCTGGTGAAATATGGCACATGAAGTCAGACGCTCCAGCTGGCGTAGAGAGCGGATGGGGGTACCCTCAGCTAGTAGCCTGCATGCCCCTATTTTACCATGCGGCTATCCTCAGAAGGGCCAACGAGGCGATTGCTCTCGATAGAATAGTACCCAAGAGAATAATACACCCCGCCGCTACCTCAGGTAACGCTGACCCAATCACTACCATCTCAGTACAGAAGTGGATGAGTGACATGGAGTACAGCTTAAAGCAGTGGAACAGAGACCCTAATCATATAATGATGGCCCCTGTTGCTGTAGCCACGTCACAGATAAGCGGAGACGGCCGGGCTCTGCTAGTAAGCCAAGAGATATCTCAGGCCGAGGACAGCATCATAGCAGCCATGGGCTTCCCCAAGGAGTTTATCTACGGCGGGCTGTCGTTCACAGGCTCTAGCGTCACGCTAAGAATGCTAGAGAACCAGCTAGAGACTTCTGTGTTCCAGCTAAATAACTTCCTGCAATGGGTATCAAACAAGGTGGGCCAGTATCTTAGCTGGGAGACTATAGACGTAGAGTTGGGCGACTTTAAGATGGTTGATGACGTACAGCAGAAGCAGCTTATGATGCAGCTGTGGCAAGGTGGGGTTATATCTAAGACATCTGTTGCTGAAACTTTTGGTATTGATCTCATGACTGAAAGAGACAGAATGAAAGAGGAGCAGCTTGCTGACATACGTATGCAGCGTGACATAGGAACCGAGCAGGAGAAGCTGCAGAACAGCATAGCCGAGCAGGCCAAGGCTCAAGCGCAGATGGGTCAGGTCCCAACAGGGCTTAACTACGACCAGCAGATGGTTATAGCTCAGGCCGATCAGACTGCGTACCAGCTAGCTGCTCTGGACGAAGCTTCGCGCAGGTCTCAGCTACACAGCCTGCAGACAGAAGACTACGTCATGTACTCGGTTGTTATACAGAGGCTAGAGCAGATACAGACTGACCAGAACGCTCAGATGAAGGCCCAGATGCAGGGTCAGATGCAGGGTCAGATGCCACCCCCAGGAGCGCCCCCAGTATGATTGATAAAGACCCAATAGTAAGCATGTCTCAGATGGCAGGCGACCCAGGCCTAGACAGCCCTAGGTCTATGCCAAAGACCCCCGATGAGCCCGTGGAGACTTTCTCAGAGCTATTCAAAGATAAAAAAGCAAAGTCCAAGTCTGGGGGAGAGCCTGCAGAGCCTACTTACAAGGCTCACGCTAGAGTGTTCCTGATAGACAGCGCTGGCAACTCTGACTATGAGGACATACTTAACAAGGGATTGTCAGGAGAGATAGTGCTAGGTAAGAGGGAGGTCTGCGATATCAAGGGCAGCGCGGACTTTAAAGTATACCTAGAGTGGATGGTGCCTGTGGCAGCTAAAAAGAAGGGATAGTCTAGCAGTTGCTCTACTATCCCTCCACGAGGCCCTCTACCCGTCTCTCAGTTCTTTGAGGGGCGGATAGGGATCTCGAAGGGGAAGAATTCCATAACAATGTCCTCCGGCAGTGGCCGGTACCTCACAGCCTGCAGGTACATGGCAGTTACCCTTGAGCAACCCATCCTAGGTTGCCCGCCATGCACCTGTCAGGCTGCGGAGGCCGCCTTCCCCTTCTCCTTCTCCTCCCGCGCCTTCACGGCCGCCACCGTGTAGGCCACGAACGCCTCCTGCACCTCGGGCACGGAGGAGGATCCGATGGCGAACACCATTCTCAAGGCCTCGCCCCGGGCCTTGTTGAGCGAGGCGAACGCCTCCGGCTTAGCCTCCTCGTCCCTCGCGCAGGACAACGCGAGGAAGACGTCCCGCAGAGCCTTGAACGGCCGCTCGACGGGGATGCCGAGCGCCTCCGCCGCCATCACGGTCGCGACGAAGTTCTCCTCCGACTCGTGCCGGAGTTGCAGGGCCGTCCTGGGCTTCTCGTCAGACTTCTCGTCAGACTTGCCCTCCGACTTGCCGCCCTCCGTCGTAGGTTCAGCCGGGGGAGCCGCACCACCGGAGGAGTCGTCGGAGGCGCCCCCCGAGGCTTTTCCCGAGGCGTCCAAGGACGCCCTCAGGTCGGCCTCTACGGAGGAGTCGCAGAAGACCAGGACCTCTCCGTTCTTGGTGAAGGCCTTGTTGACGTCGTCCTTGTGCCATTGTCCGCCGACCTTCATCCGGAGACGCCAGTCGGTGTCCTGGACCTCGCCGTAGGCCCGGTTGCCCAGGACCACCTTCTCTCCCCGGAGGCTCCGGACGTGGAAGTAGGTGACGCCGTAGACCCCGGCCGCGACGGCCACGGTGGCCACGGCCACGGCGACGGCCGCCGTCTCGAGGGCGATACTCGAGACGAGAGCCCCGGCCTTGTTGTAGGGCTTGCCGTTTATGTACAGCTTGCCGTTGTTGGTGTTGTAGAGATGGACCACATTCTGGACAAACTTCGACACAACATTCCCCTAGCAATATGCCTTCGCTTAGAACCCTAAGGAGATCTTCGTGTTACCCGGATTTTGGCGGGAGGTACCTCGTACCCTTTCACAAAAGAATCCCTAGAATCTTCAGCTATGGCAGCCGGCAATTTCATTAGTCGCGGAATGCGAGCTAATGTCCTTGCTACTTACTTATGCCATAAATTAACCCGCGATTTGCGCGTTTTGCGGTAGCCCATTTTTGGCTAGATTATGTCGGGAGATGAATCTAAGCTTAGAGCGCTATGCCAAAGATAATGCCTCTGTTTATGCCCCCGGACCAGCGCCGGGAACTAATCCGCCAAGCAGCTGTTGACGGCGTCAAGAGCATCTTTCCGATTGTCGGAGACCACAGGGAGCTTGAGGTAACCAACGTAAGGGTGGATCAAAAAGAGTTCACCACTACTGACCACAAAGAAGCACTATTGGCTGGCAAGACGTTAGCCGAGCCGGTTAAAGCTGACGTTGTAATTAGGGACAAGACAGGCAAGGTAATAGACCAGAAGAAGAACCACACGGTTCTGAGCCTGCCATACTTTACTGGTCAGAATACGTTCGTGGTTAACGGTACTGAGTACTCTGTAAGGCATCAGCTACGAACAATGCCGGGGGTGTACACCCGCGTGCGTGGCAACGGGGACCTTGAGGCCAACTTCAACTTAGAGAAGGGCACCAACTTCAGAGTCAGCATGGACCCCGAGAAGGGCCATCTGCAAATGGAGTACGGAACCAGCAAGATTCCTCTATATTCCGTGTTGCGCGGAATGGGCATGCCTCACAATGATATTTCCAAGGCATGGGGAGGTAGCCTTGCTGACCTTAACAAGGAAGCTTTTGATGCCAAGAGAGACAATCACTTAAATAAGCTCTACGAGAAGCTACTGCCTGAGTACAAGAGAACGGCTCAGGGCAAGGACGAGGTAGTTAAGGCCATACATGAAGTGTTCGACTCGTCTAAGATTAACGCCGTAACAACTGAGAAAACTCTAGGTACCCCGTTTGAGAGGGTGAACGCTCCTGCCCTGCTAGCAGCTAGCCAGAAGCTGCTCAAGGTACACAAGGGAGAGGCTGAGCAGGACAATAGAGACAGCTTGGAATTCCAGACGATGCACTCAGTAGAGAACTTCGTTAAGGAAAGGCTGTCTCTAAAGTCCAGGGAGATAACCAAGAAGTACAAGTCAAAGCTAGACCTTGCCAATGACGTGAGCGTAAGCAAGGTACTGCCGCACTCTTCTTTAACTCCGGCTGTTCAGACATTCATGACAATGTCTCAGCTATCTACTACTCCAGGGCAGATAAATCCGGCTGAGATGCTAGCCGGAGCTATGACTGTCACTCGTTTCGGAGAGGGCGGTATCGCTAGCGAGCGCGCCATTCCAGGCGACGTCCGTAACGTGGACACGTCTCAATTGGGCATCTTGGATCCCTTTGCCACTCCCGAGTCTTCGCACGCGGGCGTAGACGTTAAGGCGGCCATCACCGCCCACAAAGACGAGAATGGCAAGATCTATACTCCACTATGGAATATAAAGAAGTCCAGCGTGGAGATGGTTCCTGTGGAGAGGCTGGACAAAGAGGTCATAGCATTCCACAACCAGGACGTAGACAAGGGCAGGGTAGACGTACTTAACAAAGGTAAGGTCGGCAAGGTAAAGGCGGGTCAGGCTAACTACCAGATCATAGCCCCTGAGACTCTATACAGTGTCGGAACCAACCTGATACCCTTCATGGACAGCGATCAGGGTAACCGGTTGATCATGGGGTCAAAGCACGTTACCCAAGCCCTTCCCCTTAAGAACAACGAGGCCCCTCTAGTCAGAGTCAAATCCGAGATAGGCAGGGGAGGAGATGGAGACAACTCTAACGAGAGCCAGTTCTCCTCCCAGATTCTGCCTACGGCCAAGGTGGCAGGCGAGGTTGTAAAGATCACCAAGGATCAGATACATGTAAAAGGATCTGACGGTGAGATACACAAGTCTGACTTTGCTACTTATCTGCCCCTGGCTTCTAAGACCTACCTCAAGCACTACCTGAACGTTAAGGTAGGAGACAAGGTCAAAGAGGGCCAGAAGATGGCCGACTCTAACTTCACTAGGGACGGGGCTCTAGCGTTAGGTAAGAACCTTAACGTAGCCTACGTGGCTTACCACGGTTACAATTCTAACGACGCCGTAGTTATATCAGAGAGTGCCGCTAAGAAGTTAACTAGCAAGCACATGTACAAGAAGATAACTGAGATAGACGACGAGTCTTTCTTGGATCAGAAGAAGCACCAGGCCCAGTTCCCTAGGGCCTTCACTAAGGACCAGTACGAGAAGCTGGACAACGGTGTAGTAAAGCCAGGGATGATACTTAATCCGGGAGACCCTATAGCCACAGTTGTTAGGAAGTCAGCTCCTAGTACTGAGAGCCAGATGTTTGGCCGTATCCATAAGTCCCTGAGGAGGGCGTTCAGCGACGACTCTCTTGTATGGGACAAGGACGTGCCTGGTAAAGTCATAGACGTAGTTAATACGAATGGCAGAGTAGCTGTCACTGTTAAGTCGGAAGAGCCAATGGGAATTGGCGACAAGATGTCTAACAGGCACGGAGGTAAGGGAGTAGTTTCTAAGATACTACCTGACGAAGAGATGCTCCGTACCAAAGACGGAAAGGTTATGGACGTTCTTTGGACCTCTACTGGCGTCTTGTCTCGTATTAACCCCGCGCAGATTCTAGAGACTGCGGTAGGTAAAGTAGCCCAGAAGACAGGCAAGCCCATAGCTGTGGCCAATTTTGCCAAGAGAGACAACGTAAAGTACGTAAAAGACCTGCTCAAGCAGCATGGTGTCCAGGACAAAGAGACCCTAGTAGACCCAGTTACTGGCAAGGAGATACCAAATATCTTCGTAGGGCCTCAGTATACCTACAAGCTGTTCAAGTCTACCGACACTAACTACTCTGCCAGAGGCATAAACGAGGGCTATGATATCAACCAGCAGCCCTCGAAGGGCGGTACGGAGGGTGCAAAAGGCACCGGACGTATGGAAATCAATGCTCTTCTTGCCTACAACGCTCGAGATACGCTCAAAGAGAACGCCGTAGTAAAGGGAACTCGTAACACTGAGTACTGGAAAGCTGTTCAGTTAGGCCTTCCTACCCCTGCACCTAAGAACTCTTTCGCCTACGACAAGTTCACTGGCCTGCTTCAGGCCTCTGGAATGAAGGTGAAGAGAGATGGAGACTTCTTTTCTTTAGCTCCATTGACCGATGACGAGATTAAAAAGGTGTCCGCAGGGTCAATAGACAACGCCAAGATGGTTACCGCCAAGGATTTGAAGGCGGAAAAGGGCGGATTGTTCGACGAGGCTCGCACTGGGGGCCTTAACGGAACTAAATGGACTCACATAGACCTGCCTGAGCCAATAGTACACCCTGTATTCCAGGACAGCGTTAAGCGCGTTTTGGGTATGACAGGCAATAAATTAGAGGAATTGCAGGCTGAAAAGGGCGGAGCACACATAAAAAGGCTGCTGTCTGACATAGATCCGGGCAAAATGGCTAAGGATTTGCGCCGTCAGGTGGATAAGATGCCTGCTGGAGCGGCGCAAGACAACGTAGTAAAGCAGATAAAGTCGCTAGAAGCCCTAGATAAGCAGGGTTTGACCCCTGATAAGGCGTGGACACTGTCAAAATTGCCTGTTCTACCCCCTCAGTTCAGGCCTGTAGTGCCTGGACCTAGGGGAGATATGCTGGTAGCAGACGTAAATCACCTGTATAAGGACGCCATAATAGCCCGAGACAAGTTAAAAGAGGCCAGAGACCTGGACATGCCTGACGAGGACGTGGCTGATCTGCGCAAGCACATGTCTCAGGCAGTCGGAGCAGTCATAGGAATGAACGACCCGGTGTCCACTAAGGCGGCCGAGACTGGTAAAAAGGGCCTTCTGACCACTGTAGTCGGCACCAAGACAGGATTTTTCAACGGCAAGGTCATTGCTAACAGGCTTGATCTATCCGCCAGAGGCACTGCAGCGCCCGATCCTAGCCTAGGTCTGGACGAGGTCGGCATACCAGAGGACATGGCTTGGTCCACATACAAGCCTTTCGTAATGAAGAGGCTCGTAAAAGCGGGGCAGCCGGCTGTCAGGGCCAAGCAGATGATAGAAGAGAAGCACCCAACCGCTAGAACAGCCCTGCTGGCTGAGACTGCTGAGAGGCCAATACTCCTAAATAGAGCCCCTTCGCTGCACAAGTACAACATCGTGGCCGCATTCCCCAAGCTGATACCCGGCAAAACTGTAAAGGTGAACCCCTTTATCGAGGAGGGAATGAACTTGGACTACGACGGAGACGCCCTGCAGCTACACGTACCCGCGTCTGCGGACGCCGTAAAGGACGCTCGTAACATGTTGGTGTCAAAAAACCTGATGGGCGAGAGGACTCAGGACTCACTACAGGTGTTCCCGGGCCATGAAGCAATCGTAGGAGTTTATCTGGCCTCTAAGGCCGGTAAGAAAGACGGGAAAACCAAGGACTTTAAGGACGTTAACGAAGCTTTGTCGGCCTACGAGAAGGGCCAGGTGGGTCTCGGAGAGAAGGTAAGACTTGCCAAGTCGGGTCCCAAGGCCTAACCTTCGGCCAGATTTTAGTGAACCACAGTGAGGTTGTCATGAATTCAGTTCTCCTTCTCGCAACGATTCTCCTATCAGTAGACGCCGCCGTTCCCGCCTCGGCCCCTGCTGCCGTTTCTTCGGCCCCTGCGGTAGTTTCAGCGGCCACGGACGCTGGCGTACCAGCAAGCGACGCAGTAGTTGCCTCTGTATCGGACGCTCAGGTGATTACGGTTACTCCTTCAGCGGCCCCGGTGTCGGCGGCTGCTTCAGTTCATGCTGAGCCCGCTACGGTAGAGCAGGCCGTAGGCCAGGTAACTGTCCTCGTTGACCTGTTCAAGGCGGGCAAGTGGCTGGCTTTTGCTCTAGTGCTAGTCCAGTTGCTAATGTTCGGCATTAAGAAGTTCGCCTCAGACGAGTTCAAGAAGGCTTGGGGCTTCGTTGTGGTGACCGGTCTCGGTGGCGTAGTAGCCCTCCTTAGCGCTGTAGTAGCTGGCGGTACGTGGATAGAGGCTCTTTTTGTATTTGCTTCTGGCCCAGTATCTGCTTTGGTATATGATTTAATTCGAGCGGTTAAGCCCAAGAAGGCCTGAGAGATGCTAAAGAGAGCCTACGACATCGGAGTGAAGTTGGCTCTGGAAGAGGCTCTCGGAGTTCCTGTAGATCCTGCAGAGGTGTCAAACCTAGTAGCAGCCATATCTTCTATTCAGGAACCGGAAGAGATAGATAGGACTGACGCAATGAACAGGTCTGACGGAGACGTCAGTACTGGAGTAAGTTGGCAGTCTAAAATAGACCTATCTAAGCCAGTGGGTTACTGATGCTAGATAGGGCCTACGATATAGGTAAGAGACAGGCTCTTGCTGAATTCGAGAAGCTATCTTCTTCAGAGATGGAGAAGGAAGCTTTTTTTGCTGCCCTTAAAGGCATATACCAAGGCAGCAAAGCCTTAAGAACTCTAGGCTGGCTTGCGGGATTCGGCGGTAGAACGTCCCAGTTTGTTGGCATGCCCCTAGGGTCAGGGCTAATAGGAGCCGCCACGGCAGAGCCCGGTGACCGCCTAAAGGGATTTGCCACCGGCGTTGCCGGAGGTCTGGGAGGGGCTGCTCTGGGCGCTGCGGCAAGCAAGGCTTTGCCCGCTATAACCAGGGCAGTTGGCTCTAGGATAGGTAATACTGGCATAGGTAAAAAGATCTGGTCTGGGGCCGGTAAGATAAACTCCCAGTACGGAGCAAACTCCCTCCCCAAGTACAGAAAAATGGTGGAGGAGATGCGGGCAAAGCACATAGCCGATCCAGCTAATGCTGGAAAGATGTTTAAGCCTCCTCCGCCCCCCACCGTAAATGTAAATCACAGCTTCGGGCAGCATGCCCTTACTAAGGTTCCCGGCGCCATTGGGGTTGGTGGAATGCTGGGAGGATTTATGTATGGAACTTCTATGGGAGAGAGTGCGGCATCAGATTTGTACGATAGCACTGGGTTCGGAAGAGGCTTAGGAAGCATCTCCCAGAGAAACATTTTTAATCCAGCGGGGTGATGTATGTTAGACGTGGCCTACAGGCTAGGAGCCTCTAAAGCTATAGAGGACCTCACTAAAGAAGCGTTCTGGAGGGCCCCCATGCTAGGTGCCATGATGGACTCTGCCTACTCTAACATCCTAGACGACCAGTTTGATGGCAACCAGGTCACCCCAATTCTCCGAGGAGCTCTAACTGGCACTGGAGCCAGTCTAGGATGGAGATTCGGCGGTAAAAACAAACTCATGATGTCCGCGCTTGGCGGAGCCGGGTCCCACTTCTTGGCTAATAGCTTGGCGCAAAGAGGGTGACGTGGAAGGTACTCTGGGCCACGTTCTAATAAATTCTCTACTCCCTAAAGACAATCAGATAGAAGGGGTAGTCAATAAGAAGTCTCTCAGGAAGGCTCTGGTAACTTACGCCAGAAACGACCCTGAAGGATATGCTAAGAACGTCCCTAAGCTTAAGAAGATAGGGGACTCAATAGCTACCTATGAGGGATTCTCTGTCGGCCTTGACGACATCGCGCCCGAGTACGGCGTTAGAGATCCCATAATAAATTCAGCGAAGAACGCTCTTAAGAAGGCCAAGTCAGATAAAGATATCAACAACATCCTTATTGACACACAGGCCAAGCTCCTAGACGCTTCAAAGAAACACCCGGGCGACCTGGCAACTCTTGCCAACTCTGGCGGTAGAGGTAACGCCGCACAGCTAATGAAGACTATTACGTCCCCTGTTGTTATCGGAGACTACAAGGGCAAGCCCATACCTTTCTTCGTAGAGCGCAGCTACTCTCAGGGTTTATCGCCAGCAGAAGCTTGGATAGCCGGAGACGAGAGCCGTAGCCAGGTTATTAAAGGCCAGCTAGGTACTGCCGATCCAGGAGAGCTTGGCAAGATCATGGCTACCATGATGTCGGGCCAGGTTATCAGCAACACTGATTGCCGGACTAAGAACGGCATCATGATGGACCCGGGGGATCCTGGCGTGCTTGGACGTTTCTTGGCAGGTAATAACCAGTTAGTAGACTCTCGCAGGCAGTCAGATCTGGTAAAAAAGAAGGGCCAGATAAAGGTCCGGTCTCCGATGACCTGTGAAGAGTCCAGCGGCATATGTCAGAAGTGCCGTGGTACTGAGTCTACTGGGAGGGTGCCGGAGATAGGCCAGAACGTAGGGATTAGGTCTTCCCAAGCCCTGGGCGAGCCCCTGACCCAGATGGCCCTTAGCTCCAAGCACGGAGTCAGCCTAGTATCAGGAGGCGACGACGATAGTCCAGAGGGTCTGAAGGCCGTTAGACAGTTCTTAGAAGTTCCTACGAGCTTCTTGGGAAGAGCTACTTTGGCCAAGACCAATGGAGTTGTAGACAAAATAGAGGCGGCCCCGCAGGGAGGCCATCATGTGTACGTAGGTAATACCTCCCACTATGTACCGCCGACAAAAAAGGTGGCAGTAGGCAAGGGAGATAAGGTAGAGGCCGGTGACCGAGTGTCAACTGGGGTTCCTAATCCGGCTGAGATAGTCCAATACAAAGGACTTGGAGCGGGAAGAAAATACCTAGTGGACTCCTACAAGAAGGTCTATGAGATGCAGGGTACTGACATGGACCCTCGTCACTTTGAGACCTTGGCCAAGAGCCAGCTGAACTTTGTAAAGGTTAATAGCTCCATAGGTGACTTCTTGCCCGGCGAGATAGTCCCATACAACAAGTTTATCCAAACAGCCATAGCGGACTCAAAAGACACTTCTCTGTCTGGATCTCTTGGAAAGACTCTGGCGGAGCCGATTCTACACCACTTGCCTGGCACTAGAATAACTCAGAGTATGCTGCAGGATTTTAAAACTGCCGGCTTAAAGAGGGTGAAGATAACGGAGGACGACGTAGACGTCGAGGCTGTCATGGCTCCTGCGTCAAGAACTCCCCTTCTTAATCCTGACTGGATGGAGAGGTTGTCCCACAGGTATCAAAAGGATACTCTTCTGGATGCGGTCCAGTACGGTGAACAGTCGAACCTTCATGGACACACCCCTTATACCGCCATAGCCTTTGGTAAAGAGCTCAGAAAAGGACCTAGGGGGACATACTGAACATGAATGCAGCCGCCCTAGCACCCTTGCCCAAGGTGCGAATTAAAAAAGCTGGAATGGTATCTGACGCTGTCAGAGCTCTTTTGGTAGGGCGTAAGTACATACCTGCCAAAGAGATGGCTAAAATACGCCACGTCATAACGGACACAGGCTACGCAAAGACCCAGCCCTATTTAACGCAGGGGGGAATGGGTCAGGGCATATTCAGAAATCTATTTGGAGAAGGCCCTAACAGAGGAGCCATTCTTAAGGCCAGACTTCAGCAGGGAGGACTGTTTGGAAAGGGCGGTGTGCTGCACGGGGATATGGCCTTTGATCCTGCCCTGTTTGAGAGCATAAAGAAGTTTAAGGCAGGGGACAGGTCTCTTAAGAACGTTTCTAATATAGCTCTGGAAGGTGGAACAGGCCTGATGAACGTAGGATTCACAGCAGGCTTGCCACTTATGACAGCTGCAGCGGCACTAAGAGGGGACGCCTCAGGAGGAGACGTAGCCTCCGAAGGCCTAAGTACTATAGGACAGGCTCTGGGGGCCCCCTTTGGTATAGTAGGGGCCATGGGAGGAGGAGCTGCGGGCACTGCCTTAGCAGGGCTGCTGAGTAAGAGGGATGATGAAGATATTAAGAGAGACCTACAAAAGCAGGTAATAATAGCCGGCAAAGGTCTTGCCGCTAATAAAGCGGCACAGGGAGCTAAGCATCTGCAAGGATACCTTGGTGTAACTCCAGATACCGCAAGTTTTGGGGCACCTGAGCCAGAAATTTACTTGCCACAATAATACTAACAACCCATTATTTAACCGATTCACTAGGAGTCAGTAATGTCAATGATCTTCAAGGTAGCTTACGCTCGCGGTGTTCAGCATGCTCTGGTGCAGGCTGGCGCCATACATAAGTACGCAAACGAGGCGATGGCGGATGCGGCTGCTGCTGAGGCTGCTGCCGAGATGCCCGATGCAGTTCAGCCAGAGGAGGCTGCTGTCCCCGAGAGCGTAACTTCAGACGTGGCTGCAAAGCTAGTTGAGCTCAGCCAGGCCGCCGGTGAGACGGCTGTAGCCGCTGCCAACCAGTCTAACCTAGCTCAGGAGGCTGCTCAGGCGGTTCACTCACTCCAGCAGGGCCTACCCGCAGCGGATCCTGCCGCCCTTGGTATGGCTGCGCAGGAGCTCGAGCAGAAGGCGGCAGCTTTCCGCCAGCTCCAGAAGCGCGCTTACTACAGGAAGATGGCTGAGAGCGACCTCACGGGCGCGGCTGTCGGAATGAGCACCAGCATTGATGGAGCCGCTTCAGAGCTGACCGAGGAAGGCGCTCTTGAGGCAATGAAGCGTCCAGGGTCGTACGCAAACATGGCCCCTGCAATGCAGCTGGACCCCTCGGTCCTGGTTGGCGCAGAGATGCCTCACCCAGGCGCACCTACGAGCATTGACTCGTTCGCAACCTTCTCAGGTCCCGGCAAGTCGGCTTCAGTCAACCTCGACACTCGCACGGCTGCTAGACTCCTGAGGAAGCTCGCTGAGTCTGACATCGGTCAGACGGGCGGCGGCACGGGATTCGTCAATACGGTCGATGGCATCTCGGGCGTTACGGAAGAGGGAGACGAAGAGGCGTCCAAGCGTCCTAGCGACTATGCGGCTGACTCGACGCCCAACATCGACACCGATCCCGCTGCCCAGATCGGCGCAGAGACCAAGGTCGCATTCGAGTACCTATTCAGGAAGACGGCCGCCGAGGTAGGTAACTACCTTCCCAGGCACATTCCCAACAGGACCAAGGTAGCGGCTATCCGCACCATGATGGGAATGAACAACAACGAGAGAGCCTCGTACCTGAGAAGACTCTACAAGGCCGCAGAGGAAGCCTCCGCTGAGTCAGAGGAAGAGATGGACGAGTCAGAGGGCTCAATGGAGGCTTCTGAGAGCGAGGAGTCAGATAGCGAAGAGGAGCCCAAGGAAGAGGAGAAGTCAGCCGCTGCTATTCTCCGTCGCCTAGGCCTTGGCCGCTAAGACTGGCATGTGCTTCCACTTCGGTTTAAAGATCTAGTTTCGATCTCCGGAGTTCAGTCTGCCTACGGGCCGTCTGAGGAGTCTGTTAGACAATCTCAGATATCCTCTAGAGTTAAAGACCTAGTAAAGAAGTATCCTGAAATAGCCAACGTTAGAGTAAACCGCTCTAATAGGGATGCTTACGATTATATAAACGACGTGATACACGTCAGATCTCGAGACCCAGACGTACTGGCTCACGAGATGGAGCATGCAGCCTCTCTGAGAGGCGCGTCTCCTTTATATAAAAAACTTCTGGCCGTAAGTCAGACTGCAGTTAAGCTTAACAACACATTCGCTCTTCCGGCTATAGTAGCCTTGGGTAACACCATAGAGGATCCGGAGAAGAAGAGGCTAGTATACAAGACACTTCTTGGTCTTTCTACAGTAGCGGCAGCGCCTAACCTATGGGAAGAAGCTAGGGCGAGCGCTAATGTTGTAATGGACAGCCCGGACCAAGTTGAGAGCTTGAAGACCCTTCTTCCTGCTTTTGGTAGCCATGCTTTGCATGACCTCGCCGGAGCCGGGGCTTACTTAGGTGCCCTGAAGATAAATGAACAGCTGGATAAGCCTAGGAAAAATAAAAAATGAGAAAGCTCGCCGCAGTATCCCCTAGAACCAACGCGTTCATGTCTTCTGGCGGAGATCCCGCGTCGGAGCAGGTCACCTTTGAGCGCATGTTCTCAAATCTGGCCTACTCAGCTTTTTCTAATAAGGTGCCTCGTCTGATAGACGGCATAGTAACCTTCAAGATACTTACGTCTGACATAGACAAGGGCAGCGCTCAGGGTACGTTCATAGTCCAAGCGGGCAACTCGTTCATATACGTGCCTGTGGTTCTCAATGAGAACTCAGTAGAGCCCCCTGAAGTCTTCTACAGCAAGGATCTAGACAGCTTCTTGCCGCTTAGCAATGACTGGGTTGACGAGATACAGAAAGAGGACACCTCTAGGCTTGGCGGACCTGGGAAAATTCCTAGCACCCTTGGTGAGGGGTTGGACGTTACCAATATAACCGTGCCTCCAGTAACGGGTAAGGTTACGTACGCCAGCGCCAACATAGACCTGCCTGAGTTTTTAAACGAGGTGCCTAATAGGGTCAAAAAGGCTTTTGCCAAGTACCTAAAGGACAACCCAAAGAGCTTCAAGGCTGCTGTAAAGCTCCACGGTAACCGCATTGTTGAATCACTCCAGCCCAGAGCTGAGAAGGTAGCAGCCGCACCGCAGCCCAAGTATTTCGTGCTTGACTCCACTGATTCGGCAGATAGATTTAAGCTGGCCTTTGGTGGCATGGGGACCAGCGCGTTTCAGTACGCTGCCAGACACGGAGCTGTTGTTCGGGACTTCCGAAAGGCCGCTGAGCTGTCCATACCTGTAGACGCAGAGACTCCGACTACCTATCACGAGATAGCATCCAGCGGTCTATATAAGATAATAGACAGCAAGGGCCAGGTAAGCGTAGTAGCGGTATTCTCTGACCCCACTGACATACACAAGCTGTCTAAGCCGGTTCATTCGTACCAGGGCCAGGCCAGCGAGAGCTCCTACTACCAGGCCGGTCCTGTAAAGTCGCCATCTAAGTTTCTTGTAGTGTTCCCCAATGGTAACTACACGATTCTAGATAAGGTTATAGCCGTACACACTAGCGATCCACTTCCTGACGGAGTTCTGAGAAGAGCGCTAGACGGCAGGACAAAGGTCAGCCTAAGAAACGGCAAGCAGATCCTAGTCTCCACCAAGGACGTGTGGAGGGGCATTCTTCCCTTCTCTGCGGACAACGTAGCCAGCCCGTCTCCAGGTACCATGAGAGGGGACGTTACGGACGAGTGGGATACTGATTCGTCCGGCAAGCCAGTACTGGCTGGAGTTATTGTCTCGGACAAAGCTGGAGTTAACAGGCCGCACTCCCCTCCAGGAAGCAGCACTGTATTCCTGCCGAAGTCGTTCACCTCAATACCCTGTGGTGAGTACATCAGGCCAGAGACCATTATGACGGATGCTACGTCAGTTATGGCTCTTGTAAACAGCGGCATAGCCAAGCTGTCCCATGCCCTTGTATCAGTAAAGAACTGTGGTGCAGGTGACTACGCCGTAAATGGCGACTCCGGGTACTCTAAGAAGGAGGCTGTACAGAAGCTAGCCTCAATGGGTATTGAGGCAGAGGCCAGCTTGTCGTTTGTCTCTAAGGTCCCTGCTCACAGGACCAAGCGGGCTTTCGTAATAAACTCTCGCAATCTGCCAAGACTTGGCCGCATCTTCACGAAGGTGGCTGAGGCCGATCCTGCTATGGTAGCTCAGATAGCCGGAGCGATGGCTCCTGCTATGTTTATGCAGATGCAGAACATGATGGGAGGGCAGGCGGCACCTCCTGCAGATCCGTCACAGGCCGCGCCTCCTGCACCTCCAGCCCAAGGGCAGGCTCCGCAGGTGGATCCGGCTACGGGCTACCCAATAGATCCTGCTTCGGGCATGCCGTTCGATCCCGCTACGGGAATGCCCATAGACCCCGCTACTGGGATGCCGGCTCAGGCTCCCCAGGGCCAGGCTGCACCGGCCCAGGGGCAGGCCCCGCAGGTTGATCCTGCCACGGGTATGCCCATAGACCCCGCCACTGGTATGCCCGTGGACCCATCTACTGGGATGCCTATAGACCCGGCCACGGGCATGCCCGTGCAGCCAGGAGCTGTTCCAGGGGCTCCTCCTCCCGGGGCTCCCCCGCAGGTAGATCCCAACACTGGGATGCCTGTAGACCAGCCTATAAATCCACAGTTCCTGAACGCTGCAGCTGATCTACAGCACCAGGGAGTATTTGACGTGGCTTCAGTAGCCACCTTGTTGCAGTCCCCGGCCTTGACTGAGCTAGTGGCTAGCTACCTACCTTCGCTTCAGAAGTCCCTAGACTCTCTTGGCAGAATAGTAATAGCCATGAAAGTAAAGGCCCCGGACCTGAAGCAGGAGATTGGCCAAGAGGCCTACCAAGCTCTGGACAACAAGCTTCTCCTAGTGTTCCGTGGCCTTGGGGAGCTCATAATCAGACTAAACCAGCACACTCTGGCCGGTGTCGGAGCTGGGTTCGGTGATTTTTACACTAATGAGGCCCCTGGAACTGGCTACATGCAGTGATGTAATGTAGTCTTCTATTGATGGCTGAAGTAGTTGACAGAAGAAAACTTCTAGCGCCCGACCACAGGGCTCAGGAAGTACAGGACTGGGTGGCGTCTCACACTGACGCCCCTGGTCCGGACACCTTCTCTATTAAGTACCAGCTAGACTACGCTCAGTTTCTCTTAGGCAACTACGATAACGTTCCCGACGAGGTATACTACGCGTGTATGCTGAACAGCATACCATACGCTAGGAATACCCTTAGGGCTATGTTGTTCTGCAAGACCCCTATGTCTGTCATGACTTCGGCTACCGAAGTAGAAGAACAGACTATACTTGCATACGAGAAGTTATTCTTCGACGCCGGTGTGTTTAAAAATCGTCTGATAAAGATGGCCTACGTAAGGGCTCTGAATCCCAAAAACGAAGACGAAGAGCAGACAAAGTCTTTATTTTTGTGGGGCCTTCAGCTGGGCTGGGAGTACCTAGTCTGGAAGACTACGGGAGGTCAGACTTCTATTAGTACCGTAGAAATAATGAGAAAGCTGATGGCCGATTCTCTGTGGAGAAGCCGAGAACACATCTTCAACTCTATCACTGACAAACGCTCTAAAGAAGCTAGGGCTTGGATGCCCATCGCTATCAAGCTTGCAGAGCAGGTCACCAAAGCGGACCCAGACAAAGTTAATTCTCTTGAGGAGCTCAAGATTCGCCTTGAGGGTTTGGATACCACGTCCACCCGCACTAAACTTGGTGAAGTAGAGATTCTGTCTTAGGAGATCCGCTGTGGATAGATCGGATTACGAGCAGAAGGCCGACGAAGCAGTTCGCAGCTTTCTGGACGGGGGAGTACCCCTCGAGGATGGCATTGTAAATATCGCTACTCGTGATCAGCTTAACCCAGAGCAGATCAAGCGAATCGTAGAGATGGCTAACACCTCCGCCTTTCTTGAGATGTTCAAGAACAAGAGCGGAGACGACAGGATGGTTGAGTTCGAGACCGCCAGCCCTGAGTCGGTAATAAAGAAGTTCTACGAGGTAGGCCCTAACAGCTTTGGGACTACTGTAGTATCTGTGTCAGGCTACCCAAGCATCAATGCCGCCGGCTCGTTCTTTGATGACATAGCGGACGAGAACTCGTCGTGCGGCTGCGGCATGAAGGTGGACCCCTGCAGCTGCATGAGCGCAGACCCCATAGTAGCAGAGATAAAAGAGGCCTCTTGGAAGCCCAGGGTAGACAGCATAAACAAGCAGAAGCTGTCCATAAGGCTGGACAAGGCAAGAGAAGTCTTAGCCGACAAGCTGGCTGCCGCGTACTATGACGCGGAAGATATTGCCAACGAGCTTGCTGGTAAGTTCAGAAGCATATACGACAGAGAGAAGATGGCCGAGTTCGAGCAGGACGGCCTGTCCCAGTTCGGCCCGCAGGCTGTGTACGGATTCAACGCCGTAAGAAGTCGCCTGAACAAGCCACTGTACAACAAGATGCCAGACTCCTCTATGGTCAAAAAAGCCTCTGAGTTTCACTTGTCGGACTCTAGGACCCCAGAGATGCAGCTTCTGGGTAAGTTCTTAGAGAAGGTGGCTCAGATAAAAGAGTACGATCACGCCAAGAAGTCACTAGAGGTGGCATATGGACTTTAAGAACAAGGTAGCTGCTTGGCAGAAGCAGGCCTCAGGGAGCCTAAGCAAGACAGCCGCCCTGGGAACTATACCTGGTTTAATAGGGGCAGGGAACGTTCTTGGTCTTCTTGACGAAGGCCTAGAGTTGTTCGGAAAGCCCTTTGGGCCTGCTCTTAATACTTACGGGTACCAACTAGACAAGAAGCTCCACGGTGGTGTGAGCGGAACTATGGACCGTATCAAGGCGGATGAGATGGTAGCGTCCAGCCTAGTAAATAGAGCCACCGATAGAATGGCAGATATAACAGAGGGCCTGCTGGGAGACATAGCCAAGAAGGCCAAGAAGAACATGGTAGATGACCCTAAGAGAGCTCAGATATTTGATCACTTAGTTAAGACGGACGATATAATCGGCAGCGCTGATAAGCGCAGCCTCTTAGAGGCTTACGACTCAATGGCCAAGTTTGCCCCTACCCTGTCTACTAACCTTAGCGCTACTAAGTCATTCCTTAGAGAAGCTGCTCAGCACGACGGTGGTATAGACTACATGACCATTAAGGGGCTTGGCCAAGCCGAGCGGGCTGTTACCGGCAAGTCAGTGGGGAACGACTAATGACTATACAAGACCTCATAAAGCAAGCTAACCTAGACAGCCCAGCGATTCAAGCCGCCAGGAATGGCCAGCTTCACCTATCAGCTCTTGGCATTGCCAAACAAGCCGGAGTCAAGACGGCTGAAGAGTTCGATATAGCCACGGCTTTACATACCCTAGGGGCCAAGTACTACATGAAGAAGGCCCAGTGGAGTATGGTTAGCAATGGCTTAAAGGCCCTGAAGGACATTGAAAATGGATAATCTTCAGGATTTTGCTGCGGCTCCCAAAATACACTACTACGCATCCAGGTCTAGAGAGCTGGGTAAGCTAGCGTCGGTAGTCTCAGGAGACCAAGCGGCTTCGGCACTGGCTGAGAAGGCTGCGGCCGACGCTTCTCTATACACTTTGCTAGAGAAGACGGCCAATAGGCTTATTGAGAACCTAAAGACTATGAAGACGCCCTTGCTTAAGGGCTTGGGTTACGGGGCAGGCCTTGCCGTCCCTGCTGTGATAGCTGGCAAGTACCTGATCAATGACGCTGAGGACAGCGCGAAAAACGTTATATACCCGGCTTTAGGTGCTGCAGGAGTTGGGGCAGGACTGTACGGTTTATCTCAGCTATTTGGTAGCAGCGCTCCAGCCTCCGGCCCTCAGAGGAAGCAGGCGTCTGAGGACCTCATAAAGCAGGGATCGGCTGCGTTTATGGTAGCGGCTGACTTGATAAAGGTAGCGTCTGAGACAGACGACGAGGAGCTAAAGAAGCTTGCAGAGGAGGCTCTTCAAGTCGCACTGGCCCACGTAGCAGACGTGGTGGGAGATCTGGTACTATAATGGAAAAGATAGTCGATATTGATGGCCGCCTAGTCTCCAGAAGACTTAGCGTAATTGAGCCTACTGTTCAGATACTCAGGCTTGGCCACAATAACGGCGTCAAGACAGCTTCAGAGGCATCTGAGTGGGCTCGCAGTGTACGGCCCCAAGACGGTAAGACCTACATTCTAGTCTTAGCGTTGGGAGCGTCTGAGTGGTACGGCCCTAACCGTAATGGCGACGGCTTCAGAGAAGAAGAGCTGATAAGAAGGCATAAGACCTTCGAGACAGACGCTCATGTGTTTAGGAGCCATGTTAACAAAGACCCTGCCAAAAGTTTTGGCAAGGTAGTGAAGAGCTTCTACAACAATGACATGCACCGAGTAGAGCTAGTTCTCGAGATAGATAACGAGAAGGCTCCTGACATAGTTGAGAAGATAAACAATGGCGAGCAGGTAGCAGTGTCGATGGGCTGCCGCATAAAGCACGACGTATGTAGCATTTGCGGTAATAAAGCCCCCAAGAGAGATGACTACTGCGACCACGCTAAGTTCCAGCTAAATGACATACTTCCTGACGGTAGGCTTGTATACGTAGACAACCCAGATCCTACCTTCTTTGATATATCAGTAGTATGGAGGCCGGCTGATAGGACTGGCTACATGCTAAAGAAGGTTGCTGATTACCAGCACCGCGAGTTTGTAGGGTCTTCTGCGGAGCTTGCTGAGAAAATAGCGGGCCGCACTGTATTAGCTTCCATACTAAAAAAGGTGGCTGATATAGATAAGATAGTGACGGGTGTTGGAATAGGATCAGAGGGGAACAAGGGCGGTCTGACTGGGCAATGGGTAGACAAGGTAGTGCCGAAGGTACTATCTAACTACAAGCCCATAGATAACGCAGACTTAGGGTGGCTGTCAGGCAAAAACTTCCCAAGGGTTCTTGCTACACTATCCGAGATGGGAATCTTCCTATCTACTCCTGAGTTCCTAGACATATTTTTTATGAAGGCTACCGGGCTGCCTGCTCCTAGGGGGCTAGCACGAAAACTGATCTCAATGCAGGGCGACCTGTTTAGAATGATGGCCGACAATCCCAAGATTGTTGAGTTCGTTTTAGACTCAGGTATTCTGGGTACGCCCGACACCAAGCCTCTGCCCGAGGTCCGAGCCAAAATGAGTTCCTACATACCTAGTAGGTCTTGGTCTGCGGACAATCTAAAGGTCGCCTCTTCTACTGGACTAAGAACTATAACATATACTGACCCAAATACGGGCAAGCTTCATATATCAACTGAGGACGCCGCCGAGTCAGCTGATGAGACTATGGCTATGGCTAACACCCTAGGGCTTCTGGGGTCTCTAGCTCTAGCCGGTGGTACGTACCTGGCTTTGACTCCCATAGTCTCTAGTGGTGGAATGAGAGCCTTGCTAGGGGCCGGGGCAGGAGCTCTCTCCCTACCGCACACCGTATCAAATCCCCGGATGCTGTCTGATCAGGGGGAGAATATTTCAGCCATGACACACTTCACAGAAAGAAGGGCGTCATGGGAGCCCCAACTGTCACTAGCCTTGGCGTCCAACTACGCTCTTAGGCCCAAGGCCGTAGGGGCAAGAGTTGGCGGATCCTCCTCTCTGTGCAAAACAGCGGCTGCACTAGGGGATGGAATTAACGTGGACGCTCTTGTAAATAATCTTGGTTATCTCTTATCATTAGGCTAATAATTGACGTGGGGGCGTCGCCGTCCTCGCAAAAGAATACATCGGAGTAGTTTAATGGATCTCGCCAAAATTCTGGATGCTTTAAATTCTGAGGGTGGTTCAGAGAAGACGGCGTCGGCCAGCCCCCGAAAGGGCGGCAGTGATGACCGCCTGGCTGCAGCTCTTATGTCAGCAGTTGAGGAAGTGGGCCACACGAAGACGGCGTCGGCCAAGGCAACTCAGCCTGCTGAGGACCTGACCAAGATCGCTCACCGTCTTGCGGCTGCCGAGCAGGAGGCCCTCGTCAAGGAGGCCCAGATGTACGGCGCTGCTGTATGCGACGGCTTCATGACTCGCATGGCTTCATATGAGCAGACGGGCGCCGTCAAGACCGCCAGCGCGTCGTACGGCGATAACTTTGAGAAGTTCGCTTCGGAGAACCCCGAGCTAGTTAAGCAGGCTGCCGAGCTGGGCTACCGTGAGACCCGCGAGAAGATCGCTGCTGCTGCTCAGGGTGCCTACGAGGAGGGCTACACGAAGGTAGCTCACCTGGTAAAGGAAGCCGCTGAGAAGGTTGCTGCCCAGGGATACAGCGACACGATCGACGTTCTCAGGCAGCTAGCCTAATTCAGGACCTGAAATGACTCCCAGAGCATCTGAAATATACTTCAAGCTTCTTGACTCCAAGATGGAGAAGCTTGCTTCAGTTCCAGCTTCTCCGGGATTCTTTAGGCGTCTATTCTCTCCGGGCACTCCCCTGTTTGATTGGAACAAGGTGCGCGACTTCGGGAACTTTGCTCCAAAGAACACGGGAGCAGTTGTTGCCGATGTAGTAGAGACGGCGGCTCCCAAAGCCGAATCCAGCGGGTATGGCTTAGGTACCCTTCTTGGCGCTGCCGGTATTACCGGAATAGGTGCAGGGGCCATAGGCCACGCCATAGCCAAGCAGAATGCTGAGGAGCAGGCTAGAGCTGACAAGCTCAAGTCCTTTGGAGCCGGCTTTGGTGGCGGAGTAGCTACGGGCCTGGCTGCCCCCTCTATAATGGGCGGCGTAAACAGGGCCGTTGGTAAACTAAACAGAATCGTGGGTAACCAGGGCTTCATGCCTTCTGATACCTACGGAGCCTACTCTCCAGAGCTAGGTTTCTACCCGGAGCAGTACTAATGAGTAGCGCTCTCGAAAAGCTAGTCAACGAGGTCCTCACTGAGGCTCGTCAAGTCAAGACCGCATCTCTAGAGAAGGTAGCAGAGGAGATCCAAAGGGCTCCTGCTACCCAGATAGGCAATGAGATGCGTAAGCTTGCACACTCACTCAAGTCATCATCAGTAGAGCCTAGCTACGATGACTTGCATTCCTTTCTAAGGGAGTACAAGTGAGCGAAGATCTAAGAAAGCTTGCTGCCGCTCTAAGAGAGGCTGCAAAGACTAATACTCAGTCTAAAAGACAAAAATGTGCGTCGCTAACTGTAGCGGCTATTGGTTTAGAAGAGCTACGCCGTAAGATTTATGGTGAGTCATGAATACACAACTACTAAATAAGGTTGCTAGCGTACTCGAAGCTATGGCTGATGAGTACGATGCCAGGGCCAAGGCGGACTCTGATAAGATCGCTTCGGTCAAGGCTAGCATGATCTCACCCATCATTGAGAAGGTTTCGTTGTCGACCGGCGAGGATGAAGAAGCCGTTCGCGCAAAGCTCTCCAGTGTTGACACGGATCTTTTAGGAATGATCAGCAAGCTCGCTTCAGAGGAAAGCCCAGTAGAGCTTGGTGGTCCCAACAGAAACAAAACCGCAAGTGCTGGCCAGAGCAGTGACGTGGCCGACAAGCGCTTCCTGGCGTGGCTTTCTTCTTAAGGAGAGATAGAAAATGTCAATTCTAAACTCAAAGTTCGACATCCTTCGCGGTTGGCCCAACTCAAGCGCGGTTGCCGAGGACTGGAACGTCCCCACGATTGCTGCTGGTCATGATCCTCTGTACTCAGGTACCTGGGTAAAGCTGGATCCGGGCGTAGCCGCTGTCCCCACAGTTTATAGCCAGACCAAGGCATCTAAGGACTCAACCACTATAGGAACTCATCCTACTCTGTGGGCCCTAGTCATAGAGGGGCAGGACGAGTACTCGTCGCGTTTCTCTAACAAGGTAACGGTTCTTCTCGGTGGTGGCTACGTCGTAAGGCTTTACAACGACGGCGTTGCTGCTAACGCTCAGTTTACGGCAGCCGACCTGGCCCCCGGAGTTCCTGTTAAGCTGGTAGATGGTAAAGTAGCCTTCTTAGGATCGGCGGGAGCTACCCTGGACGCAGACGCACCAGCGGATGGCGTGCAGTTAGATGAGCTGCTGACGGCAGTCCACAAGATCGGCTACTGCCTGCGCGTTGATGCCGACACCTGCGATATCTTCGTAGTCTAATAAAAGGAAACAGGAATAACCCATGAAGACTGAATACCAGAAGCTAAGCGCGCAGTTCATTAACTCGAACTTCGTGAAGAAGGTTGAGCAGGGTCGTATCAAGGAGGCCGAGGACGAGGGCTCGCGTTTCATCCGTTCAAGGATGCGCCAGGACTCGTTCGCCCGTGAGATCCTCAACCCCGTTGAGATCAGCGCGGACGAGCTCGACCGTGATGTCGACACGGATCAGCCCAAGAAGATCATCGAGAAGGAGCCCGATTCAGTAGCGTCATTCGTGACGTTCAAGGGCGCCGGCCAGAAGACGATCTTCCGTGGTCCTCGTTACTCAGTGTACTTCGGCAAGGTGGAGTCACAGCACTTCACGAAGTCGAAGTTCGAGCTGATGACGTACCAGAACGACATCCGCAAGATCCTCACGGACAACTCGGTCAAGGACATGGCCGACGAGGAGGATCGCAAGTTCATTGAGACTGTCGATTCTCTGGCCACCACGGTCAACAACGTATTTGACTGCGCTCTTGATATAAACGGAGATGACCCTTCGGTTTCTGGTCTGCCTCCGATAACCAACGGCGAGCTGAGCGGTGGTGCGGTAAGGCTGGGAATACAGAAGCTCCTCGCCAACAAGATCCCTCTCGGCAAGATCCTGATGTCGAAGTCGCTCTACTACAGAGTGCTCGACCTGCCCGCCACGACGATTGGTGACCAGGTAGCTATGCGTCACTACGACGAGGGTGTCGAGGCCGAGCAGAAGCTCTTCGGCTTCCCCGTTGTTACGACGATCAAAGAGGACATCGTAGGGTCTAACGACATCTACTTCTTCGGTCCTCAGGAGTACCTGGGCAACTTCTTCCTTCTCCAGGACGCCACGCTGTTCATCAAGCAAGAGGCGGACATGATTGAGTTCTGGAGCTACTCGGCTCCCGGTATCGGTATCGGTAACGCCAACTCAATCGTCAAGCTGACGAACGTCATCCACGCCTAATAAAGACCTCTTTACTTAGATAGTTTACTAGATAAGTAAACGTTACTAAAAAAGAGCCCCAGAGGAGTAATCCCTGGGGTTTTTCATTTCAGGAAAAAGAAATGCCAGTACTAGTAAACAAGTCCCGTAGCGCTGTTGTAGTAGCGTCAAGGGGAGTAGCTATTGCCCCCGGAAAGTCGCACCCATTCCATTCCCTAAACGGAGAGCTACTGGCTTTTGTTAATAAGGGAATCCTAGCTCCTATGGAGGCTCTAGGCGCTGCCCCTGCTCCTAAGCCTGCCCCCAAGCCTGCCCCCGAGCCTGTGGTAGTACCAGAGCCTGCCCCCGAGCCTGTGGTAGTACCAGAGCCTGCCCCCGAGCCTGTGGTAGTACCAGAGCCTGCCCCTGAGCCTGTGGTAGTGCCAGAGCCTGTGGTAGTACCAGAGCCTGCTCCTGAGCCTGTGGTAGTGCCAGAGCCTGTGGTAGTACCAGAGCCTGCTCCTGAGCCTGTGGTAGTGCCAGAGCCCGCCCCCGAGCCAGAGGTTGTGGCGGAGCCTCGCCGTAGAGGAAGACCTGCTAAGTCAGAGGCGTAATGAGAACGCACTCAGTAGAGAATTTGACTACAAGCAACCTAGTATTATGCGGGGGCCAGTTGAGGCTGCCTGCTAACAAGGTGAGCTTTATTCCTGACGAGCTGTTCAGCCATCTAGATGTAGAGATGGCGCTAAAGAACGGCAAAATCAGGAAGTGCAGGGCTCCCCAAGCCCCCGTCGTTACTGTACCAGCTCAGCCCGAGATTCCCGTAGCCCGTAAGAGGGGTCGCCCCAAGAGAGGCCAGAATGACGAGGATAAGGATAACGCCAGTTAAGACCCAGCTGGTTACTGTAGTCAGTATTCCAGGTATGTCGTCTGGTGTTATCAGCCCGGAGTATTTAAACGACTCTGGGGCCTCTTTGCCTGCCTTTGCTCTTCTTAGGGTTACTCCAGAGGGCTCTCTATCTCTGGTGGATGCCTCGTCTCCTCTGGATGCCGGGGCAATGGGCTTTCTTACTACTGACGTAGCTCCAGGAGCTTACGGCAGGCTGCAGTTAGCCGGGGCTACTGAGTTCCTGTTGGACTCAGGATCAGCAGTACCGGTTAACGGCAACTTCCTTTTTGCTTCCTTGCTGGAGCCCGGCAAAGTTTCTGTGACCTCCCCTTTGGTAGAGGGTCAGACGGTCATTCAGCTAGGCAGAGTAGCCAATGGAAATCTTCTGATAAACATGAGGCTAGAAGTTGCTGTCCTCTGATGAAAAGCACGTATCAACCACTAACCTACTACTAGCATCTCTTCTGTTATCCTCTGGCGGTAATGTTGTAGAGCTAGAAGATAAAGGTAGGTATACCTTGGTACATCTGGACCTCTCCGGGTGTTCCTTGGACTTGCTTAGGTCTCTGTCTAACAACACGACTTCTATGCTGGGAGACATGAGAAAAAGCCAGTCCATCGCAGATTGGGAAAGGTTTTTCAGCCTGTCTCTGCTAGGAAAAGTTGACAGGGAGTACAAAGAGCTAAAAAAACTTATCTCAACAGCTAGAAATACGGCTAAGAAATAAGTTCATTGCTCTCTGGCGATCTCGTATTAAGCTTAGTTTAGGCGATAGCCTCTAGCCACCAGCCAACACGTAAGTAACTACCCTAAAGGGGGCTGAAGTGGCATTTGTAAAGATTACTAAGTTCGAGGATGGCGTCCTCAAAACCGTAAACGCGGCCTCAGATGAGATCGAGTTTAAGGGCGGTAAGGTAAACAATGACCTTATCGTTGAGGGAAATCTGATTGTTAGAGGCGAGTCTACGGTTCTGTACCCAGAATCCGTGAACATTGCTGATAACCATCTATTCATCAACGCTGGCTACGAGCTAGCTCAGGCGCAGACCGGTGGTATTGTAGTTAACTACTCTCCTACCGAGTTAAACAAGTACGTAGAGGAGGGTGGTTTCACTGCTGGAACGTCCGGGGTAAGTAACCCTGCCGTAGCAGTGTCATCAGCAGTAACGGCGTTCGCAGCCGGTGATATAGTGCAGGTGAGCGGAGCTGGTAACGATGTAAACAACGGCATCTTCGAGGTCCACTCTCACGTAGGCGACGTACTTACTATAAGGGGAATTGGCCTACATTCATGCGTGGAAGCATTCACGCAGAACCAGTTCGTAACTGATACGTCTGTCCAGGGGACTATAACCAAGGTTAATATTTCAGTCCTGCAGACTTCTACTAGCGGTGATTGGCAGTATGCGAAGGGATCATCTACTCCCTTTACGTTCATAGGTCTCACGGGCGGATCGCTTCTGGCCGCAAACAACCTGTCAGACCTCAATGATGCCTCGGCAGCCAGGACCAACCTCGGTCTCGGTTCGGCAGCTGAGTCAGCAGCGTCTGACTTCTTGGCAGTCGCCAGCAACCTGTCTGACCTCGATGACGCATCGGCAGCCAGGACCAACCTCGGTCTCGGTTCGGCAGCTGAGTCAGCAGCGTCAGACTTCTTGGCGGTAGCCAGCAACCTGTCTGACCTCGAT